AAGCAAGTTTCTTTGCGAAGCAAGTTTCTTTGCGAAGCAAGTTTCTTTGCGAAGCAAGTTTCTAATTTCAGTGAGAAAAATTGCGAGGCCCCGAAATATAACACGTCATAGAAAAAGTAAAATTACTAAATGTACCCCGGTCTATATTTTATCATGTCAAACGACAAAACCCACCCCATTATACATCATTCTGCAGTTCGTCATTCTGTACAAGATCCTGCCATATAATAGGACTTCAGTTTGTTGAAATTGACGGAATGTTATGTGACAAACTGGTGAAAAAAGTTGTTGACATTGTTAGACGCCTATGGTAAAATATGAGCGTAAACAAAAACAAAACATCGACAGCGGGACAGACCGCGGAAAGGAAACTAAAATGACAATTGAAAAATATGGGTACGCCGATAATGATTGCGGCCGCAACGGCAAGGCTTTTGAACGTCTCTGCAAAGAAAGACTGCATATGCAGTCTAAAGTGGCAGCACCGGGTCGCACGGATATGCGCCGCGCTGCGCAATGCTATGAAATCAAGTCAGGGGCCGGCGAGCTTGGCAAGTTAGGTGACAAGCTGGTCAAGGGGTCGCGTTACGTTATCTATTGCCCTGTTATCAATCCCAAAAAGGAATTGACAGAGCAGCGGGCATATGTCATGTCCCGCGACACTTTCCTTGAAGTCCTGTCAGAGGCTGGTCTTCTCCGTGAGAAGACTTCTACCAACGGGGAGCGAAAAATAACCATCCAAACGTTTTGGAATGGTAAATTGAATGCTCCGCACGGCAAGAAATATTTCAAATTGCTTGAAATACTTGAGCGCGCAGTCCTGAGCGCGCAGGCAATGCCATTTTCCGAATGGCTGGACAATGGTTGGGCGCTCTAAGCGCCCAGCCCCGTAAAATGAAAGGAGCTATGTAACATGGAAATGAATTTTAGACTGATTGTGCGCTATGACATGACAGAAGAAGTGACAGACCAGTATTTCGCAACGTTAGGTGACGCGGATACAGTAGTCACTTATCTTGACAAAGCTATGGAGAACGGCGCGCGTCTTGGCTTTGTCGTACAAGAAAAAGTCGCATCAGGCGACATCGTAACCATAGATGAAAATGGGACTGACATTGGCGGGTGGCGCAACCTAAGATGGAGTGCGTAACCTAAAATGACATGACGCTGAGCTATCGGCATGACGGGCAGAAAGGAATATAAAATGAAAAAAACTATTACCTTAGCTGACTTCTGCGATTATGTCGCGTATGCTTACCCTGAATACATTTATGACGATGAAACGGGCGCTGAATGGGTCTATGATAATTCCAATTATGAGAATGACGGGTGCGGGCGCTATGTCAACTCTGTAACGGGAGAAGTCTTATTCCCCGACGAAATCGAGAAAAGATATGTAAAAGGTCTCGAATTGACAAGAGACCATGAAATCATCGTTTATGTGGGAAAAGACGCGTAAAGCGTCTTTTCTTTTATCGATTGATGTCACTTTACATGACATCACCCGGTCACGTCTAAAAGCAATATAGTATGACTTTTAGACGTGGCTCGTCTAAGTCATCTTATGTGACTTTTATTCATTTTTAGACGGAGTTCGTCTAACTATTAGACGCCATTCTGCCATGTTAGAGGACTTGACTTTTCGCTATTATGTGATATAATATAGGCAAGAACGGCGGAAAAATGAATATTGTCCGGAGTTTATTAGAATGTCGTATAATATGGAAGGAGTAATATATCATGACAGTTTTGGTAGAACATGACAACGGCGTTAGAGGTCTGTGCAGAATCAGCAGCAATACTATTACCACATTAGAAGACTTGCTTCCACTTATCCAAAAATACATACAAGCTGGAAGCTGCGTTTATAAGCTGACAATTTTGCCAAATCTAGAAGGAAAGAGCTGGACTTGAACCAGCCCTAATTTCTTAGACGTGGTTCGTCTAATAAAAAGTTCTTGACTTTTTTTATTTTTTGTGTTATAATTTAGTTACCAAATAAAAGAAAAGGAGATTCTAAAATGGATTACAAGGCATTTGAAGAAATGACTGGCGGTATCCCTGAAAAGACAGAAATGGACAAACTTATTAGATACTTGAAGATTTTCCCACCGATAAAATACACTTATTCTATTGTAAAATTTTGCGGACGTCCTCAAATTATTTTTATGGACGCTTGCACGGGCGAACGGGTAGCGGATTGTGTCTGTCATTACGCGAGTTATGGACATACGCACGGACTGATTGAAGCAATGGGCGCGCCGCTTGTCAATAAAGAAAAGAGTTTGGACGACGTCGAAGGTTGTTTGACTGCGATTGATATTATGGCAAGAATTTGTGAATTGCTTCCTGATGATATTCGGGAAATTGTAGGAGAGGACGCGTAAAGCGTCCCTCTTTTTTTATTAGACGTTCATCGTCTAAAACTCCCACTGTTAATGTCATCTTATATGACAAAAACTTATAAAAATTCTTATTGACAAAAAAAGAAAACTATGATATAATTTAGATACAAAAAGAAAGGAGTTTTTGAAATGGAAAAAATTATTAGTTTGGATATGGACGGCACAATTGTCGATTTCTACGGCGTTGAAAATTGGCTTCCGAAAATCCGCGCGCATGATGCAAGCCCATATAGAGACGCGCGCGCACTTCTCAATCTTTCAAAACTCGCGCGACGTTTGAACGCGGTTCAGCGCAAGGGATGGAAAATTCGTGTAGTATCATGGGGAAGCAAAGACCTCGATGAAAAATTTCTTGAAGATGTCCGCCGCGCGAAGATGGAATGGCTTTCGCGCCATTTGAAAAGTGTTCGATTCGATGAAATTTGTATCGTTCACTACGGGACACCAAAAAGCGAAGTTGGCGCGTTGCGCGGCGGTTTTCTCTTTGATGATGAAAAGCCAAATCGGGAAGAATGGACACGCGCGGGAATGATGGCATATGACGCAACAGAGATTTTTGATTTTCTTCGTTCGATTAGGTGATGCGTAAAGCGTCACCTTTTTTCTGTTCTTTTCTTAGACGTAGACCGTCTAAAAAAAGTTCTTGACAAATTCAAAATTTTATAGTATAATACAATTACAAAATAAAAGAAAGGAAGTTTCCGAAATGTTCAATAAAAAAAGAAAAGAGGTAGATCCTTACGAAAACAAAATCAAGTCCTTTAACTCTCAAATCAAGGACGCAAGAATTTCTTTAGAAGGCGCGGTTAGAGCAGTCTTACGCAAGCAAGACGCAATTGACGTTTACCCCTCTGGAGTAGATAAAGATTGCGCGCGAAAAGAATTAGATACCGCGCGAGAAAGTCTTCTTTCAAAAATCGCGCAATATGACGATTATCGCGCGCAATATTTTGAATATCTCAGGAAAAATAATCTTCCACTTTATACTTATTATCCCGCTCCAAGTGATAGTCATGGTCTTATAGAAATTTTTGTTTATAATTATAAGAGAAAAGGCACCTAACGTGTCTTTTCTTTTCTAATCTTTTTAGACGTTTATCGTCTAAAAATTTTTCAAAAAAAACTATTGACAAATTCAATTTCTTATGTTATAATCTAATTACAAAGTTGAGACAGGAACTCAACAAAATAAAAATAGGTTGTGACTTACCACAAAAGGAGAATTTCTAATGACTATGATTTATCGCGTAAGAGGATATTATTTTACCAACCTTCAACAGGCTATGGTAATGGCAAAAAACCACGTCGAAGACAAAGTAGAAGAAAAATATATTGAAAGTATGGTAATGGGAGAATGGCGAAACGATAACAATGGTCTCAAATATGTAGCAAAATGGAAAGAAGATTTTACAAGTGGAAAATTCTGTTCTACTTCTTGTAAAGTGGCTTTTATTGGAGTTGATGAAAATAAATGTTTTGACATTCTCAACAAAAAGGAGTAAAATAAAATGTAATATATCTTTTTGAGGCGCGTAAAGCGCCTCTTTTCTTTTTCTCTTGAATTAGACGTTTGCCGTCTAAATATTTCTCGCACAGAGTCATATTACATGACAAAATTTCTAAAATTTCTTCTTGACTTTTCGCGCAGATTATGGTATAATCCATAATGTCAAGAGGGAAAGAAACAAAAAAGAAATTGAAAAAATAAAATTTCCTCTTGACAAATTCAAAAATCTATGGTATAATAAAAGCGTAATCAAGAGAGGAAACCTCTTGAATATAAAAAATAGGGTGGCGACCGTCGCTAAAATGAAAGGGGTCTATTATGACTACTCGTGAATTCTACAATGCTATCCTGTCCATGGAAAACGTTTCCGCTGAAATCTCTGAAAAGGCTGCCGCGCTCCTGTCCGCAATGGACAAGAAGAACGCTGAACGTTCCTCGAAGCCGACGAAGGCACAGAAGGAAAACGAAGCGCTCCTTCCCATCGTGCGCGAAGTCCTCGCCACTGCTGACCATCACATCACCGCGTCTGACCTCTTTGACGCAAAGCCGGAACTGAAGAACGTTCAGAAGTGTTCTTCTCTGCTCCGGATTCTTGAGAAGTCCGGTGAAGTGACTTCTGTTGAAATCAAGGTAAAGGGAAAGGGAAAGGCAAAGGGTTATTCCCTCGCGAATGCAGAGCCGAGCGACACCGAGCCGAACAACGTAGAGTAAACGAACGGGACGTCACTTTATGTGACGTCCTTTTTTATGAACCAATTTAGACGAAGAACGTCTAAAAGTTTCTCTTGACTTTTTCATAAGTTTCTACTATAATAAAGATATCAAGTGAAGGGAGCTTTTAAAATGTATTGTCCAAATTGTCAGAATCGCTTTGATGAATTTCAGAATTGTTACAAGTCCACTGAAGAAGTAGTAAATGATAATTATTATTACTCGTATTTTATCAAATGTCCGCATTGTAAAACTTATCTTGTCCAGGAAAAAACTTATCGCTTGGAATTTCTCGATGAAGAAATTTTTATTGATGAAAAGGAAAAATAGGGTTAGGTTCGCCTTTCCCTTTAGAAATTTTTAGACGTTATACGTCTAAAGTCCTTCGAGAATGCAATCTAACGCGCCAAAATTTTTTTCTTCAAATACTTGACTTTTTGAAAAATTTATGGTATAATCTAGTTACCAAATAAAAGAAAGGAAGTCAAAAACTATGGCAAGTAAAGTTGAAACTGAAATCCGCGAGGAATTTATGTCTGCCGTGCGCGAACTGTTCGAGGGCAAGGGCGAAGATGTGTTACAGGTCAAAAGCGGAACAATCTCCATCCCGTGGGCGCGTGGCGATGATGAGGGATATTTGAATATCGCTTTTAGTATTCCGAAGGGCGAACGCGATAAGGAAAATAAATGTTATATTCCTTATGACGGTTATGAGGAAGCGCAGAACTACGCACAGGAAACCGAAGCAAAGCGCGCGAAGAAGGCCGAAACCGCAAAGAAGAAAGCCGAAAAAATCGCACGAGATGAAAAGAATCGCGCCTTGCTTCGGCGCAAGCGTGAAGAACGCGAAAAGGAAAAGGAGGAGAGTGACGCATAAAGCGTCACCCTCTTTTTTCAAGATTTTAGACGAAAAACGTCTAAAAAAAGTTCTTGACAAAATCCCTTTTCTGTGCTATAATATGGTTACGTTGATAGAGGACGAAAGACCCATCAATGAAATATGAAAGGACTTTGAAAAATGAAAATTTGTGTATTCGACACTGAAACAACAGGAATTGAAGAAAACAAGATGTTTTGTTATAATGTCGGCTATCTGATTCTTGATACAGAATCCCGCGCCTGCCTTGTAAAGCGTGAATTTGTCATTGAACAAATTTGGCATAATCTCCCGCTTTTCAATACGGCATACTACGCAAACAAGCGTTCTATTTATGTTGGCGCTTTGAGGGCGCGAACCATTCGGATGGAAAAGTTCGGTTATGTGACACAGCAGATGCTCCGTGATTTCCGCAACTATGAAGTTGAACGCGCGTTTGCTTACAATTCCGCTTTCGATGAAAAAGTTTTCAATTTCAATTGCGATTGGTTCAAAGTCATAAATCCTTTTGAAACCGTTCCTATTTCTGATATCCGCGGTTTTGTCCATCATTTTATGATTGATGACACATTCCGCGCATGGTGTGAAGAAAATAATGCTTTCACTGAAAGCGGGCATTATTCCACAACTGCCGAAGCATTGACACGTTACATCCGTTCTGACACGTCATTCACCGAAGATCATACCGCACTTTCTGACAGCGAAATCGAAGCCGAAATTTTGTTTACTTGCCTTGACCGTGGCGCCGATTTGAACGGAGACTATCAGGCAAAGCGTTCTATTGAACGTAAAGTGACACGCGAGTTCACCATTGACTTGCCGGGTGAAAAAATTATCGTCGAAGGAACGCGCGCGACGTATTACAAGACAAAGAATAAATTCGTGGTGCGTTGACACATAAAGAGGAAAAGGACACATTATGTGTCCTTTTCTTTTTACGCATTTTTAGACGTATGACGTCTAATTCCAGTTTTTGTCAAATTTTCAACTTTATATGACACCCAATGTCACGTTACATTACATTCTCCGCGTAATATTACATTTGTCGCGTTACATGAACTTTTCTATATTATATGACACCGCGCGGCCTCTATCACATTATATGATTCCTAATACTGAATTTTGAAATAAGCTGCGTCTGCGCGAACGCCCATACTAATAAGCTGCGTTTGTGTCAAATTTCATATAAGCTGAACCTTCAATATTTTGAACGCATAAGCTGGAATATTGAAATTTGTAAAGGTATCAATGGAAGTTCCCTCTTAAAAAATAAAACGCATTTTTTGCGACTGTTAAGCTGGAAAATTTGACAAAGAAAGGTGTCATTTTACATGACAGTGAGCGCAGAAATGTCACGTTACGTGACAGGCGCAATTTTGAAAAATCAGCGAAAATATAGTATAATATATATAGAAACTGAGGGAAGAAGAAACGAAACCTCCACATAGTGGAACCGCGCATAAGCTGCGACTTACGTTCAATTATCTTCTTCCATTTCTAAAATCGGGGATATAAACCCATCTATTAGAAAATTGAAAGAAGGATACTAGTATGACTAAGAGAGAATTTCTGAACACTATCGCTACCGCTGAAGACATGCCCACTGAACTGGTTGAATTCGCCGCGCACGAGCTGGAAGTAATGAACGCTGCAAACGAGAAGAACCGCGCCAAGGCGGCTGAGAAGCGCGCCACAAAGGACGCAGAGAAGGAACCTATTCGTAATGCCATTATGGACGTTATGACGAATGAGCCGCAGACCGCCACTATGCTCATCGAGGCAGCTGGCCTTACTACTGATGAAGTGAAGCCTCAGTCCATTCCCTCTCTTCTAAAGCCTTTCATTGAAGCGGGAACGCTTGAGAAGGTTGATGTGAAGATTCCGGAGAAGAAGGGAACTCAGAAGGGCTATAAGCTTTCCTAAGCTCTCTACCCTAAGCCCTGGCTTATTAGCTGGGGCTTATTCCTTATTCTTTGATGTCATGTAATGCGATGTCAAATTTTGCTGGCGCTATATCGTATAAATAATAATTTGAATTTTTGAAATAATTTGAATTTTTGAAATAATTTGAATTTTGCGCGAGAAATCTATCTCAACATATCTCAACATATCTCAACACACCTATACCTATCTCAATCCGCCAATGGCCACAACCATTGATCGCCATCGTCCGGACACACACTCTACCCCTCTCACGTGGGGAACTGTGCCATCACTTCTATATATAAGCCGTTGCTTCTAAGCCATTGCTTCTAAGCTTCTACTTCTCCTACTTCTTATTTTTCTCCTTTTTGCCCCCTTTCCTTTCTCCCACTCTTTTCTCTTCCTTTCCTCTATTTCCTCTTATTTACGCCCTTTTTCTAAAATTTTTTCTGTTCTCCCTTTTTTTGGAATTTTTTTCGTTTACACTTTTTCTACGATTTTTTTTTGGAATTTTTTTCTCTTCCTCCCCTCTATTCTCCCTTTTCTTTTCTCCAATTTTACTTTCTCCCCTCTTATTAGTTCTATTGATTACGCCCTTTTCTTTTCTTTCTTCTCTATTTCCTTCGTTTCTCTTTTTTTCTTTATCCCCTTCTTTTGTCTTTCTTCTTTTACGCCCTTCTATTTATACTCTTCTTCTACTTTTCCCTTTCTCTTTCTCTCCTATCTTTTTTTCTTCTATTTTCCCCTTTTATTACTCCCTCTTATACATATCCTTTCCCTAATTCTATTATTTACGCCCTTTTTTATAATTCTTCTTCTAATTTTTTCTTTTCTCCCCTCTCTTATTTTTCTTTATTATGTTTCCTTCTTCTATATCCTCTACTTTTCCCTTTCTCTTTCTTTCTCTTTCTTCCTTTTTCCTTTTCCTACTTTTTCTTTTTATTTCTATTTTCCTTTTTCTATGCTCCCCTTACTTCTAAACCATTTTTTTCTACGAATTATTTCGTAAGCCCTATTTCTTACAAAAATATTCTTATCCGTTTTCTCTAACAGATTTTTTATTTCCAGTTATAAGAGGTTTTTCTTTTATTCCTCTCAAAAATTTTGAGTCCTCAAATTTTCTTCCCTCTTTCTAACAGAAGAAAACTTACTAAAGGAGGCGCGTATGCTTCGTTACCACAAAACATATACTGAAAACCTAGTAGCAAAAGCCCTAGATGAATGGGGCTTTCATTATGTAATGTTCTACACCTTCAAGGAGTTGCGCTCAGCTCACGGGGCGCCGACTGGTTATTCCTTTGGGATTCTAGACACGAGCTATGTCCCCTATCAACTACTTCTCCTAATTGATATCCATTACGAAAACGCAAAAGAACACACAAAGAAAAACTACGCGTTGAAAGAGGAGTTCGCGCGCGACCATCAACTAGGATTGGTCATAATAGAAAACGAGGTCGCGCGCGCCATGAGCTATGCTCAATTTAGGGATTGGTTGGCAATGATGATTGAGCAAAAAGAATTTTGCGAAACAGAATAAAAGAAGCCAGAGAGAACAAACCCTCTGGCTTTTTCTTATATCCTACCAAAAATAAAATTATATGTTCCTGCTACCCACTTCGCAGTTTCTTCAACAGACATCCCATCTTCATCCATCTTTTGGAAAATTTTTTCTTCAAGCTGAGGATAACGTAAAGCCATAGCTTTCAACCTACCTGCAGGCGTATCTTCTTCTGCGCGGAGCCGTATTCCTTTTTTCATTCTAATATCTATATTATCTATATATTTATTATCTATTTGTATATTGGATTTCTGGACTTCCACGTCCGGATTTCCGGACACCAAAGTCTGGATTTCTGGACTAACTTGTCCGGATTTCTGGACTTCATCATTCATTGTTTGACCAAGTTTGTCCGGATTTCCGGACTTTGTACGAAAACCCCATAGATTCCCTTTTATTGAGTAAAGATATCCTACTTTTTCTAGTTGTGCAATGGCTTCATGATAAGTTGATTTTTTTATTCCCAGTTTATTTTCAACAGCTTTCTGGCTCAATTCAAGCTTGTACCCATTAGCATTGTTCGCTAAGTAAAGATAGATACCAAAAGCTGAGGGTTTTAGCCTCGTAAAAGCTTCAATCCACTCGTTCTCTCCAATTTGGAGAAAATTTTTCTCATACTTTGGCTTCTCTATTTGAACTATTCTTTGATTTGGACTACTCATCCTTTGATTACCTCACTTTTTATCTGCCGGTAATCTCAGTCATTGCTTCTCGTAATTGCGGAGTATCTATAAAAAGATATACATCAAATTCTGGACGTTTGGGATTCATCTCCGTTCCAACGATTCTAAACCCTTTTTGCCGTAAAGCAATTGCTAGTCTCCGGCTATATATTTTTTTGATATTCTGATTTTGATTCTGATTTTGAAACATTATAAGTCTCCTTTGCAATTTTGCACACTTTTATTCAAGACTTCTTTAGATAAAACTCGATAGCATCTCGCAAGAAATCGCTAAGCCGAATGCTTTTTTCCTCACAATATCTATCAATCTCTTCCTTGACTTCTTTTGTGACGTTTGTTCTTACTGGATTGTCATATTTGACTTTCATTTTTCTCACCTCGTATATAAAGTTGCTAACTTCTGCGCGGACTCCAAAATTTTGAAACAAATTTCGCCATCCCGCCATAAAAATCAGGGAAACTAACTTTTTAAATAATAGAAAAACTGGCAAAACCCAGCAAAAGGTTTTGCCAGCCAATCTCAAAAAAACACATCCTCCGGCTCCAAATTATTGCTCGAAAGCCACTTCTCAGCCACTTCAATTGCCTTATTTGCAACTTGGCGCGAACAAAAAGTTGGGCCAAACAGAATAGCAGAAATCCTGATATCCAAAACATCCCACCTATTTTTATCGATATTAATATAAATGGTATAACTGCCTGCGCCGCCGTTATCTTCCGAAAAACGCCAAAGAATTCGTTCCAAAGCTTCATAATTCGAGCGCTTCATCGCCAAATCTTTATCTGGACAATAATTAGCAATTCCATAGCGTAAAATATCAGCACACCAGTCTCGCTCTTTACTAAAACCCACTCTGCCGTCATCACCGATATAGTAATAAATTTCATTCCTTTCTTTTCTACCGAAAAGAGACTTTTCTTTCGGCGAAACTGCGTTACAAACCTCTTGATACTGTTCCGGTGTTAGCTCAATTTTCTGCCCATTCAACACAAGATAATTTTCCATTTTACTCTACCTCCAATACTTCCATAAAGCAAACCCAACAATCCCATCGATCAAGAAAATCTTCCCACGTTACTTCCATAACTTCCTCATCATCTTCGCTCTCCTCAATCAGTTCACGCGCGCAACTCTTAGCGTCAGACTCTTCATAGAAACAACGATAAGTTGGTTCAGTTCCATCAAACTGGTATGCACCAATCATATAAATCTTCATTTTTTCCTCTCCTTTTTCAATCAAAAATATCACCAAAACCTTCGTCGGCATCTTTTGAATTCCAAAGTAAGCTCAGACCTTCGTTCAACTCTTGCGCCGACATCATTTCATCACCGAAAATTTTTTCAAAGATAGCTCTTTCCTTATCGTCTTTCACAAACATATAATCCAAAGTGCGCACTTCAAATTCTTCGACGTGCGCGAACATCATAGCCGAAAAGAACTCGCGCAGACTATCAAATCTTTTCCTATTATAATAACGACTTTCAAGATAAACACAATATTCATCATCAATTTGAAGAATCAAGACTCTGCCCATTAGATATCAACTCCATCATACGAATCAAATGAACTAAAAAGTCCCACGAAATCATCAATTGAATAACCGCAAAAGTTCCAAAGCCTTTCAAAGGCCTCAACATCGTCGCTTTCCTCATCAATATCCCAGTAGTCAATAGACCTAACACCATATCGCTCATAGTGAGGAGATGCCAGCTCTTCAATAAAGTCGCCAAAAGATAACGAAACAATCTGGCTTTGTTCTTCCTTTACTACCGCGATGTCATTATCTCTCTTCATCACAAGATATCGCGCCATTCTAAATTACCTCCAAGCTATGAATTTCTCGCCAACCATTCTTCTCAATAATCTTTGCCCCAATGGCATTCTTCGAATGAAAATGGAAGAAATAACCAGTGTCAACAAACTTCGTCTCTTCAAGCCACTTCAAAATTTCAACGTCATCACCAATACTAATCACAATTGTATCCTCACCAGAAAACGCCCTCTCATAACATCTAATCGCTGCTTTGGCCGCGTTGGCTGTCTTGACCCGAACAAAACCGGTCGGCGCGGGACGGATATCATCAATCCAAAGTCTCATTCGAAGTCCTCCATTCCTTCGATGGTTCTAATACTTTCCAAAACTTTCGCCCACGCTTCATCATAAGAGCATCTCATTTCAGAAGGCGTCGGTACGTCTTTTTGCCACTGGCTCCAATAAAAATCCTTCTTTGAATTCTTCTGATTACACGGAAGCTGAAGCAAACGCCAAAGAAGATAACGAGCTTTTTTGATGTAACGCTTTCTAGTCATATTATTTCTTCCTTTCTTTTCTCATCTTGTATATATATTATACCAGATTTCCGGTTGTTTTTCAAATCTGTCATATAAAATAGAAGTGGAGCTGAGGTCACTTTACGTTTCCTCAGCTCCAAAAATTTCATCCAGTGTTCTCGGCGCATAGTCCATCCATGGCATCATACAGCCAGCATTTCTCATCTCACAACGAGTTCCCCACTCATTCATTCGCGCGCGAACATCATCACAAATTTTTTCCTCCCATGTATTATGAACATGCCCATAAAGATGATACCAACCATCATAATAGTGGTTCTTGAAGGCAAAAATTGGGTAGTGGCAAAGAATTACATGGCGCCCTTCATCATTTACTTCTGTATAATCTGTGATGCGCGCGAAGCACTTGTCAAAATTTCGATCTCCAACTCTATCATGGTTCCCGCGCACCAGAAACTTATTGCCTTTTAGTTCTTTGAGAATAGGAATAGCTTCGTCTGCTTTCTTCCAAAACATATCACCCAACACATAAACCTGGTCATCTTTATCAACAACATCATTCCATCTTTTTACTAGCTCTCTGTCCATTTCTTCTGTTGATTCAAAGGGACGCATATCCAAGCGAATAATGTTAGAATGACCGAAATGAAGGTCACTAATATAACGAATTGCCATTTACTTATCTCCTTTTGTAATCCAGCCATAGATGGCCCAAGTCAAATAGAGAATTAGCGTTCCCACTGCGAGAACGCCAACTCCGCAAAGAATAGCTTGCCACCAGTTCATTAGTTGTTTGCTCCCTGAGAAATAAGAGCTTCTCTTGTAAAATCTGCGCCATTATAAGAAGCATAAATGACGCCCTCTGTTTTACTATAAAGTGTAAGAAAAGTGTCAACGTTTGTAACAGAATTGCCCATCAAGCAAAGAAAATCAAGATTATCACGAGTTTCACTATTCACATCAAACTCATAGAATTCATCAAAAGTAAAATCGCACCAAATAGTGATAAAATACGCATCGCCTTCATCAGACCACCAGAAAGAAACATTATCTTCGCCAAAACTGTTGATGAACGTTTCTTCCAGTTCAACTAATTCATCTTCACGCGAGACCGTCACTTCGATTTCAGTGGGCGCAGACGTCTCCGGCTCAGAAACAGTTGTCTCCGGCTCGGTCTCAATCGATGGCTGCGCGCACCCGTAAGCGCAGCTCATAATCATCAGCAAACAAACAAGAACACAAATAAACTTTTTCATTTTCAAAAATCCTTTCTATTACTTTTCTTTTATTCTAAAACAATATCCTTTTGACCTTGGTCACTTTCATCTACTTCATAACTATAATCCACAGAATAGATTGTATTAGTATACGGATTTCCATATACATCAAGTTTACATCCACAACCGAGTTTCGTGCAAATCCAACCAGTCGTTACGCTTCTCATTGGCGCACCACACTTCGGGCAATACATCCAAATCATTTCAGTTACCCCGCGTTATAACTTGCGCACAGAACTGTTCCCTCTGAATATAGGTCCGTTGTGCCAATAAATTCCGCTTTTACATACTCTGGTTTTGTCCAGACTAAATAGGGAGAGAAGTCATCACTTTCATACCACGCTTTATCATAACGATAAGTTTCAGCATTATACCCAACTACTGGATACTCAGGAGTAGAACCAGGATGAATATAACGCGCCGTTTCTTCATCCTTAGCTACAACAATAGCACTATCATAGGTATCATAGCCAAGATACTCATCAACCCAAATCTTATAGATATTCATTTTCAAATCTCCTTTCAACCGAATTCATCTGTACAGAAAGTGTCATAAGCCCCAAGTAGAGCTTCCTTCATCAAGCACCGAAAATCCTTAGACTTCCCATTTTCAAGCCAGCATTCCTTCATTTTATGCCAATTTTCTTCGCATTCGAAAAAAGAAGAAAGGACATAAGCAAGCTCATCCAAGGTAATACCTTCTTTGACACCAAAGTGAAGATTTTCTCTTTGTAGGTAAATATCAAAGCGAACATTACTCATTCGCTTTGTCCTCCAAAATCCAAATATCGCCACGTCGATCAACAACATCGTAATTTTCCATAATTTCTATAAAAGAAGTCGTATCATCAATCGCGCACTCATATCGAGTTTTTTCTATCTTTGTCGAACACAAAATGAGTGCTAATTCAAGGAAAATAAACGCTAGAAACGCGCTGGCCCATGTTCGGCCCCACTGTTTTTTACAAGCAAAAACTACTTCAAAGAAAATAAGCACAATTCCAAGGACAACGAGAATTGCGATTTGCCATCCTGGATTTTTTTCTACATATTCAAACGTATTCAAAATCTCCATTACGTCGCCATCCACTCCTTCTGTAAGCACTCCTTACAACAGTAAACTGAACAGCCCAAAAACTTTGCTTCTTCCTTTGGAATTCTTGTTTCATTGATATCGAGTTCAAAAGCTACGGGATTTTCATTATCATGTATTCTACTACAAAAATAGCACCGACATGCATAACGCTTCTCTTCAGGAATTACTTTCATTCTCAATTTTCTCCTCTACCCAAATCAACTTCTCAATTTTCTTCTGTCGAGCAATCAGCGGTTTCTGGTCATACCATTTATTTTCTTGCATCTCAGTCAAACCGACTTCAGACCAAAAAGAGTAGTATTGGTCTGAGTTGAAACGGACAATTTCTGTGCAAATAATCGACCAGCGCGAACTGTCAATAAAGTCTTGGTAGAAATAGTCAATAATTTCACCATAATCCTCACCATCAAAACCATTATAAATAAAACGGACCAACTCACCATCAAACATTTTACCGCTGCGCGGCCTCCTCAAGGAATTCTCGGATAATCTCCGGTGTATCACCGCGCTCAATTCGTTCCTCAACTTCTCTAAGTGTAATCATCATTTATCTCCCGTTTTTCCATCCATCTTTGCCCCACAATCGGGGCAATAATTTGGCAATTTATATCTATCATTGACGATCTCGCCACACTCACTACAAGTATAATCAAAATAGCAACAATAATAATCGTCTGTCTGAAAACTATCATTGTCTTTAATCCACCGTCCATGCACCACCGGCGCAACGTCAGCGACAGGAACAAGGTCAAGAGTGTTTTCAATGAACTTAGCATCAAGCCTACGCTCGTCCCAATTAGCATCACATTCAGCCCTTCTAACAGCTTCTTTTGCTACATCAATATCCACGTATTTAGCCATTGTCAACCTCCTGCATCCAGAATTCCCTATAACAGTCGTCGCATAATTCACTCAGTGATCCACAATTCCCATATGGATTTCTATGAGCAGAGGAAACAATTGCTGGACATAGTAACAAGACTCCGTCTTCATTAACTTTTGCCTCAGGCCACTGTTCCAAAAACACATCTTGCCGTGTTTTACGGGGATGCTCTTTAGACCACTTTTCGACAATTGGAACTATCTCCTCGTCCCATAGGGTGATTATGCATTCGCCATGTTTATTAGCAGGACAATTTCCGCAACCAATATGGTCGAAAGAATTGCACATACGATTTCTCTCACGAATAAATTCCAAAGCATCCATTATTTATTCCTCCTGAATAAGCAAATATCTATTTGATTTCATTTCCTACAGCATCTACTTCGACCATGCTGTTTTCCAACACGTCGGTTTCAAATAACATCCGTTCAAAAGCTCGTAACTCATCCATAACATAACCGAATTTCTTCTTATAATCTTCCAAGGCTTCTTCTTTTGTTTCGCCATATCCAATCAAAGAAAAAATATTATGACTTGTTACATCATACTCCGCATTATAGAAGCACTTTTCCTTAATGCTTATCTCATGAGATTGAAAGTTTTTCTTTCCATCATCATAATGAGTCAGTTCAATCATATTTTTCTCCTTTTATTATTAAACTGGAACATATTTGAACATATAATAAATTACATTCGGATCACAGAATCCTTTGAGAATTTGAATATGTTCATCTTCATAAAAATCGTCTTTAGAAACAATTTGTAAAATAGAATGTGACTGCTCAAACGAATACCATTTTTCCAGTATCTGAAGCATATCTTGCCTATTAGTCTCTTCACATTTATTAATGAACTTACCAGTGGTACCCATTATTTAACCTCCTGAATATTTCTCTTAATACACCACAGTCATGTCTCCCATAAAACGGAAACTGTGAATTGGATAAATACGGATTGGCCCAATTTCATTTTCCAGAATCTCGGAAGCTTTCTTAAAGTACACATCAAGAAGACGGCCATATTTCTTTTCTTCTTCACTCATAGGAGGTAAAGAATCTTCAGGCACATAAACCATAGCAGTTAGCAAAGTATTACAAGCATTATTCCTATCTGTGTCCTTGCAATAAGTTACTTCTACCATATTTGTCAGTTCTACTTTATTCATTCCTATTTTATTATTCCTCTCCACAAATCGCAGAGTTAATACCTACCCAATCATCATAGACAATAATAGGATCTCCTCGGAGCGTATCAGGTGCAACTTTATAGATTTCGCTAATATTGAAGACACCTCCGCAACATCCACAGATAAAGATAATTTCATCTCGATAGGCAATACCACCACGATAGCGCCCGTAGGTGTAATCCCAAAACTGTACCTGTGTAGGAACATCGAAATAAGAATACTTTTTCATCTCATTTAATCCTCCTTTACATAAATCAAATCATCAACATACTTACGGTCATCGCCTTTAAGAATTGGTATATTAAAATCAATATCCCAAGTCGAGATAGTGTCCATAGTTCCGGCAATATTAACTCTTTGAGCAATTTTCAAGCAAGCAGCCCCTCTCTGACAGGCAATCGGGAAATTATGCCAATTGACATTCTTCTCCTCGTGAAGCATGTCCAGAATCTTATTGCAGGACTTGCCATGAAGTTCCTTCGACGAGAAAAATGCTTGACCGACCATTTGAATAGAATTACGGATTGCATCGAGCTGGCGCCAATAGATCAGATTGCAGACTTCTTCCTTTGGGATATTGAAGCAACGAGCATCAAACATTGCCCCACGTTCGCAAGCATCGATATATACATTTCTAGTTTCGAAAGATGCTCTCGGATCAGTCATACAGCAATCCTCAATTAGTTCTCTAAAATATCTATTGAACGCCATAGTTGCCATCGATGCGGAGATGCTGCAAATCTTTTGAACTTCATAGCCAAACCAAGCATCAGAGTCAAGCTTCTGATAATCAATAAGAATAAGCGTAATTTCGTCACTCTGTGTATAGCCGAATACACAACCCTGAATATTCTTACACAAATATCTCATTGTCTCTTGCATTGCCTTCATTAAAACCCTATCAAACGGCTTCTCGAAACCACGTGTGAATGTATGAAAAGCCTTACCATCGATACGAATTGCAACGGGGGTTCTCCGCACAAGTCGAGTCTTAGGAACCGATTCATAAAACTCTTTCATTCTTTTACCAAGTTCATCATTTACAGACATGCTTTCTTCTCCTTTCAAAATATCAGTCTATACTGTGATTCGTTTAATTCGTTCTTCAGCTTTTCTAAGTGTAATTATCGTCTGTTCCACTCTTCCAATTCGCTTTTGGTAGGCTTACAAACCAATTCCACAGTATTTGCTGGAATTTCAATCCATAGAACATTATCATCATCTTGTGCGCCGAGTGCCTTACAAATTTTACGCCACTGCCTCTTGGAGAAGTCATGATTCTCCAGCGTAATATCCGAATTAGTCTTGAATGAAACTACCATTTTTTCTTTTCCTTTCCTTATCTTGTATAGATATTATACCATTTTTATAGCCAAAATTCAAATTTGTAACGTAAAAAAGACCTGTGAGAACTCAGTCCCACAGGTAGAAGTAATATTCAGAGAAAAGGCAGAAAAATCTCTTTTTGGCATGTTCGCGCGCACGATAATCGACTCCATCCCCCATCTCACTAAGTGCCAATGACATCTGGTCAATAATATTATTCCATGTCTCTTCATTTTTTTGATTGTCTTCTTCATCAATAAGATAAGGAACGCCAGAATGATTATTGCGAAAGTGGGTAAGAAGTTCATTCATTACCTGACGATGCCACTCAAACATTTCGAATCTAGCCTGCGGGCAATATCCATGTCGAAGAAGAAAAATAAGTCTTCTAAACCAAATATAGAGGTCTTCGAAGAAAACTGATGGGCGCCAACTAGTAAAAAGCGCCCAAGTTAGATGTGTAATGGGCTTCCCCATCAGGTCATCTCCCAATAAATATAGTCTTCAGGATCAATCTTAGGGTCATCCGGACTAGCGTATTTCGCCATATCAATAAAATCCAAAAGGAATTCAAAGAAATCCGCACTGCGCGTGCAGTAGTCCATATCACACTTTTCCTCATCAATCATGTCATCGAGTTCAGTAATCAGACTATATTTTTCATCTGTAGAATTCGTCCAACTGCCAATTTCTTCCTGTCGTTTCTGATACTTACGAATCATTGCTTTATGTTCGCGCGCGCGATTGTTTCTCTCAGCAACCATCTGACGCAGCTCCTCTTCATGAAGCGCTCGTCTATTGCAAAAGTTACTATTTCCGAATTGGATGGTTAAAGCCTCGCCAACCATAGAACTGCCGCCAAAAGAAGCAATCGGATAAAACTCTTTGTTAGCTGTCTTCATATAAAAGGTATAATCAATACTCATATTAATCCTCCTTTGTTAGCCAACCCTCTTCTTCTTCATTTGTTACATCATAAATGGGAGTATCCATATCGTCAGTATATTCAAGTGTAACGTTTTGAATTTCGTCGGCGCCGTAATACTCTTCAATTTGAGCAAGAGCTTCAGTAGAAGAAGGACCAGTAGCTACTCCCTTGAAAGTCTTTTCCTTATAAATAGACTTACCGCCATCGGGTGGATCATCCCACCAACCAAGAACAACTTTGAAACGTACCATTTTATTTCTCCTCCCATTCATATTTCACGAGCCAATATACTCTCTGGCCACTACCATTACTAGAACAAGCAGCTTCTCCGCGTGCCATCATCGCGCGCAGTACACCAGAAACTTGCGCCGGAGTTACCTCAATTCTAAATTTGCGCATTGCCATCGCGCTAATCGACTTAGAAGATTGGCAACTACTTTCCTCAAGAATCTTTTTGACTACTTCTTTTGTTTCCATTACATTGCCTCCACAAACCAATAACGCATACGGCCATCTTTACCCTTCTCCTTACGAATCGTTCCCAAATCGCAAAGAGAACTAAGGCATCGTGCAAGCTTCTGCGGAGTGACTGATACTAGCTGGATATTAGTCGTGCGCAATTCTTCGCATGTCATTGCGCGTTTTTCTTCGGAAAGAGTAAGCATTGCTTCAATTGTCCATTTCTGTGTGTCCTCCACTGAATACTTCGACGTTCTACGATAACCAGCCATAGTATCAATCCTTTCTTATCTCATTTTCTAATAAAATTATACCATAATTTTACTAGAAATTCAAATTAGTCGCAATCCTCGTCTCTATCATTCATGGCCATGTCTTCTATTTCATCGTGCCACTCAAGAGTGATGCCGAATTCGGGTTTCGCGTGGTCATACTCAATTACAAAAATACCGACGCCAATATCATCCCAGTACGCCTTTACTTGATAGTCTGCATCCGTGAACATACGAATAGCATTGCCAATGGTGGTATTGAATTCTTCCTTAGTCTTGAACTTGCTGCGATCAAGAACGAAAGTATTAGGCTTCATATCAAATTCCCCTTTCAATTGTATCAATTTGATGATAGAGCGCGCCAATCAGTTCTTTGTGCGCGATCGACACTTCTCGCATTGTGTGTAACTCCTCTTCTTGATGGCGCAGTCTAGTAAGAGCTTCACGCGCGATTCTCTGAATATCAGTGTCCGGAACATTATCGATAATTTTATCAAGGTTCGCGCAAATTTCCTTAGTTGTCATCGCTCTTATCTCCTTTCCAGCAAGCAAAAATATAAAAACCAAGCATCGTGAATTCAACAAAGTAAATAAGCCAATGCGGATAACTATTGATAGTTGCCCACGCATTCCAACCAAAAATTGCGCCAAGATACCCAAGAATTCCAAAAATTAGCATCTTCAACTTCATTTCTCATCCTCCTCAGAAAGCTCAATAAACTTTAGACAGATATCAAGCCATTTATCAAAATTTCTTACACTGTACGTTGGAATAATGCGAGAGGTTATTGGGTCAATCTTCAAAGAACCACTTCGTGTATCCCATCTAAGAATCATTACAACAGTGCAGCTCTCAACTAGATTATTAGGAAACCATTGAACAATTTCCCACTCATGATCTTCTGTTTTTCTTAGTTCATAATTCTTGTATCTCATCTTATCTTATTGCTCCTTTACTTCCCAAAGCAGCTGGAACAGATAATCCGCCACGTCCTCCCGACAAATTACATATTTCCCCTGTTCAAGGAGGTCGCGCACGATACTAATCTCCTCTTCATATGCTTCAATAGTATCAGCAGGTGTCCATTTATGGTCACGGATTTTTTGACAATACTCACGGAAGCAAATTCCTTTTGGGGTAATTGTTGCATTCTTCATCTTCTTATACTCCAGCTTCTGAGAAATTTTCTTGAAGATACTCATCGTTTTCCTCCTTCATTTTCTATAAATATTATATCAGATTTTTGGTTGTTTTTCAAATTAGTCAAGTTACTAGATAGGAATCCCACCTACTATAGTAGAGATATTATTTTTTAAGAGGTGAAATAAATGTCAAAGCAAGATGTTATAGACTATGTAATGGAGACGCCACATAATACTAATAGAGCAGTATTAGAAGGCTTAGTAGATACAGCGGTTGAAGAAAGTCAGGTTCAAGCAGATTGGGATCAGAATGATGAGACTGCTAAGGATTATATCAAAAATAGACCTGGTGCTTATTTCAAAACAGCAAATAATACAGTTTTTACACAAAATACTAGTGAGATTACTTGGGCTGAAAAACCCAACGAAAATGCACCAGATAGTGGTTATGTTATATTAGATAGTATTCCGGAGTTCGTTGATGGTTTAGAATACAAGATACATTGGGGTGATACGCTATATGCTGTTGCCGCTAAATATAACAATACAGGCTTTGAATTTGGAAGTTCTAACGGTTTTACAAATTACTCATTCTATATTGTTTTTACGGTTGAAGACGGAACTAATATTTTAGTTATAGTCGTTGAGAATAAAACAAACATCCCAAGCACTTTTTCAATTGAAGGAAGCACAGGCCTGATAAAAAAAATACCTGAAGCATATATTGAGCCATTAGATAAACAAATCAGAGTATTTTGTGATGAACGCAATCCTTCAGAGTACCAGATAAAACGATTATATTTATCAAATATAGAGAATAAAGTCTTTAACAATCAAGATAGTTATGTGTATTATGTATCAGATAAAAACAAACCAGATTGTTTTAACCTAAAACTAGGCTCGGATATTCCCGCTTATTTTGATTATAGGTTTTATTTATCATGGGGTAACACATGGTCTGATTGGAAACCAGCTATAGGTAAAAGTAAAATTGGACAAACAATAAAAAATACTCAATCAAATATAAGTGAAAACGAGTTGCTTTTAAATTTGTATACATACAGACTGACTAAAGCATATGCTATAGCTATATTAGATATGGAAGATACTTCTATAGCTTTCAATATCTATAATGATAACTTGGTAAGTACTTCAACTCGGCCTCAAGCAATCGGTTTTACAGTGTATGATAATATTTTGTATCGTATTGTTTTTACGGCAAAGAATTTTAGCACTAATGGGGTAGTGGAATATACTGTAACAAGTATGTGTGACCTAAGTAATATCGCATCAAAATCTGATATCCCCACAATCGACACTGCTCTTTCCTCCACTTCCGAAAATGCGGTCCAGAATAAAGTGGTCAAAACGGCGATTGAAGAGGTACAGAATACGGTTAAGGAATATATTGGCAGTAAAGTTTCAGACAAAGAACTAATCCTCTTCTCCTCCACTGAAAACTCCACAAAAAAATTCAAAATAACCGTAAATGACTCCGGCACCATCTCCGCCAAAGAAGTCACAGAGGGTGCATAACTCTTAGCTGATAAAATAACTGAATAATGTCAAGCCTCACAGATAATTTTCTACTTCCAAAAGAGAGAAACTATCTGTGAGGTGATTTTATCTAAAATGGCACTTACAAAACGAACATATGTTTCACGCGAGACAGCAATAACCGCGCAAAATCTCAACGAGATTCAAGACGCAATTATCGGACTAGAGAACACTCAAATACCGACTTCTCTAAAAAATCCCTACTCTATAAAAGTAATCCAAGGCGCGGCTACTACAACCTATGACGGCAGTGAAGAAAAAACAATCACTGTACCCACAACAACCGACGTCAATGCAAATACAACGGCGCGCCACTCTCACTCTAATAAATCTATCCTTGACCAAATAACAAAAGTTCCAGCGGACTATACTCTCCCAACAGCATCTGCATCTGTTCTAGGAGGAGTAAAACCAGTTGAAAAAACTGACACAATGACACAATCTGTTGGAGTAGACGCAAATGGTCTACTCTATACCGCGCCCGGTTCCTCTAGTGGGGGTGGTGCAACAATTACAATAAAAACTTGGACGGAGGCCGATGCGATATAATGGCAACTCAAACTTCTTCTACCGAGGAAAACGAATGAAAAAAGACCAATTTTTCTCCATTATCCAAGACATTTATTCTTTCTATCTTTGGATAGAGTGCGTAGCAAACGAAACCCATCTAAATCTCTATGATACTCCAATAGAGGAATTCGCAGATCAAATGGTGCGTCGAGTCGCTGAAAATTTTCCTGACACAGAACACGTAATTGAGCTAATCTTCCATTGGTTTTGGGTTGATTATTGCTGTGCAGAAAAAATGGAAGAGCTATGGAACAAAATAAACCCCGAAGACAACTAAAGTCTTCGGGGCTTTTCTATATTTACTTTAGAAGGAAGTTCCAGGAATTCGCGCCGATGACGCCATCAACGCCAAGATTATGCTCTCTTTGCATCCTCTTTACGCCTTCTTCCATCTTCGCGCCAAAAAGATTGTCCCAAGCAGGAATTGTATATGGATAATATCCCTTTTCCTTCATTAGAACCATCGCAGCGTGGACAGACTTATTGCTGCTGCCTTTCTTTAGGACTGGTAGTTCCACGTTTACTTTTTCCTCCTTTACTGGTATTGGGGTCGGATTAGAAGTCTCTGGTTCATATTTCGGTCGAATAATCATCATAATACAAGACTTGGGGCGAGTTCTAATTTGAACTTCGCCACCGTTTGAATTACTAGTAACCGAAGTATTGCCTTCAATCGTTTGATAAGAACCGTCGTCATTATGAGAAATAATGAGCCCAACGTGGTCAGGTTGCGCATTAGCATTCCAGTCAAAAAGAACGATATCGCCACATTGGCCGCCATCTCGACCGACTTGGAGCTTTTGTTGCTGGCCCCATGATTGGATAGCGAAGCAACTGGCAGTTTTCTTTCCATAATAGAAAAGACTAGAAGCTCCAGCCATTCGGAAGATGTCCCAAACAAACGTAGCACACCAAGGGAATGAGCAACCCCACAGACCATCATATACTTCGCGGCCATAATAGTGAGTATTGAAGATTACGTTGTTAGAATTTGCAGGAGACTCTTTTGTTCCGACGTAAGTTTTTGCAAGTTTTATAATGTCACTAGCTTTTGCCAAGTTTTTTTCACACTCCTTTCTTCTTTTATTTTCTATAGATAGTATAGCATAGTTTTGAGAATTTTTCAAATTTTGAAAAATAGATCATGATTGCTTCTTCTTATTCGATTTCCTCGTTCTTTGTCACCACAACTCCATCACCCGTGCCCTGAGCCGAGAACACGATATAGCCAATGTAGGCATAGTTTGTATAGCTGGCATCGAGCACTATCTTGTAGTATTTGTCGCCCAGCTTTGTTACGGTCGCCATGCCGGACAACGCTGTGTACTCCTTGCAAAAATAACAGCCGCCCGTATCGCCCGAAAAAGCACCTAAGCGCGCATGTCCGCTGCCTTCGAGCGTTGTACCCTTAACATAGATGACATCAGACGGCTGTAGCGCAATAGCGCCGGTGCACCAGTAAGCTGCATCTGTGCCATAGTACGGCTTTGCCGAGGACGCATATGCGCCATTGCGATAGCCTTTCCCGTCCCATACGCCGCTCTTAGTGCTCGGGTCTACGGCTGTCGGCAGTACGTTGGTATAAGTTGGCACATACACCGCCGCCGTGATGGTAATCTCAATATTCCCGCTGACGTCCGGTATATTGATGATGCCATCTGCATAGTACAGCGCTGTTACATCAGTGCCGCCCATCTTGACATGAACTGTCGCGCCGGACATTGTATATCCGCTGTTTGCAGTAATAGTCGCATAGTAGGCATCGCCTCCGGTTACAGTAGTTGCAGCGTTGCTGCTGGTGCAGCCAGTGAGGGTATTGGTCACAGTGTACTCCTGCGACGGCACAACAACTTCTCCAGCGTCTCCGGAGATCATAGTCGCGCGAAAAGCGTTGATCTCCGCAGTTGTAATGCCGTTGGCGACCGCCCACGCCACAACCTTTTCGTTGTCATTTTCGCCAGCGTATGTGTCCCGAAAATATTTGATGAGCGGGTACCACCCATTCCCGTTGGTGACGTTGTAATTGCTGCTCCTGAACCGTTTTCCATCCGCCTCGTCTGAAAATGCTGTCAACTCGTAGTCCTTATCTTTATCACTCTGAGATACACCTAGAAGCGAAAGCAGCAGGTAGGCAATTGTTCCCGTCCGGTCTGCACCACTCATGCAGTGGAAATAGCATGGCTTGTTTGCAGCCACGCAAGCCATAACCTTTTTCAGGACTGCTACCGTCCGGGCTGAGGCTGCGCTGGTGCTGACTGCGTTGGCGTAAAAATCCAGCGACTGGTGATAATACTCCACGCTGCCGCCAAGTGGGGATGCAGTAATGCCGCCAGTTTCGCCGTTGTTACGCAGGTCAATATCCGTTGCAACGCCGAGCCAGTCTACAATCGTTGCCTTGTCAACATCTGTGATGCTACCAAAATGGCCGCCTCTAAATATCTTTCCGTACTTCACGCGGCCACCTGTGCAAGCCCAGCCGCCAAGATCGCGGACGTTCCACACGCTGGGTGTGTAGATCATACGCACACCGCCCTCTGGCACAATTTTGTAGGTTTTCCCGCCGAAAGAGAATGTGCCTGCCTTCAGCGGCTCAACGTTGTAGATCACGCCAGCTCCGGAACCGCGTCGCTTCTGGTCTTACCGCCCTGTGCAACCGTGAGTGCGGTGTTGGCCGGAACTTTGATCTTCAACCCATCCGGTTCTTCCTTACTGTAGGCCGTCGTAGCCGAGTAATACGGCGTGACCTTCGTAACGGAGTAATCGTTGGCGTTTTCGGTGTAGTCCACATTGGCGATAAACGCCGCCGCCGTCGCATTCATTTGACGGTACTGGGTAGTGTTTTCTAAGCTATCGTCCACAATGGGACTACCGGAAATAGCCGCGCCCGTCGCTTCCACTTCCACAACCTTTCCCCCATACGTCGCAAGCTTCCCGTCCTTGACCAGTACCTTAGTCGCCATCGCTTGCCACCTCAACATAGAGCCCAACCAGTTCACTCAGGGCATTGTAGACGGGATTACCCGTATCGCGCGTGCCCCGGTACAACACGCCGTCCTGCGTGTAATACTTTCCGGCGTAGAGCTCCATGTTCCCCTCGTAGGGGATCGGGTCGTACTTTGTCCCGTCGTGCTCCTCGTCGATGCGGGCGTACAGGCTTTCCGTGCCCGCTGCGCCCGGCACCCACGTTGACTGCGACGTGTGCGCCTGCAGCACCTTGTAGAGCTTGCCGGCAGAGACAAACTTCTCACCGGGTTTATATTCGTGGTCGACTTCGTACTCCGGATAAAACGCGATCATCCGCAGCGCCGTCTGATCGTCCACTGTCAGCGTGTTGATCTGCTGCTTAATAAGCATTGCACCGACCTCGCCAACTGTAAGAGGTCTATGCTTTTCCGCTGCTTCATATCGAAGCTTTGCTTCTTCTAGTTCTGCAATTTCTTCGGCAGTCATTTCGCGGATTACGCCGTTTTCGCAAATTTTCAATTATCGTCACCCTCCTATGTATACTTTGATCTTGCAGCCCGCTACTAGCAGCGCGCCCGTCTGTACACCGATACTTGTCATTACCGTTATGTTTTGTGGCATTACTGTAGCGCCACCCAATACTATTGAAGCTGTACCGTTCACATCTGGGTTCGATGCGCACGCACCCCGCATGACGATAATCTTTACAGGAGCGTTTACATCTAATTCGACACAAAGTCCCGTGATATTATTATCGATTTTGCCGTTTGTAACTGGTACAGTTATGCCATTTACTGTTATACTCTTCCAGCCTGCTGCAACCGCCGCGCCTGGGAATACCTCGATCGCAGCCCGCTTGCACCCGCTCGGCAAATCCAATGTCCAGTTATCCACCGCCTCAGTCAGCGTTACCTCGTGATACAGCGTCCATCTGTCCGTCGCCTCAGCCGCACCTCCGGCTCCGACCACCTGGTACACGCCGGTGTAGGCCGACGCGCTCATGCCATAGATGGCAATTCCATCCGATACCTGAGCGACCTGATTGAGCTGGATAACGCCGTTTGAGGATATGCTCACCATGTTGTTGCTGCTCAGCGCTCCGCCCTGCATCGTGATCGTGCCAGAGTAGTACTCCTGATTTGTCGCCCCGTCGGCAATGCACATCCACACTACGCCGTCATCCGGCAGCTCCGCCGCCGGAATGCCGATGTACCTGCCCACGGCGCTCATCGCCTTCAGCGCCCCGCCGGATCCGGATCCGGAAGACCCACCCGCCGGAATGTTAACCGTCAGCGCCGCAGAGCCGTCGTAGGTCCCCGTCGCCGCGCCCGTAAACGTCAGCGCTTTGGGGTTTTTCAGCGCCGTCGGAAAGTCTGAAAGTGTAAATTCCGTCCCATCGGCTATGACTTTACCAGCGATCTCCGTCTTATCGGTCTCAGTCAACGTATAACCATAGTCCTCCAAGACATTTACATCATCCGCGCTGAGACTTCCCTTCGCTTTTATCTTTTCATAAACTTCTCTATTTGGAAATTTATTTATTACCAAATTAGAGGGAGTAGTTGAAGTAGAAATTTTTCTCGCCTCCTTTTGATTTTATGTTGAGATTGCTAACCAATCAAATTCTCTGGTTACTACGCTAGAAAAACCGCTTTCAAGAATAGCAGTAAAACCAGTAGCACTAACATTATCTTTTAGTATCACAATATTTTTATCATTGAATACTTGGCTGACAATAACTTTCGGCACAGAGGAAAATGCAGTTGGAAAAGTAACACTGACAGTAGAATTAGAACCAGATACTTTGGTTGTAATACTTGCTGTTCCATATTGAATTCCTAGATTTTTCTGCGCACCACTTTTAGAAGTAGCACCAGTGCCTCCTCTTATAATAGGCAAGGTTCCAAATTTGGGCGACCCTGAACCATCATAATATAACGCGCCAGCTTCATTTGGAATTTGACCAAGAGAACTTCCATTAGGAGAATAAACTATCTGGCCTTGAGTCCAAGAACTCCTACCAGTTCCACCTTTGTTTATTCTCAAAATTCCAGAAGTCCCACTAACCAAATCAGTTAGCGGAGTAAACCATTCTGAAGCTCCCTTCCTCTTTATTTTCATAAAGTAAATTTCTTCTTGTGCGCTATCGTCAAACCAAATCATATCTTTATCGCCAGTTGGTTCACTTCCTGAGACAAAAATTTGCGCAGGGGCGTTGATTGGCACTATTTCATTATTTTTTCTATAGTAAAGCAAAAAATTTTTTGTATCTACGCCAAGACCATACTCTGGCAAATTTGAAATACCTGGCGCGCCATTACCATGAGGCAAAATAATTTGATTCATTATCCCTCCTTATGGAGAAGAAAAATAAACATTATCAATAGAACAAATTGGTGTTCCAAAAGGATGATAATAACTTGTTCTAAAGAACATTACTCCTTCAATCTTTCCTTCTTCCATCACATATTCAATTATATCATACTGCGTAGGGAGTGGACTGGCATAATCAACATACGGCGCAACCGCCATAGTATTGATATCATGCGCAATATCCCAAATTGAACGTCCAGTATATTCTGATAGATTTAGAATGGCAGAACAAACGTAAACTTGACAATCCCAGGAAGTCGCGCCCGCTTCACAAAACAGTAATTTTGCTAGAATTTCAATTTCATTTTCTTCTTTCTCTATTTCTTCCCCACTTTTTGGCATTTCGCCATTGGCAGGGACGCTTGGAATTTGGAATGCATCCAAAATAACTTTATTTGAAATTTTTAGTAGTTCACATTGTGTAATTGCTATTTGCGCGCGTGCTGTTATCTCAATCTCTTTGAGGCAGTGCGCGCTTGTATTAGAGAAGAGAAGAAAAGAAAGTATCAAAGCAATAATCACTTTTCTTACTTTCATTTTTCCTCCTTTTCGACGAAATCAATAGACCTTATTCTAAAGTGGGTTTTTCTTTAGTATTCTCTAAAAATTAGAAACCAGAGAAATCTATAATAACCGCGCGGCCGTTATCAAAACCGTAATTTCCAGAATGAAGGTCGTTGATATGAAATTTATTACAAAAACAATAAAGCTTATCAATGTCTTCAAGGTCATTTGTTTCTTCAAACATCGCGCGCAAAGAACTCTGGGTGGTTAGATTAGAAGCCTCTTCATAAACGGCATAATCAAATTCATCATCGGTATCATACTCGTAGCGACTTTCTTCCATCTGTCGTGCAGTCCAATCATAGAAGTTATCACTAACATCGCCTTCGCAGCAATAAACTTTTTTCTGAATATAAACTGGAATATTTGAAATTTCAGCAAAGAAAAAAGTAGGAGCAAAAAATCTCTCAAGTCCAGCCTCACAGGCGGCTTTATAATTAGCAACCTCGATTGCGCAAAAATCTTTTCTTTTCCTGATGATGGGAATTTTCAAAACCCAATCACCTAATCTATCGCTTTCAATGACAATTTTTGTATAACCGTGTGCCATCTCAAAATGAGTATAGTTCTCTACCTCGTAAAGCCAACAACTAATATCACTAGCACCGTCGAAAACATAATCATAAATGTTACCATAATCAGTATCTTCAATAAGCTCATCAATAATAGAGGAAACCAATTCAAAAGAAGGCTTCATGATATTCTCTTTCCTTTCTACTTTCTATAAATAGTATATCATAATTTTTTTTGATTTTCAAATTATTGGCCGAGCGTGGTGATGAAAGAACGGAATTCTCGGAAGAAACGGATCGAAATCCGAGTCTTCTGGAGAGCTTGCTCACGCTGAAAGCTCCATGCTTCGCTAGAAGTTGCCCTTTCTCTAGCTTGCCATTCCAGTTGCTCTGAATATGTTTTGAATTCAATTTCAGGTGTCATAATAGCAACCTTCACAAAATCAGAAGGTTCACTTTCCGCTTGCTCGACTGCGTTGGCGAACATCGTCAAAAAAACAGAAAGAGGTATCATTATATTACCTAAATTCATTATATGAATGGCGCGAGCTCCTGTTTTCCCTCTAAAATCACCAATTGTCTGATAATCATCAAAAAGCATTACGGCAATATCCTCTGCAACAATTTCTGCTAAGCGGTCACGTGTTCCTTCGGTATCCATTATAGCTCCGCCAATTGTATTGACCAATAAACCAGTAAAAGTGCGCGTGTTCTTATTTACATTGCGCATGACATCATAGAATGATTGAGCGGACAGTGCCGATCCGGCAGAAAAACCAAATTGCTCACGAAACCTTTGATTCAAAGTATAATTTTTATCACTAGAATAGATTATAAAACCTTTATCTGCATTTTGTGTCAATTCTCCAAGACGTCGAATTCTTTCTATATTGTCTGCGCGCGATGAGCCAGAAATATCCATAATGTCATCAATCCATTCATCAATGATGGAAGGAGCAAGACCGATTGTCATAATATTATCTGCTTTCATATTACCAATCTTACCAGTATGAATGGTTCTAGCCATCCCACCACTAGCTTCTATTTTGTCTCCAATCATGTTGAAAACCATTTTCTCAATGGTCTCTAGGGTTAATCCTCCGCGCGAAGCTGATTGAATTTCAACTGGCTTTTTAGCAGAATTTTTTAGTTTCTTTTCTATTTGTTTCTTTGTTATGTGCCCTTCCCCTTTGATTTGCTCTGTAATACTGTCGCTTAGCTTGTCTAGCTGATAAATTGAACGAATTCTTTCGATGATTTCATTTCTATACCTTGGAAGAGTCCTAATTGCGTCAAGCAATTCTTGGTAAGCTTTATTATATTTATCGTCTTCGCGCATATCCTTCATCTCAGCTCGCGCGGACAGCATTCTCTCTATTGCTTCAATTGTCATATTATCAATTCTTTTATTGACCTCTTTTTTCAAGGCCTCTTCCAATGTAATTTTTCCTCGCGCGAACATGTCACAAGTCGCTAAATAGATGTCTTCCCACTGTTCATTCCAAACTTGGAGAAAATAGGTTGGGAAGAAAGATACAACGCTTTTCATACCACTCTTAGAAAGCTCCAAAGTTCGGACATTCCTATTATATACATCTTTTATATTCAAAACACCATTCAATGCCTCAATCAACGACTTTACATCATTTTGGTCTTGAAGATTTATATGAAGGTTTTGCCCGAATACCTCGCGCAAAAGAGCTAATTCCTTTTCCTTTTCTGCCTCAGCAATACGTCTGTAAGGTTCAACATTTTTTGAGATTTCTCTTATCTGATTCAAGTGGCGATTGAAACTGTCTTCTGCCATTCCTTTCAAAACTGCCAGTGAAGGCCGCACGGGATCTTCTCCAAGATAATTATAAAAAACATCCATTTGAGAAAACATCTTTGACCTATCATATTTTTTCCAATAAACAGATTGATATGCCATTTATATCACTCCATAAAATAAGGAGAGGACTCACGCCCTCTCCCTACGATATATGAAAACAGCGCCGCAGGAAGTCCGGTGCTGGTTTTTCAATTTTCATCTAATAAGTCAGCCAAAGCGGAAACTTCAGAGCGTTCTGACTTTACCAAATTTACATAACCAAACAACTTATTACCGGCCAAGACTTCAATCATTCGTTTCAAACCAGGAGAACGTTCAAAAACTGAACGGTCAATCTGAGCATGAAAATCTCCATCAAGATAAAGATAGGAACCCTCACCAACGCGTCCCAAAAGTAACTTGATATGGTCTGCCGTAAGATTTTGCGCCTCTGTGACATAGATAATTGAATTACGAATATCACGCCCGCGCAAATAGCCTAGATGAATTGGCTCAAGTTTTTCTTCGGAAATCATTCTGATAAGAGCTTCTTTCCCGCCAACATGGTCAGCAAATTGCATCAAATATGGAAGGAGCTTGTCAACCTCTCCTCCTGGCAAAAAACCTAATTCTGCCGTATCACGCACGGTAATATTATTACGAACGTAAACAACCTTATCAACAATGCCTTTATCTAGTGCTTCAACGGCTTGCGCTATCATACTCATAGACTTACCAGAACCAAATCGACCTGTAATCAACTTCACCCTAATATCTTGATCATGCAAAAGATGAAAAGCGCATTCTTGCTCTGGATTACGCGGTTTTATCTTACCAACGAAATCAGAAGAAAAAATGATAAAAGGAACTCTCTCTAAATGCCCCGCACGCCAGAAGAACTTATCCACAATCTTACCGGTCTCATCACGAAGAAAAACATATTGATTCTCCAATAAGTCAAGAATTGGAAAATCTCCTTGATAAAATTGAGCTAATTCTTCTTGGGTAAGTGAGACTTCTCTAATTCCTGTATAGTCCATTTAGACCTCCTCAGATTAGTTCATCAATAGAAGAAATAATACCATCATATACGCCGCGTTCAACGCCTTCGCGCGCGGATACATACCAATCGCTCTTCATCTTTTCATCTACTTCTTCTTTTGTAAATGAAGTTCTATCGAGAATAACCTGAGAAAGACGAGAAACTTGCTCATCATATTCTTTCATAAAATTAGCAATCTGATCATAAGTTCCCTGAATGCCGGAACAACTTCCTTGATGGAAAAGAACAGAGACATCACTGCTCAAAGCATATCTCTTATGACACATTAGAAGTATCATCGCCGCGGCACTATAAGCGCATGAAATATTGATACCAATAACAGGAGTTTTTGAAAGACGAATAATATTGCCAATGGCAGTAAAAACATCAAGTTCTCCACCAGGACTAAAAATGAGAAGACGAATAGGCTTTCGCGCAGAAAGCTCAATTTCCTTATCTTCACGGTTCCACTTCAAAATATAGTGAATAATATTCAAGGAACAACTATCAATTCCATCTGTTACCCAAAGTAATCGTTCTTCCAAATCATTGTAGAACGACAGGAGATTGTCATCGGGAAGTGAATAATTCGCGCTTTCTGGAATTTGGACTAGCGGTAGTAGTCCGATATCTTCATTTTTCTTCATTCTATTCTCCTTTTCTGGGATATATTTTCCTTTCTATCCCTAAGTAGTCACGCGCCAAATAACCTTGATAAATTAGCACCAAATAAAGAATTCTGTGTGACTTCCAACATCAATCCAAGTCTCATTGATATCATTTGTCCATTCTCTTGTATAGGGAGCCTTATAGTTGTGTTCCTCTAAAAACTTATAAACCAGTTGATACGCATCTTCCTTAGTGTTAGGATGACCAATAGATCGTCTCGGCTCATACCCATTGTCAAAATAAAGTGTCATTTGTTCTCTCCTTTCTGTTTCTATTTTGATAAAAGAAAAGCGCCCAATCAAGGGCGCCGTTTCTATTACATCCAACTCCAAAAAAAATCGAAAAGATTATCAGAAGAAATGGAGGTATGAAAGGTTCCGTAATCATTACAGAATTTCTCAAGAGCTTCTGTATACGCCTTTCGGGCGTCTACGTAAGTCTTCTGTAGCTCATCAATCTCCTGCGCGCGAACTTTGCGCTCATCTGCACGCTTCTGTTCTGCCACTCTTTTCTCTTCTCGTTTTGCGATAATCTTCTTTTCAGCCTCTTCAAGGTCATCCATGCTATCGTAGAGCTTATTTGTAATGTCGCTATAATATCTTGCCATAATAGTTCCTCTCCTATCATTCAAAATTTTCGACGTTCCTATCCGTCGAAAGGGATTTGTTCCCTGAAAATAAAATATCTATGGGTTCTTCAACCTACCGAAAACTAACTTCAAGTATATTCAGTCAAGAGCACCATGGGGCTGAGCATACACAGCGTCCCGCGCATACTTCCCATAGCCGCACTTATGTGCGCATAGTCTCTTCTGGATTGATTACCAGAACCTTTCACCAGCCATTCAGCAAGTTCTTGATTTTATTATCAATAATCATTATTGTGCTTGTCTTTGGCTACTCAGAGGCCACATACACGTCTTATACACGAATTTCTTCGCTTCACAACAAACTGGCTTGTGGTTATTTCCTAATCAAATGATTTACCCACAGTCACCAACTAAGGGAGATTAGGATTCAGCTCTCAATTATCTTGAAAGCCTCTATTACGCCAGCGACGCGCGTCCTACCTTTACTCGCGTTAGTCTCGATGCCGCTTCTTAGGGTTGGGAGTTCATCCTCTCTGGTGCACAACTCACGTCACGCGCGCCGGTCAGTATCCACAAGTATCCTTGTTCGTTGTCTGCCGCCCTTTTCAAAACGCCTCGACATTCCTAGTCACAGAATGTTTGTCATCGAGTTCTAAGATATTTTATTTTCAAGGAACAAATAAACGGTTTGCTTTCGTTTTTATTTATTATACTCTCGGCAAATGACAAAGCCACATATCTTCGTTGTCAGCCATAATGGTCGGGCTCGGAAGCCGGTGGTAGTTGAACCGTAAAATCCATCCTCTACGAGAGTCTATCGTTTTTGCAGATATCACTTGAACGACAGTAAAACAAGTATGATTTTATAAATAGCAATATTGCCACTTATAACCTTGACAAGTTTTTCGTTTACCTCTGCACGCCTCTGAAATGTGGGAAGAAATACCACCCTCATTTGAGGGAGAAAGTTTTAATTCTTTTATAAGATATCTGGCTGCTTCTCTTGTTGAAGGGAAGATTGCTAAAACTTGATTAGCATTGATATCTATCATTTTAACGCTTTTATAATATTTATTATGGCCCCTTTTGATAATATCTTCTGATAAAATTCCATTATTTCTCAGCAATTGACTTGTCTGCGCCCTACTGTGACCAATGACTTCAGCAATATCTTTTAGAGATTTTCCATCTTTCCATAATTTTAGAATTTCTTGTTCATCAATAAAAGGCTTTCCATCTCCACCCTTAGTCGCATTATAGCCACTACGAAAGGAATCGTAAAAATCAATCCAATAGATTTCTCTTTCAGAAAGAATTTCTGAACTACATTCTTCAACTTCTTCTATTGAAAAATTTTCTACGCCATATTTTTTCATAGCACTATAAAGTGGTCGTCTTTCAAACCGAGGACGCTTGTAATCTTTTAGATGGTCTTTCCATCTTCCTTCAATGGTTTTCAGAGTCTTTCCGATATAAATTTTCCCATTTATTTTATTAGTAATTTTATAAATAAAAGCCACTTACTCGCCTTCTTTTTTGATGTGGTAGCACTGGTTGGTCTACGCGAAGAGATTCGAACTCTTAATCCCAGTGGGCATCTGGGCTTGAACCAGATGTGTATACCATTTCCACCACGCGTAGATATTACTTTTTCAGATGTTTTTCTATTTGATATTTTATAATAAGTTCATTTGCTCTAGTATAATTGGCGCCTTTTGCTGTTAGTCCTACTCGAAGTAACGCTTGACGAATATTTGGAGCTTCACGCAAAGCCTCTACTAAAGCTTCTTCAGATACTTTCAAGCCATCTTGCTTCTTTTGGTTCTTCCCTTTATAATTGTTAGTCAGAGCATGACAATTAGGACAAAGAACTTGAAGATTTTCTAAAACAGAGTTCAATTCGTCCCCATCTATATGATGAACTTCAAGAGGAACTTTCTGTCCTTGCCATTCTGTCAATCCACAATTCTCACATCTCCAGCCTCTCAAAGCTGTCAGTGCTTGAATCATAGTAGCTCCACGAATTTTCTTTCCATACTGAAATCTCGAATAATCAAAATTATTCTTATTCCAACCTTGACCAGTAAAATGAGATACATCTAAATTTAGCTCTTGAATCATCGACTTTATAGTCGCAATTGCGCTACCGCTTTCATTGCTATAACCGAGTTTTAATGCTAAATCACGATAGCTACGACTTTCTTTTATAAAGTTTTCAATTTCTTCTTTGGAAAAATTCTCCCATTTTTTCATTCAAAACACCAATTATAAAAGTTTGAGCCTTTTGTTTCACAAAGGAGGTAAAAGGCTCCAAAGACCCAGCATGAGTTTTATAGGTAAGCCCACGCATCGAAACTTCTGAACGTCACGCCATGTCAGATAGCGCCTATCCTATTTATATTGCGCCATAGGGACTGCGCGAGGCGGTTTTTGAGTTTCAGAACCACGAAACTGATTTGACTAACAAATTTCTTTTCTCCGATGGCGGTCTCTGTAGGTTTATCTCGGCTCCTCCGAAGGTCGCGACTCCTTCGCCGTCGTTGTTTCATCAAACATTGCTGTCTGAAGACTTGCCTGTCTCGAAATTTTGGATATTACATTGGCCACTATAATACCACTATTAGTCTCCCTCTGTGTTTATGCAGGCTTGGGACTGCTTACCAGCCACCCGAAGGCCGGATTCGAACCGGAAGCTCCGCTTTATCAATGCGGTATTCTAACCAGTTGAACTACATCGGATGGCTTTCAAGTAAGCCACATTAGGACTTTCTGAGAGAGGAACTGGTAGAAAGGAAAAGACCAGTTCCTCTCTCATCTTGTATAAATATTATATCAAAATTTTAGGAGTTTTTCAAATTTCGTTTTCTTCTTTTTCTCGATTTTTATGTTTGATTTTGCGCGAATATGGTTTTCGAGAAGGAAAAACTTGGCACTTTTTACGGAGTGCCGTCCACTTCTCAAGTTGTTCGGGAGACATTTTCTTTATTTCGGGCTTCCACGTAGTTTCAGTTTCCATTTTCGTTTCCCTCACTTTCTGTAAATATTATATCAAAAAATCAGAAAAATTTCAAACATTTACGAGAAGAAATTTTCAAATGTCCGGCTATTACGGGTCGCCCAAAGGTGGACAAGCTATTGATTCCAAATAAAATGGTGCACTTGGGGCAACTCGAATGCCCGACCCATTGCTTAAAAGGCAATTGCTACTACCAACTGAGCTACAAGTGCATATAAAACCACCTTTATTCAGTCAACTAGTGCAATCTAGTAGTGGTCATGAGACTTATTGGAGGCAAATTTCCCATGGGGCGGTGGGGCGAGTGAGGGCAATCAAAGCCCCATCTTCTACTTCCCTTCCAATGCTTAAATGCGTTGTAATACCTCCTCTGCCAGATAATCATTTGCAAAACAACTGTTTTTATGTGTAGGCTTATCTATCCATAAAATTTTCTCAGCACTACATTCAGTAACTGGGATTAAATATACTACATTATCCCAATATGTTGCAAAATAATCTACATCTTCTGGCGAATAATATCGCTGTTTGCATTCTCTTACATTGTTTGTGGTACTTCTACAATTAAACTTAATACTTTTGCCAATGGTCCGATCATTTAGTCTTGCAGTTTTAACCTGAATACGAATTAACTTATGGTTAATATCTACAATTAAATCATATTTACTATCTTGGGTTAAAGGTTTAGATACTACATAACCTAATTTTAGTAAATATGCACTAACTAAAAGTTCAGTCACATCGCCTTTAAATTGAGTTGATAATTGCTCCATATATATCTAACGCATTAAGTTTAGAAGGAAGGCAGACATAATAATCATTATACTACACCCGCATTTTAGACAAGTGGCGCGATATTATAAACGACCGTCGCGCCATCGGTCTCAACATAACAACCGCTAGGGATGTATGTAGTAAAGAAGTAATGTGCCTGTTTTTCTTATTATAAAAATAGATTTCAAAGAAGCTTTTCAATTTTATCGAGAATCATTTTTCTACAATTCTCATCTGACAGCTTGTCTTCAATAAGTTCTACAATGTACTGTCCGATAATATCGGAATTATTATTAATATCTTTGATCGAAACGACCTGCATAAGCCTACAATCTTGTTCGGCAAATGTCCTCGTGAAAATAAAGTGAATAGAATCATCAAACTTCCAATAACTGAAATGACACCGGATGTCACGTTCTTTACAGAGTTCAAAAATCTTTTCCATAAAAGTCTCCTTTCAGTTTATATTAGGTAGTTTTCGACATCAATAGTTTTTCTATGGAGAAAAGATAATTTAGTTTTGACTCCCCTCTGTGGGATCGAACCACTCTTGCCCTCAATTGCTGTGCTAACCATTACACTAAAAGGGGATATAACGCGCTTTGAACTTAGACAGTAATGCTAACCTGCCGCGCAATCACCTTTCTCCCAGATGGAATCATATCTAGTTTGTACGTAAGATATGCTTGCATAATTATTTGTGAGGTCAAAAAGGTAACTTGTAAGTTTGCTCACAACAAGTTTTATCCATTAGTAATGATAGTAAGCGGAGCCGTGCGTGACTCCAATAGATTCAATACTACTCGCCATCATTTGGCAGAGTGAGAGGGATTCGAACCCTCGTGTGCTTTTACACACCTACTCCCTTAGCAAGAGAGCCCTTTAACCTCTTGGGTATCACTCTATATTTTGATATTCCACCGAAGACTTAAACTAGTCGTTTAAATGCAATTCTTTATCGACTGAACTACTACTTCACTTTATTTAACGATCGAAGTTTCATTGAAAGAATTCTTAGTTCGTTTTTAGACAATTCATTCATCGAATTGTTCAAATAGATTTTATTTGAAGCTTTCAGAAATTTAGCGACATCTGCTAACGAAGAAAAGTGCTTCTTAAAAATGTGAGACCTTTTGGTTGTTTTTGGATATTTATCATAACAGATAAAAGTGATTGTTTTCATTTTTCAAACTCCTTAATAAAAAGTTGAGCTTATTTAGCAGAAATACACAGTAGACAGAGGTGCTTACTTCTACTCCTTGGCACATCCTATACTAGCTTTCAAATTTGTTGCCTACCTACACAACCAGATGTATACCGGCATTAGATGAAATTAGATAGTCCCAATTCCTATCATCATCACATCGCTTCACCGTGGTCTAATACTGATACTCTCATTGACAGCATTTTATAGTGTCAATCCTGGCATTCTGGATAGGTCCTTTTATTCTACTTGCTGTGCCCCTCCAACCCTCTTTCTACTAAATAAGCAAACTTTTTCTTAATCTCCCTGAATTGGTTTGGGAACCTAATTACCGCTTACATCAACATTGCAGTTCAGTAGATTAAGCGCAGAGACGAACCTGCTACTTCTTTGTTTCAAAAGAAACATTCGTCGAGTTATAATTCGCCGAGAGTTGATGATCTCTTTTCATCAGATACACTACCTTTCTAAAAAGATAATGCATTGGTCTATATATCATTTCAAGACCTAGACTGATATAGGTGCTGGCGGGAACAGAAGGAGTTGAACCTTCGACGTCATGATTAACAATCATGCGCTCTAACCAACTGAGCTATGCTCCCATATAAAATTACTTCTTGGCGAAATTATCTGATGTAGAAGTAATAAGATTATCCAAGCAACCAACACTATCGTGGTTAAGATCGCCAAATATTACACGGATGCAGTAAGTTACACGTTCGCATCTCTGGTGACTGGTCCTGCCTCTCGGATTCGAACCGAGATCGTGCCCTAATCTGGAGCCTTATGCCGGGTATAGGCCGGTTGCACTACCGTTGTGCTAAGACAGGATAAAGATGGAGATTTTCTTTCGGTAGTCTCCTACGAGGTAGACCCCTAGGCAATCTGTGGAAATCTCCTAACCCTCGACAAAAGCTCCGTCATACTACCGAAATTGCCCCGGAAATATGACATCATAGCTTGGCCTAAGCGTCTTGCGCTTAACCCTGTAATCGGTTTCTAGCTACGGGAGAGCCGACTCCCGCCCACCTCTTTGCTTCCTCAAAGTGTAGCTAATACTTTGTCTTGGTCGCTCGGTTTTTATAAAGCTGGTAAGCATTCCCAACTGAGGCCACTTCGGACATTCACGGTAAGTTTCCGTCGTGCGCCAAATAGCTCAATAAGAGCTAGATAATAGCTTTCTCAATCGTCGCTTTAGCTTTGCGAGAATTGATACATTATCTCCGCGCTGCTCAAGAAGATGGATACGATTTTCAAGAATTGCTACTTCTGTCTTCCAATAATAAGTCATTTCCTCTTTCCTTTCCTCAACCATTTTGTATAAATATTATACTCAAAATTTAGCTATTTTTCAAATCTCGAAAACTTCGAGTATTCAATGTAATCTGATACATCAGCCAGTCATTATAACCGGGTAGTTTATAAAGTTGATTGAAGACCTCCTGCGACAGGCTTCTGTAAATCTTTGTAAAATGAGTCGAAACATGCCAATCAAGGCCAAAATAAAATTCGTCATTTACTGTAGTTTCAATCAAAGGTTCAAGCTTGTTATCAAAATAGCTCTCAACCATCGAAAGAATTACGAAGAAATCCTTCTCAGGCACTGGTTGATTGAAGATTCTAAAAGAAGCATCCTCAATATCATCACAGAAAAGACAATGATGACAATTCTTCAAAAAACTAGAGTAATAGACCTCTTTACATCCGGAAGAGCTGAAAATTCCGATGCAATTCTCAATACTATCAACTCGCACGCACTTCTGGCTTTTCTTCACATGCGATGCTTTATAAATTTCTTTTGAACTTTGAATGTCCATTCCAGTATCAATTAGACTACTATTCACAATATATTCTGACTTTAGGACGCCGTCACTTCCTTCAACTGTAGCACTAGAAGCAACGTAATTACTATTTCTAATATTACTACAGTTGTCAATGTTTCCACTCAGATAAATGTGATCAGAATGAATAACTTTTTCACTTTCTTCTACATCATAACTTTCATAGACGCTAGAAGAACTATCAATATTCAAAACTTCACAGTATTTCTCTTTTTCTTTGGTGGTCCAGGGTAGCATTCGGTAACCCCAGTATAATGCCTCAAGCCATGGACTATAGTTACCAGCAATTGCTTCAGGGCCAATTTCTTCAAGAAAGTCTAGCGCTTCAACACCATTTGGAAATCTTTCAACAAATTCTTGAATTTTCTCTGCGCCATATTTCCGTAGCAACTCAGCTGTTAGATACATCAAAATTCTCCTTTATGATTGACCCATCAATTCTTTTTTCTAAATTATATGGCTTCGCGCGCATATCCATAATCAATTCCATTCGCTTATTCAATAGCTTTACCATCTGAAGGACTTCAGGAGTTTTTCTAAAATATGCACGAGGATAGCATTCACCTTTGCCCATAATCTTTGCTTCAAGGATGTCGCGCGCAAACCTCAAGAAGTCTGCATAATCTAATCCAAGAACCCGCGCAGCCATCATTGAATAAGAGCCTCTAATTCCATTTGGAAAAGGCATCTTCTCAATATTGGTATAAAGCATACAGTAAGTAGGAAGATAGGGACTTTCCTCAAGATAAAAGTACTTCTCCATTATAACGCCATCTCCTTCCAAAGCTCTTCAATACGCTCAGCCTCTTCTATTGTATATTCACAGAACGAAGCCCAATCCTCTTTTTGAACAAAAATCATTGGGTCAAACTCAGGCAAAGGTCTATCAAATTTTTCTACTTTGACTGTCTCTGCTGGCTCATAACCTGAAATAACATACTTCTTTACTGTAGAAGCAGAAAAACCAGTCTGCCGCGCAGTTTCTGCATAAGTTCGACATTTATAATAAACATCATTGATATGAATTATATCCTCTTGTGTTACCCGAGCCATTCTTTCTGCCTCCTTTATTTTCTATAAATATTATATCAAAATTTTTCAAAAGTTTCAAATTTATGGATTATGGAATATGTGAGGCCTCTTTTCTTTAGAAATATTTCTGAATGGAGGAATGGAGTATGGAAATGTTGTCTCTTATTCTTGCGCTTTCTGCTGTGCTATGGTTTTTAGTGGACCGCTTTAAGCCTATCTGGGAAGGACTTAGTTTTGGTAAATATATTACCCTACTAGTCGCTGGCATTGGTGCTTTCGCGCTAGTCTTCTCCTTCAATCTTGACCTCATTCTCGCGTGCGGTCTTGTCAAAGCGACGACTATCGCAGGTAAAATTATGACTGGCCTAGTTCTAATGTCTGGCTCTAGTGCTGTGGCCGAAATCATTGAGCGCGTAAAAGGTAAATAAGTAGAAAAGGACACGTCTTTCGATGTGTCCTTTCTTTTTATTCCCTCAAATCTTTATCATTATTAACAACTGGCCAAGTTTTCATTTCATTATACATATCTTCAATGAAACTATTACCACCTTGGTCATGATAATCATGAAATAGCTTATTCAAAAGCTCGCGACTATGTTGAAGCATTTTCTTATATGGAAGATAACGATAATAAATTTTTACTATTTCCGCGCGCATCATATCATTAGAAGAATGAATAAGACAAGTCAATTTTCTATCTTGTTCGTTGTCTCTTTCTTTTAGTTCCAAAAGCATTGGCTCAATTACTTCTTTGATAGTCTCTTTGAGCTGCTTTTTATTTTCTTCTTCCTTTTGTTTTTGACGCTCTTTTCGACGTTTACTAAACCATTCTTTTTCTCCGCAGAATTTTACAACAACTTGCCACACTAAATAAATTAGAACAAGGAACCCGCCAATTGCGCTGGCAATACTAGAAAAATTCAATTGGAACTCCTCCCGCTTATTTCTTCCCAAAGAGAAGTCGAAAATTATTTAGATTCCTTCATTCTTTTGCGATACTCTCGATAGATGTCGTCATTATGATATTTTGAATGAACAAGAAACTTCTCTTGAAATAAGTCGTCTACGCAATGAACATTATCCATTTCCCAATAAGGAATCCGATAAAGAGGTATCTTATGCGCAAGACAATAAGAATTTTTTATACGGTCGCGCTCTTGTGCCTTTGTAAAATCACTTCGCTTTTTGTGGAAAAATTTTGTATATTCAAAGTGCTGGAACCCATCTAGTTCACAGCATACCTCTTTTTGAGGGAGATAGAAATCAAAACGAAGATAACCGTGCTTGAGGTCTTTGAAAGTCTTTTCTCTTATAAAAGGAACGCGCGCATCTGTAAGGATACGCGCAATTTTTTCTTCAAATTTACTCAACCGAAAATTATCTCCCACTGGCAATCGCGAGGAGCCTTATCGGCGCGCCAACCTAGGAAACGACTATGACGCAATCCTCCTGTAGGCAAAACCTCCATACAAGTTACCTCAGCAACTTTCCCAATATAGTCCTTCCAATTCAACAAAATTTCATCATCTAAACCACTCAAACTACCAATCTGAACCGGTTTTCCATCCTTATACGCGCCAATCTTTAGACTACCAGCACCACGCATATAATACATTTTTGTGACAGGTTCAATTGTATCACCCTCAAAATATTCCTTATAATGGTCGCCGCACATAAGCTCGTGCGTAACAGTATTTTGCCAATACTGCCAGTTTTCGATTTCTTTCCCAGAATAAAGACGGGTTGGAGGATTTCCACCATAGATAAAGACATCAAGTGTTTCTTGAAGTTCTTTCTTCAGTTTAAGAGTCTTCCGCGCACTGCGTTTACCTGGTTGAGGTTTAGAGTCACGTCGAGTAATAACAACACCTTCTCCACTTTCAGCCAAAATCTCTTGATATTTCTGCCACAACTCAGCGCCTTCATAGTATTGAGCAAACTCAACATAATCTGATTTGGGAAGGTTCTGAATCATTGTAAAGCGCTCTTCCGCCGTTTTATTCAAATAGCTTTCTCCGTCATAAGCCCAAATATCAAAAACATAATAGTGAAGTTTTTCTCCTGTTTCTTGGCGCGCGACTGCTTTAGGCGCAAGACAGCCCATAATTGTAGTTGTGTTATAAGAACCTTCATTCTTTGGGAAGTAGACTTCGCCAAGTAAACAGGTTCCTCGCGGAAGAGCCTCAAAGAAAGACTTCAAATGAGGAACCCAATCAATTTTATTTAGGTATCCTCCCTTTACGGACTTAGATCGGCCTTGTAGACGAAGTTCGCCATCCTCAGAGATTATAGCTCGATAATACGCTCCGTCCATCTTCCGCGCCCCAAGATAATCTCCAGAATAAACCATGTTGATTGCTTCTCGTTTCTTTCTTTCAGGCGTATAGGAAGAAGTAAAACTCCAATACTTCTCAGCTTCAAGATTTTCAAAATCAACGCCATCAATTATAAAACTCATTCCAAATCTTCCTTTCTTTTTCTTTTATTATATCAGAAAAAAGATAGAAATCAAATTTCCATTCCTAATTCCTTCATTTGCTCTTCGATACATCGTGCGAAGGAATCCGCACAAGCTGGGCAAAGCTCAATTATCTTATAGCCTAAGTAAGAACCAAATTCACCAATAAGCTTACCATTTACATAAACGCCATCTTTTTGATAAAAAGGAATTTGGATATACCATATATCTTTCTCTTCTTTGATGTCTCTTTTACACAAATCACATAGAATTTTCTTCATTATTGTTCCACTCCCACCTTGTTTTATCGTCAACATCAATTACAAAATATTCTTTATCAATCTGGTCAATTCGGAGTTGATGAATTCCATAGGTATTAAGTTCAGGTAAAAAGTATGCTAAATCTTCCATATTAAGACAAACATCGCCTTCTATTAGTTGACCATAAATATCATCATTTACGCTTTTTCTTTCTTCATAATAGTCTTTATACTCATTGCTCATATTACCCAATCCTCATATTCAACTGTTTTTGCGTCCCATAAAGCTCAATATAAAATTTTTCTCTTTCTGTTTGCTTTTCGCGCGCGACCTCTTCCAAAATTTCAAAAGTATAGTTTTGAATTCCATGAGAAGCCATATGTACATGAAGAGTTGAACGAGCAACTTTCTCCATACCAAGCGCGGTTTGGACGTGTGATTGCCAACGTGTTCCAAAATCAGTCGTTTTCCCAATATAAGATTCACCAGTTGGAATATAGGTAATTTTGTAAATACCACCAACTGCGCGGCCACCTGTTACTCGCTTTATCATTTCCTTCGTCGCACGCGAAACCATTGTATCCCACATTAGTTTTGGAACTATTTCACGATGCCGAAGCCTTGGTGCCAAACTTTTCAAGACTTCTATATCTTCAATTTCTTCTGGCAAAAGACAAATGCGATAAAAATCCTCTTTTTCCTCAACTTCACGCTCGCGCCGAATCGCTTCATTCACCGCTTGGCGCTTTGCTTGAAATTGAGAAAGTTCGCACTTCACCTTTTCAAGTTCTAATTCATAATCTCTTTTATCTTGGTCAATTTGCGCTTTATCTATGATAAGCTGATTTTGAAGCTGCTGAAGTTTTTGTAAACGGAGCTCTTGAATCTCTTCCTCGATTGAAGACTTTCTATTTGCTTGAAAAGTTTCTTGCTTAGCAATAATTTCATTCAATTGCTGAAGTCGCTCATTTCTCTTTCTTTGGTTGTCTTCATAAACCTTTTGTTCTGCCACATCCAAATCTTTCCAAAAATTTTCAGCATCTTTTTTATTCTTTTCCTTTAGTTGCTCAATTTCATAATTTTTTTGCTTTATTTTCTTTTTTTGTCTAAAAAAAAGAATTAGAAAAACAACAGCAGAAACCATAAAAAGTAATGCTGATATTTTCTCCATATTTACTCCCAACTCGTCATTGAGTTTCTTCGAGGTTTCTTTTTTACAACTGGTTTAGTAAACCAAATTAGGCGGTCACGCGCGCGAGTCGCCATAACATATGAAATACAAACTTCTTCTTCATTCCACATCCGTGCGTCATAGACAGCAACAAAACGAGCCTCTAATCCTTTTCCGCTATGGCCAGTAAGAACCTTCACAGTATCTGCTTTCATCTTTTCGCTTAGCTCATCTTTTGACAGGTCACCTTGCTTGAATGTATCGCATGGAATTCCAGCATCAGTCAACTTATCAAAAATGTCATCTACTTCCGCATTTGTGCGCGCGAGCACCATCCAATCACCATAATTAGAAGTGGATTTGATTTCATCAACAAGATATTTGATAGAAAAAGGAACTTCAATAACTCTTCCGCGCACTCCACGCATTGGAATAGATAAATCACTCATTTTATTCTTTCTAATAATATCCCGCGCAAAATCAAGAATGTCACTACCATTACGATAGTTTTCATCCATTGAGTATATTGTCGCACCGAGTTTTTCCGCCCATTCCATCAATAGGTCTGGCCGGCTGCCATTCCAACGATAGATACACTGGCGCAAGTCATAGACAACAAAATATTCAGCACTTTTTATAATAGAAAAAATAAAGTCAAACTGGTCTTTATTGCTATCTTGCGCCTCATCCAAAAGACAAATATCAAGAGAAGGAAAAGCATTTGGATGTTGAAGAGCTAGCTTGAATAGGTCATCAAAACGTTTATCAGCAAGATACTTTCCTGCCTCTGTAACGCCCGCGCGCAGTAGACATCTTGCGCAATAGGAGTGAATGGTTCCAATCCAAATTACGTCACTATTTTCAACATTCAATCTACTGCGAATTTCCGCCGCAGCCATGTTTGTAAAGGTAAAAGCGACCAGCTTCTTCGCGCACGAAATAGATTGACGGATTTTCTCGGTTAGTAATCTCGTTTTACCGCTACTAGCACAAGATTGAACGAATACAACAGACGCTGACGAAGCCAAAATTTCTTCTTGAGTTTTGCTTAGCTCCAAATTCTATCACTTCCTTTTTCTTTTATTATATCAAAAAGAAAGGAAAAATTCAAATTTCTTCCCTTTCGCTACTAAGCCACATTTCAATTAGCTCTTCAACTGTCAAATCTGCTACTCCGTATGGACACTCATCCACTTCAAACTCACATGGTGCAAACGACTGGTCGCAGTCGTGACCCTCCAAGCGTCCTATAATTGGAGGGCATTTCTGACAATATTCCTTATCCAACCACTGAAACCATGGCGCGTTCTCAACTAGTTCAAAACCGGCGAGCCATTTCACAAAATCTTCCTCAGAAAAATTTTTCAAAAAATCTCGATTAGTCAAAACTTTAGCTCCTTTTCTACTTCAATAACTTCACCACTATCCTTTACATGGAAAGTAACCCAATGCCTGAACATTAAGTCTTCATCCTCAATAAACTTCAAAGCCTCAAAAGCCAAATCTTTCAAAGAACCATTATTCTCAATTTCAATATCGTATTTATAATCAAGAATCTCTGCATCAGCATGGTTTGAAACTTCTTCGCATTCAGCACTGTTCCGCCTTACAAGGATCGTTCGCGCATCCAGTCGTTCAACAATTTTTTTTATTTCTTCTGGTTCACGACACATAATAAAAATTGCGCATCTTTTACTATCGATTCCGTAATAATCCCAGTCCTCTGTTGTTTCATATACTTTTTTCTGGATGTCTTTAAAGGGGATATCGTTCCATTCGGTCAAAAGGTCCTTTAAGTCACTAAGAAATTTACGCGCGCGAGGCGTCTTTTCTCCATTCCATCCGAATGCAGTAGCCGCAATTATTTTTACATAATCAACAGTAGAATAAACCCTTACATATCCTTCTCCCATAAATTTGGCGGTCATTGAGCAAAACGTATCTTTACCAGAGCGAGGGGCACCATTTACAACATAAATCATTTTTTATCCTCCATTACATAGTTAGTGATAAAATCAACGAAACGCAACTTGTAGAAGTATACAACATCATTATCATAGATGCACGCAGCCTTCACGTTATTGACGAAATAGGGCCAGTTGTTTCCATCTTTTAGAAAATCTTGAATAAATGAATTCTGTTTTAGAGAAAGAAGCTCGTCTAAATAAGAATAGTCATCAACTTTACGATAGACTTGCTCCATCATAGCATTGTAAATATTGATGAGAGTCTGACATAAAACTGGTGCAGGAATGTCTCCTCTAATCTCATAAATTTTTTTCAAGCCCTTTACCTGACCATAGATGTATTGACCATTACTGCGTTGAAAAAAAGTTCCTTTGTCTTGACGAGTAAGCGAATTTGGGTTTGAGCGCCAAATATAAAAATATTCGTCTAGTTTATACATCTTATCAGTACAGTTACAAGCTACTAAATTGAAATAACTGTCTTCATTGAGTCGAAGCTCAGGGAGAAAACGGATATTATTTTTTCTCAAATAATCAAGACGATATATTTTGGCGTGCAGCCAAGTACAAGGAATTCTATCTACTGGGAAAGAATGCCCTGGCCCAAAATTCTCTTCATGTATAAATGAGCCACAGACTACATCAGCGTTATTTCGCTTTGCTTCACGATAAAGTTGTTCAACTGCACGAGGTTGGAGGATGTCATCACTATCACAGAACATAATGTAGTCACTCTGGGTTTCATTGTCAATAATTGTTTGACGCGCGACACCTGGCCCGCTATTTTCAGAAGTAGAAATTAGACGAATATGAAGCCCACGCGCACGATATGTCTCAATAATATCGCTATAATCTTCTCCGTCACAGTCTTGACACAAAGTAACTAGGAACATTTTACGCGTTTGAGCTACTAAAGCATCAAGGCAATAGGGAAGAGTGTCGCGCGCCTTATAGACAGGAATACCTATAGTAATCATAGTTTTGTTTTCTTCGCCTCCACAGCAAGTCTATCTACATAGTCATTCCAATCTTTTTCGCCAGAATGACCCTTTACCTTCTCAAAAGAAAAACGTGGATTTTCAAAATAGGGAATGAGACGCTCCCAAAGCTCGCGATTTGCGACTGGCTCTTTCTTTGAGTTGCGCCAGCCATTAGTTTGCCATTTCTTATACCACTTTTGAGTAATACAATTGATAATATAGGCGCTATCACTATAAATGGTAGCGGTGTCCTCTTTTGGGGTGTAAGCATCGAAGAAGCTACAAGCTCCAAAAACAGCAGAAAGTTCACAAATATTATTAGTAGCATTTTCTACGGGCATGGCAAATTCATATCTGAGTGTGCCTTCGCTGTTAACAATAATAAAAGCAAAACCTCCAGCCGCATTCTTTTTCCCATTACCAGAACACGCGCCATCCGTGTAAATTGAATAATTCATCGCGCGTAATACTCCTTCCAAATTTCTTCATATGAGATATCTTCAAATCCGCTTTTTGTAAAATCAAGAAATTCTTGAATATTGATGCCATCTTCAGCCGCGCGAACCGACTGCACGCAACGAATACGTTTCGGCGCAAAAATTTTTCTATACCATGGTATCTCTAGTTTTAGTGTAATTTTCTCATGTTCATAATTATTAGAAGCAATAGCCGCCATTTCAAACATAAAAAGATGAATAATATTATGAGGATGAAAATTTTTGAGGATTATTTCGTTGTTATGCCGACGCGCGAGACTAATTAGGTTGATAATCACGCGCGAAATGATTGTATCGTAAATTTCATATTTTGTCATATTTTTTTCTCCTTAGAGCAAAGATTTGCCTAGAAAGTCAAGCGGTTCTCCATTCTTACATTTGTCAATGCGCTCTTGCCATTTTTCGATAAGTAAGTGGCAATGCGCAGTATCTTTGTCAGGGTCGCGCTTTGTTCGTCGATTTTTTGCTTTATTGTTTGCGTTTTTTTGAATACGCTTCTGAAGGTAACGAATCTGACCTTCGTAACCTTTGATTAGCTGTTCGCGCCTTTCAATATCTTCCATTTTAGCTCCTTTCGAGTTCGTGGTGTGGTATATCATGATGCTATGCCGGCTAGAATAAAATTCTAATTCAAAATTTTATTGACTACATATTCTGCTTGAGGAATTGTCAATCCAAAAATTGGAGTAGTAGAAAGCACTTCGATTTGCTTTTCGCGCGCGAGGTCGTAAAAATTAGGGATATAGGTATCAATCCATCCTTCTCCTTTGAGGAGTGAACCATCTTTTCCAAATTGGCTTTCTAGTTTTTCCTTTTCCATATCTGTAATATTTGTTTTATTTGTATTATCTGTTTCTCTATCAAAATTTTGGAGTACCCTATAGTAATTTTTTGGAGAACCTATAGTAATTTTTTGGAGTTCCCTATAGTAATTTTTTGGAGTTGCCTCAGATGGGCACTCCAATTTTTTGGAGTTCTCCGTTCCAGGCTCCATTTTTTTGGAGTTCGGCGAGCTTGAAAAGGAATAGGTGTTTCCTTGCTCTTTCTGTAAATAACCTTTTTCTTCTAATTCCTTGAGGGCGTTATGGTATGATGACTTTTTTATTCCAAAAAGTTTTTCAATCGTAACTGCGCTCATTTCTAATAGAAAGCCATCTCGATTATCTGCCAGATATAAATAAATAGTAAACGCCGAAGGTCGGAGAGTATTGACAGCTTCATGCCATTCATCGCTTCCTATTTGAAGGAAATTTTTCTGATATTTTTTTCTTTGTATTCTAATAATTTTTTGATTTGGGACACTCACAGCCTTCACCTCTTAGTTCTTACAACAAGTTTATTCAGACTGCACGCGCCTATTAGTTGTCTTTTTCCATCAAGTTCTTTGTGACTTGTTATTCTTCTTTGATTTAAGTAAAAATTAGACATTTGACGACCTCACTTTATTTTTTGATTTCGGAGGTATAATCTGTCATAGCCTTTCGTAGTTCAGGTGTATCTTCAAAATACCAATTTTTATGATAAGGGTTTTGTAAATCTTGGACGCAACTAATTACTTTGAAGCCTTTCTCTTGAAGAAAAATTGCAAAACTTAGCTTGTAAATACGAATTTTCTTCACATATACCTCCTTTTTCTTACTACTTGGACAAATATAATTCATATTGGTACACTCACATTCGTTTATTTTTGTTTATCTACTTACTCCTCTTCTGTTGGGTGATTTTTCATATACTCGCGCGCGGCTACTCTCAAAAAATAACTAATCTTCATGTCGTTTTCTTCACAATATTCGCGAATTCGTGTGTCTAACTCTGCATCAAGCATGAAACGAATTATCATATCTTTTTTCACATTTTCACCTTCTTTCTAGTTTCTATCTATATTATACCTCATTTTTAGTACTTTTTCAAATTTTTACAAATAGAAATTTGATTTTTGAATAAATTTTTGTTACGTGCGCAGGCGCGTTTATTTTTATATGAATAGCACGGGAATTTGATTTTTCTCTAAAATATGATATACTAAAAGAAAATGGAAAGAAGGGAGATTAGAATGTATAGTAACTTTGAAGAAATCCAAAAAGAATATCCTATCGGAAAACCACTTCACTGGGCAAAAGAATATACACAAGAAGTTTTCTATTATACAGAAAAAGACCTAGAAATTTATCGCCAAAAATATGAGAATGTAACTATTACTGGGGAGAACACCTGTTCTGTCACAGTTCCTAAAGCTTCACTTCTTGAAGTTGAAGGTTATATTTTTGATGGAGAGAAGTTTTATCCTGCTTATCAGACTTGGGATGGCTGGCAGATTTGGACGGAGGAAAAAGATGACTAAGACTTTTTGTGATTTCTGTGAAACTTATATTCCTAATCCAAGTTCTTCTAATGTTTGGCATATTCCTATTTGGGAAGACCACGTGCTCATCCGTGGAGGGCGTAGAGATGCAGCACTTCTTAGCGAAAAAGGAATAGTCTCAAGAGAGCTCTGTCTTTGTGACAGCTGCATTTACGATATGGCAACTTTGACGACAAATTATAAGACTGAAAAGAAGAAGATATTGGCAAACCAATCTACTTAAATAAACAGCAAAAAAATATTATTATTCCAGAATATAATTTAGAATTTAATACATTAAATGAATGTGCCAAATGGTTTGTTAAAAATCAATCCAATCATAGCTCTTCAATAGCGCAAGTTGCTAAATCAATTAAATATAGTCTAAATCATAGTAAGATTTATCAAAAATAAAAATTGATGAAAGGGAAAAGGGGTATATAGTTATTATGAGTGAATTATATGATGCTAATAGCATAGAGACACTTTCATTCAAAGATGCTGTTCGTTCTAGGGTCGCAATGTATATGGGTAGTGAAGATAATCAAGGTGTTCTTCAATGTATTCGTGAAATTATTACGAATTCCATAGACGAAGCGACTATGGGCTATGGCAATGAAATTGAAGTCACTCTTTCTAAAAATAATCGAGTTACAATCCGTGATAATGGACGTGGTGCGCCGTTTGGTAAGCGTGAGGATGGCACAGAAGCCCTTGAAGCCATTTATACAATGCCCCATTCTGGCGGCAAATTTTCTGATAAAGTTTATCAGAACGTGGCTGGGTTAAACGGTTAACACCATAGCCGTTCTAAAAACTCCTAAATTGCTGGGAAGTCCCACTGGGATAATCAGCAGCGAAGCATCTAAAATATATCCCTCAAAAAGGAGGCGATATAATAAAAGTTTTTGTAATGACTTGTGGTGCGCAAGTTCTATTAGATGATGAAGACTATGATAGATTACCAAAAAGTGGTTGGTATTTATCAAAAAAGGAAATACATAATCCTAATACCGATTATGCTCAACACGATATATATGGTAAAATGCACCGTTGGGTATTAGGTATCAAGCCAAACGAACAGTCTTCAGTAATAGTTGACCATATCAACCATAATGACTTAGATAATCGAAAAGAAAATTTGCGTCTAGTTACCACCAGTGAAAATAAAAGAAATATTACTACTCATTATCCTAATAATAAACTTCATTACACAGGAATTGCGTTGGAATGTTGTGCGACTAATCGTAATAGGATTAGAGCCAAATGGAGTGAAGGAGAACCAACGCGAGACAAAGATGGCAAACGAAGAGCAAAGCAAAAGACCAAATCTTTTTTCTTTGATAATAATATAGAAAGCTGTAGGTCTGCTATTTGTCAAGCTATCTTGTATCGAAATCAAAAATGTAGAGAAAATGGGTATATTTTAGATGAACGTTCAACGACTATCGAAACAGCAATTTTAAATAATCCAAAATGTAAGGTAGAAGAACTACTTGATTTTGATATTCAAATTTGTATGAAGTAGAGTAGGCTCAAGCGAGTCGAAAAAGGAGTCTCCCGAAAGGGATGAAGATATAGTCTGTTCTATATAGTAATATATAGCAGTTCATAAGAGAACGGGCAGAAATTAGCGACTTCTGCCGAACAATAAGATTGGAGCAAAAGGCACTGCCCTCACTAGTGATGTCTTTGAAGTGTGGAGTGTTCGTGACGGGCAAGCGGCTTATCTCTGCCTAGAAAAAGGTATCAAAGAAAGTTTTATGATTTCTCCCACTGACTCAAAATATCATGGGACAATTGTTTCCTTCATCCCATCTCAAGAAGTATATCATCTTGAACTAATTTCAATAAAATTTGAAGATATCAAAAAAATGTGCCGTGATTGGTCATATCTTTATCCTCAAATTATTTTCATTCTAAATAATGATTTGACAGGTGAAAAAATAGAATACCAATCTAAAAATGGTTTACTTGATTTTCTCAAAAACAGCGGTGTGAAGTCAATTCATAAGACTCCACTTCATATTATTCTAAAGGAAGATCAAATTGAAGCTGAAATTGTAATGGAATGGACAGACAGTCGTGCTGAGACTTCTTTTACCTTTACGAATGGACTTGAAAATTCGAATGGTGGAACATCTCTAACTGGCGTAAAAACAGCTTTGACGAACTTCTTCAAGAAGAAAATCAAAGGAGAAGGTTCTCCTGATACTTTACGCAAAGGTTTACTTTATGCCGTCAGCTGTAAAGTACCAAATCCTTCTTTTGCTAATCAAACCAAAACGAAGGTAAATACGCCTGAACTTAGGGGTCTTTGCCAGCGCGCGACCACTCAAATGCTTGAAGATTTTGAGCGAAAACATTCTGATGAATTTCAGAAAATTTTGGACTTACTTTTGAAAGAAGTAAAAGCCGACGCTGCTGCGGAACGTGCGCGTCGCCAAGTCCTAGAAGCGAGCAAAGAAGTTGAAAAGAACCAAAAAAAGAAAGTTTTCGCAAGTGATAAACTAAAAGACGCTGAGTTCCTTGGACAAGATTCAACACTTTTACTCGTTGAGGGTCTCAGTGCTAGTTCCAGTATTGCCATGGCTCGTGATGAAAAACGATGGGGCATCTTAGCTTTGCGAGGAAAACCAATCAATGCTTTTTCTAATGATGAAGAAAAGTTCTATCAGAATGAAGAAATAAAACTTCTTCTTAGTGCTATGAATATCGTTCCAGGGAAATATGATAGTAAGAAACTTCGTTATGGACGAATTGGTATTTGTTCAGATGGCGATGCTGATGGCTATGCGATTGGACTTCTGATTATGTGCGCTTTATATAAAGTCGCGCCACAATTTATTGAAGAAGGTCGTCTATGTTGGCTTCGTTCTCCTCTTTATATTGTAAAGAAAAAAGGGAAAGAAGAATATTATTTTTCTGATGAAGATTTTGAGAAAGTTAGAAAAAATATTATAGGCGAAGTTCAAAGGAATAAGGGCCTTGGCGCGCTCTCTGCTGAGCAAGCACGACGTTCGATGTTTACTCCAGAATTTCAACACATTGACACTCTAATTCCAGACGAAGAAACCTATGGATTACTTACTTCTCTAATGGGTAAAGATAGTGAGCCAAAGCACGATTTCATTTTTGAAAATATTGATTTTTCTATGATAAGGGAGTAATAAAATGAATGTAAATCTAACTCCAATTATAAAAGAAAGTTTCCTTCAATTTGGCGGCGCCGTCCTCCAATCTCGTGCTTTACCTGATGCACGTGACCTTTTGAAGCCATCCGCACGACAGATCTTTTACTGTCTTTATACTGATAAGTTTGTTCATGAGAAGCCTTTTCAGAAAACTTTGAAAGCAATCGGCTCGTGTTTTAGACTATACATTCACGGAGATGCCAGCGCAGAAGGTGTAATCATGCGTGCAGCGCAACCATTTGCTATGCGCTATCCGTTAGTAGAAGTCGAAGGTTCATATGGGACTCTTTTGGCTTCTGGTTCGTGGGCAGCACCACGTTACACAAGTGCGCGGCTCTCCCCTATTTCTAATTATCTCTTTAGCAATATTCAAAAAGAAGTAATTGAAGAATGGCGAGATAATTATGACAATACCGAAAAGTATCCAATGGTTCTTCCTTCCAAGGGATTTTTCAATCTTGTAAATGGTAGTTATGGTATTGGTGTAGGCGCTTCATGCTCTTGCCCACAATATAATTTGAAAGAATTAAATGAAGCACTTATCAAACTGCTTTGGAATCCAAACATTTCTTTTGAAGATATTTATTGTATTCCAGATTTTGCTACTGGAGCTATTCTTCTAAATGCCGATGAAGTGAGGAAAAGTCATGAAAATGGCACTGGCACGGCCTGTAAACTGCGCGCTGTGGTAGATTGGGATAAGAAAGAACGTTGTTTAGTCGTTACCGAACTTCCATATATGTTGTATACAGAAACGCTTTGTAAACAGTTTGAGGAAATTATAAATGGAGAAAACAATCCAGGGATTGAACGCTTCAATGATTTGACCGGTGTAAATCCTCTTATCAAAATTTATCTCTCAAAAAATGCCTCTCCAGAAAAAGTTTTGAAATTCTTATATAAGAATACTTCACTTCAAACTTATTATGGAGTGAACTTTACTTTTTTGGAAAATGGCCGTTATCCTCGTATTTACGGCTGGAAGGAATTACTACAGGCGCATCTCGACCATGAAAAGGCTGTTTACATAAACGGTTTCCAATTTGACCGTCGCAAAATTCTCGCGCGCCTTCATATTCTCAAAGCACTTATCAAAGCGATTTCAATGATTGATAAAGTTGTTGAGACTATCAAAAAGGCTGCGGATACAAAAAATGCGTCGATTGGACTTCAGCGGCTATTAGATATTGATGAAACACAAGCAAAAGCAATTCTTGACCTAAAGCTCTCTCGTCTCACTCATCTTGATGTTTCTAAGTTGATGAGTGAAAAGACAGAACTAGAAAAAGAACTCGCACGCATTGAAGCAATTCTTGCTGATGAAAATCTTTTGAAGAAAGAAATTGAAAGAGGACTACGCGAAGTCGCTGAGAAATTTGGTGACGCGCGGCGCACAAAAATTTTGAATATCTCGAACGAAGAAGAAACAATCGAACGTAAGCAACTAGCTCTCTCCTTTACAAATGACGGTGCGGTTTTCGTCAATGAAACGTCAACTCTTTATTCTCAACGGCGCAACGGCGTCGGCCAAAAGTTCAAACTCGATAAAGGTGAATATGTGGTTGATACGCTTGTTGGAGAAAATACAAATGAAATTCTGTTCTTTACTGATAAGGGTCATTTTTATGTAATGAAGATGGGCGATTTTACAGTTGGTGAAAAGCAATACCTCAATACATTTGTGTCTTTTCAGTCAGATGAACAGGTGCGTGCTAGTGTCATTTTATCGAAAGAACAACAAGCCTCTAATATCGTCTTTATTACGAAGAATGGAATTTTGAAGAAATCTTCCTTGTCTGAGTATAACCTAAAAAGAGGTAATGGTGCACAGGCAATAAAACTCGATGAAAATGATACAATTGTCTCTGTTTTGATTTTAAGAGATGAAAATATTGGAGTCTTGTCCCACTCTGGCAACTTTATTATGATTTCCACTTCTGATATCCGTCCGATTGGACGAGTTACGCGCGGCGTTGTAGGAATGAAGCTCAATGAAGGAGACTATGTTGTTTCCGCGCGAGTTATTCCAAAAGAGACTAAAGAGATTTTATCAATTTCTGAAGATGGTTCAGCAAAACGAACTTCAATTGAAGAATTTGGGCTGACCGGCCGCGCAACAAAAGGAAAATCAATTCAGCAATCAGATAAACTTTGTGATTTCTTACCGCTAATTGATGACAAAGAAGTTTTGGTAGTCTCTAATGTTTCTCAAATTCGGCTAAAGATAAATGAAATTCCTTTATTATCGCGCGCAACGATGGGCGTGAAGGTAATGAAATTGAAAGATAAAGAAAAAATTCAGAATTTAGTTGGATTGAATTCTTGATTTTCTTTTGAATTTTGAGTATAATATTATTATGAAATGAGTTGAGTGACAACTTATTTGATATGGAATAAATGAGGCATAAGCTCATTTATAATATATATTTTTATAATAAAAAAGGAGTAAATTGTTATTATGAAGCTAACTGAAAAGAGTCAAATTGTTTTTGAGTATCTAAAGAATAATGGCGGTAAAGTGTCTATCGAGGAGCTAGCTAACGCTACTGGTCGTTCCGCTCGTTCTATTGGCGCGAACGTTCTCGACCTTACTAAGAAGGGTCTTGTTGTTCGTGAGAAGGAAGAGGTTGAGGGCGCCGAGAAGCCCGTCGCATATGCCATTCTAACTGACGCTGGCAAGACTTTCGTCCCTTCTGACGACGCAGAGTAAATTGAATTCATATAGGCGAGGCTATTATTGGCCTCGCCATTTGAAGAGCCAAATATAATAATTGAAAAGGAGAAAAAAATAAATGCTAAAGCAAGCTGAAAATAGAGGTAAGATTGAAGGTATTCTACTAGAGACAAATCTAAAGTATGGCTCTTTTGAGAAGAATGGACAGAAGGTTGATACTGTCGGCGGCGAGATTACCGTTGAAGTTGACAAGGAAGTCAATGGTGCACCTGTCACTTATCAGATTCCAGTTTCTCTTTATGCTCAGAAGTATAAGAAGGATGGAAAGACCCTAAATCCTGCTTACACGAGTATTGAGACTGTGATGAAGGAGTATAAGTCCGTTGCCGCCGTTGGTAGAGAAGAGGCTGATCGTATTCGTATCACTGGCGCGACCCTTAAGATGAATGAGTTCTATACTCAAGAAGGACGTTTTGTGTCTACTCCTCGTATCCAAGCTTCCTTTGTAAATAAGGCGACTGGCGAATTCAAGCCATCCTGTGAATTTACTATTATGTTTGCTATTTCTAGTATCAAGCCGATGGTTGATGAGCAGGGTGTTGAACTTGACCCCAAGAAGCTTGAGATTACTACTATTGTTCCGCAGTATGGCGGCAAGGTTGATATTATGAAGCTTCATGCCACTAATCCCAACGTCGTTGCAGCAATTGAGCAGTATTGGGAGACTGATAAGACTTTTAAAGCAACAGTTCGTCTCAACTTCTCCTCTACGACTGAGAAGATTATTGAGCAGATTGGTTTTGGTGAGCCGCAGGAGCGTATGAAGACCACTTCTGTGAAGGAGCTGGTTGTAATTGCTGGTTCTCAGGAACCGTTTGAAGGTGATGCCGCATACGATATGGATGACCTTGTCCAGGCAATGCGCGAACGCAAGGCTCGTCTTGACCAGATGAAGGCAGATGCAGGTAAGAAGAGTGCTCATAAGGCTCCCGCGCAAACTAGTTCCCTTTCTAATGTTGGAGCCGACCTAGGCTTCTAATTTTAGGGGGTAAGGGGAATGGGTATTGATATTCTTTCTTTACAACCAAATGTTATTTCTCGCGATTTGCGCGGGAAGTACATTCTTCTCGCCGGTGCGCCTAAGATTTTGGGCTGAAACTTAGTAATAAGTTTTAACAAAGTAGTAAAAAACTGGAAGGCTAAGTCCTAAGGGATATGCTAATCAGACCTGAAGGCTAGTAGTAAAATATTAGTCAGGGGCAACGCACAGAAAGAAAACTCTTATAAAATTTTATATGATGGAGGTCGTCCAATGGAGGACATCGTTGAACTTCAAATTGTTCAGGAATATAAAAATGGCGAAACATTAAAAAATTTAGCACGTAAATATCATGTTGGTTTTTATAAAATTACTGACGTATTAGATAAATATAATATACCTCACAATCGAAAAACTAAGAAAGAAGCAAAAAGACAAGAATTTTTAGCTAAAAGCGATGAAGTTATTCAGTTTTATCTTGAGGGAAATGGACTTAATAAATGCGCAAAAAAATTTCATGTTTATTCTCGTGATATAAAAAAATTACTACAAGAAAATAATATTCATATTCGTTCGTATCAAGAAGTATTAACAGCTAGAGAACGAGATGAAGATTTTTTCAAAAAACAGACGCACGAAATGGCTTGGCTTGTTGGATTTTTAGCTTCTGATGGAAGTATTAGCCAAAAAGGAAATGGAATTACAATACAACTTTCAAAAAAAGATGAAGAAATTTTACAAAAAATTCGCTTCCTTTTAGGAATAGATAATTCAATTACTTATTATACTACGAATACAGGCTTTGATATTGCCAGTTACAGATGGTCAAGTAAAACTCATAAGGCAGATTTAGCAGAATATGGCGTAATACCAAATAAAACTTTTGCGCTAAAGCCACCTTACAAGTTGGAAACTGGCTATTATCTTGATTATATTCGCGGTTATTTTGATGGTGATGGTAGTATAAATCTAATAAAAAATGGTAATGGGCGAGGAAAAGGTAATTTGCGATGGCAGGTTTGCTCAGCCACTCCCGAAATTTTAGAATTTATTCTTGAGACTTTTGAGAAAAAGGGAATTCCTAGGGTAAATATTCAAAAATGGCAACGAGTACATCCTTTATATGTTATTTCATACTCGTCATCTTCTACGCGAAAAATTTATGATATTCTTTATAATGAAAGTTATATGTTTTTACAAAGAAAAAAAGACCATTATGAAGAAATTTTATCAGAAGTGGATGCTTTATAAGAGAAAATATTTCCACGAGACTACTGGGCCGTTCATCGGTCTAAAAGATGTGCTTTTCTTACGGGAAACCGTAAGTAGTTATAGGATAAAAAGCCTATAAAATGTAAAACTAAAAAAATCGGTAAAACAGAATTTTGTTGCCAAAGCGATAAGGCGTTGATTTTAGCCTTTGAGATTGGTACAAACGCTCAAGGCAATGCGATGGTTCAACCGATTACTTCTTGGTCTGAATTCAAATTAGTCTTGCGCCAATTAGAAAAAGCAGAGGCCAAAGAGATGTACAAAACAATTTGTATTGATACGGTGAAATACTTGCCGTAACATTAGAGTAAAAACTGGAACTCTGAGATGGGAACCAGAGCGGAAGTCGGAAGACACGCGCAACGCATAGAATATAATTTGATAGGGGGTTCGGCCTAGATGGGAAGAATCAAAGACATTACAGAGGATATAAAAATCCAAGTAGTAAAAAACTATTTGGAAAAGCGTCTTAGTCTAATTAACAGCGGAAAAGAGTTTGGACTAAGTCAGCGTGCAGTTGAATCAATCCTAAAGGAGTATGGCGTAAGAAAAAGAACTTATACTGAAGCAAAACAACTAGCACGAAAATACCCTTGTATAGATAATTATTTTAAATTTCAAAACCATAATATGGCTTATATTTTGGGACTAATTGCCGCGGATGGCAGCGTAGCAGAAAAGGAAAATCTAATTAGTATTCAGTTAAATGCTGATGATGAGGCACTTTTGGAAAATATTCGCGTAGAAACTGGCTGTTCTCGTCCAATTTCTTTTTATGAAGGAAAGTTGACTGGGCAAAAAATGGCGACTTTTAGGAATTGGTCAAAAGATTGGAAGACTGACCTCTCCTATTACGGCATCGTCCCTAATAAAACTTTCAAATTAACTCCTCCAGAATTACTTTCTCCGGAGTTCCGAATTGATTATATTCGAGGATATTTTGATGGAGATGGCTCTATTTATTCTGTTGATTTGCAAAATAGAGTTTTTGTAGAAATTTCTGGCGTCTCAAAAAAGATGATAGATTGGATTAGAAATGAGCTTTTGAATAATTATCATATTATTTTAAATAAAGAGTTAAAAGAAACCAAGTCTAACGGTACAATTGTATATAAAATTAAAATTGGGTCTAAAAAAGAAATTGAAAAGCTATATAATCTTTTTTATAAAAATAACTCTTTGTTTATGAAAAGAAAAAAGGAAAAATTTGAACTCCTATTAAATATTCCACGAGACTCTAATCCCTCAAAAGAGGGATAAAAGATATGCTGAACTTATACAAATATGAAGTATAAGAACTAGAGGATAAAAAGCCTCTGGGATAACAAAATGAAGTATTGCTTATGACCTCTGTGAACAATTTGTTTGCGCGCAGAATAGTGTATCTAAGATTGGAGATATTCCTTACGGAGCTGGTTATACTCAACTTTCAAAAGAGTTTGAGGGTGCTCTCCGAAAGATTACAATGCTTTCTTATGGTTTAATTATGACTTGTCACTTGAAAGAGAGCTATGATGAAGAAGGAAAACTGATTGGAGCAAAACCTGACCTAAATAATCGTTGTTTGAAGATTGTCAATGGTATTGTAGATATTATTGGTGTTATCACTCAAACATGGAATGAGAAGGGAGAAAGTGAACGCTGGGTTCAGACCCGTTCTACTCCGACCATTACAGCAGGCAGTCGGTACAAGTTCCTTTCTCCAAAAATCCCCTTCGGTTTCCATGAGTTTGAAAAAGCTCTTGCCAAGGCAATCGACGCAGAAGCTCAGAATGGCGCACGTGTTGTTGACAATGCTCCAATTATTACCAATGAAAAGCATGATTTCAATGCTACAATGAGTGAAGCTCGTGAAATTTGGACTTCGCTTGTAAATAAGGCACAAACGGACGAGGATAAGACGGATATTGTTCGCACAATGTCAAAGAAGGTTGAGATGATTTTTGGCCGAAAGATGAAGCTTTCGGAAGTTACTGAAGATCAAGTAGACCTCCTATACTTAGCTCTTCTTGACCTGCGTGATCTACGTGACAGCATGAACTAAATAGATATATGTTCAGAGGCATAGTGTAAGACTATGCCTCTGAATTTGTATTTTTACGAAATTTATGATATAATATTAGAAAGGAAAAGAATTGGAGTTGATAGAGTGAAACACGAAGTCAAATGCCGACTATGTGGGCAATACTTTGATGCCCAACTTGATGGATTAGACACCATTTATGTGATGCCTGCAAAGAATTATTATTATCATAAAACCTGTTATGATAATTGGAAGAAAGCGAATCTAAATGAGGACGACCAATGGCGCGACCGTATTTATGACTATCTCGCGCACGACCTAAAAATCAAATATGATTTTTTCAAATGCGAAGCTTTCTTCAAAAGCTTTATCAAATCAGAGAAAAAAGGAACATATAAAGGATGTTATTTTGCTTTGAAATATTTTTATGAAATTCAAGGTGGAGATAGGGAGAAAAGCTATGGCGGCCTTGGAATTATTCCATATGTTTACGCCAAATCTACCGAATACTGGTCGCGCAAAGAACAAGAAAATCGTGGCATCGTTGCTTCTATTGAAGAAGAAATCAAAAAACGTGAAGAGCTCCGCGCGAAAGCTCCTCTCCGTAAAGTCAAAAAAGAAAAGACTCAAGCAAAACCAAAGTGGAACTTGGAGGACATTGAATGACAGATAAAAATACAGTGCTGCAAGTTCTCGGCGCACTTATGGCAAAGCCCCAATATCTTAGTCATACAGACAAATATATACTAACTCCGGATGACTTTCAAACAAAACTTGATAAATATATCTTCGCCGCAATCGACGGTCTTTACCGAAACGGCGCGACACGTATTGCCCCTATTGATATTGAAGGTTATCTAAAAAATAATGCGTCTGCACGCGTTACTTTTGAAACGGCTCATGGTATCGAATACCTCCAAGACGCGCAATACTATACAGACGAAGATAATTTTCTTCTTTATTATCGCCGTCTAAAAAAGATTAGCTTATTGAATTCTCTTCAAAAAATGGGCGTTGACACAAGTGAATTTTTTATTGAAGATGAAACAAAGCCAGAAGCCTTTGAAATCAACAAGAACTTTGAAGAATTAACAATTGAAAAAATCCTTCAAAAGGTTAAGTCTAAGATTCTAAAGCTAGAACAAAATTATAGCGAAAATGATGAAATACAGTCGTGGAACCTAGAAGAAGAAGTAGATGATGTGATTGATAGCTTCGGAGCTTCAGAAGGAATTGGTCTTCCAGTAAACGGAGATATTTTTTCTCATATCATAAATGGCGCGGAACTTGGTGCGCTAACTATCCGTAGTAGTGGAAGTGGCGGAGGTAAGAGTGCGCAAGCTGTAGCTGATGCTTGTCGATTAGCATTTCCTTTTTATTATGATGACTATAAAAGAAAATGGATTAGAGTAGGTAATACAGAACCAGTTCTTTTCATAATGACAGAGCAAAAGCCAGAACAAATTATTCAAATGGTTCTAGGATATTTGACCGGAATTGAAAGAAGTAGATTCCGTTATGGAGATTTTTCAAAAGACGAATTAGAGAGAATAGAGACTGCGCGCAAGATTATCAAGCATTATAAGACATTGAAGTTGATGAGAATTCCCGACCCATCAATTGAACAAATCAAAAATATGGTGCGTGAACAGGTGATCCTTTATGGAAGTCGATATGTATTTTATGATTATATCTTTATTTCTCCAAAACTGCTTGAAGAATTTCGTGGGCACTCATTGCGTAATGATGAACTACTTTTACTCATGACTACTGCTCTCAAAGACTTGGCAATTGAACAGAACGTTTGTGTCTTTACTTCAACTCAGGTCAATGCGAAAGCTGATGATAATACTGATATACGAAACGAAGCTTCTCTTGCTGGCGGTCGAGCAACCATCAACAAAGCAGACAATGGTGTAATCTGTGCACGACCAACAAAAGATGAAATTGAAATTCTCAATCAAGATGGAGTTCTTGACCAAGGTATTATTCCAGATATGGTAACAGACGTTTTCAAAGTTCGTTCTGGTCGATGGACACAGGTTAGAATTTGGAGTCAATTCAATGCTGGAACGCTTCGCAAACGTGATCTTTTCGCGACAGACCGTTATATGCGACCTATACCAGAACTCACAGAAGATGAGGCGCGCGGCCTCGTAAATTGGGAACTTTCAAAAGAAGATGAAGAGTTCTTAAAAGAAATCAACAAGAAAGGAAAAAACTGATGGCAATCAATTATAAAGAAATAATTGAAAATCTTGAACCAGAGGATATTGAAAAAATTTTAGATAAGTTAGAAGTTCCTTGGATTGATAAAGGAGATTTTTTACTTTGTAAAACAGCTTGTCACAATCTAAATGTAGACGAGGCTTCTTGGAAACTTTATTACTATAAGAACACTCATCTTTTTTACTGCTATAGTTCATGCGGCGCCATGTCAATATTTCAATTTGTTGAACATTGGTATGAGGCGCGTGAAGTAGTCTTTGATTGGTATCAAGATATTTATAGTTTTATCCAAAGCTATAACCAATCTTACTTTGCTGAGGAAAAAGAACTAAAAACAAAATATAAAAGTAATAAAGATAAGTATGCCAGACAAAAACTCCGACGTGAACTCCCAGAATTTTCTTCTAAAGTTCTTGAAACTTTTCAACATTATTATCCAGTTGAATGGTTAGAAGAAGGAATTACGGCACAAACAATGGATAAGTATGGGATACTTTATTCACCAATTCAGAATAAAATTATTATTCCTCATTTTGATGTAAATGGAAAATTAGTTGGAATTAGAGGGCGCGCGCTCGATGAATGGGAAGTTGAAAATGTTGGTAAATATATGCCCATTCAGGTAGAAAATACTTGGTATTCTCATCCTCTTTCTTTCAATTTATATGGACTTTTTCAGAATAGGAAAAATATTGAAGAAAGAGGCATTTGCTATGTGTTTGAAGCGGAAAAATCTGTACTTCTTTCTGAAAATTTTTCTACATCGAATTGTGCGGTGGCCATTTGTGGCAGTCAGTTCAATAAATACCAAGTTGACCTTTTGATGCGGTTCGCGCACCCAAGAGAAATTATTCTTTGTTTGGATAACGAAGAAAAAGAAGGAAGCACAGAATATTTTGAAAAACTTTGGAAGATTTGTAATAAATATAAAAATTATTGTAGATTTTCTTTTGTTTATGACAGAAAAAATATAACAAAAAAGAAAGACAGCCCAGCTGATGAAGGAGAAGAAATCTTTCGTCAACTGATAAAGGAGAGAGTAAAAGTGTAATGAGATATCGACTAAAAAATCCAGAAATAAAAGAAAATTTTGGAGAAAACCTCCTTCGCGCGAGAGGAGTCCAAGACATTCAAGAGTTTTGTCATCCAGACGAAAGTTGCCTTCAAAGCTGGCGCGACTTAGAAAATATTGAAAGAGCAGTGAAAGCGATAGAGCTAACAATCAATGATGTACGTCCATATGCACTAATTGCTGATTGCGACGTTGATGGCGCAACATCATCTGCCATTATCTATCAATATTTGAAAAGGCTAAATCCAAAAAAAGAAATTCAATACTTTATTCATTCTGGAAAACAGCACGGCTTTTCTGATTTGATGGAACAGTTAGAAGATAAAGATTGGAGTATAATTATTGCGCCAGATAGTGCCACAAATGACGGCGAATATATTTCCCGTTTTAGTTGTCCGGTATTGTGCGTGGACCACCATATCAAGGAAGAGAATACAATTATTCCTTCAAATATGATTTTAGTAAATAATCAAACTTCACCTAATTATAAGAATAAAGATTTGTGTGGAGCTGGTGTCACTTGGCAGTTGTGTCGCGCGCTTGACGACTTTTTTATAAAAGACCTTGCTTGGGAATATATTGATTTATGCGCTTTAGGCATTGTCGCAGATATGATGTCAATGTTAGAGGTTGAAAATCAATATCTTGTTCAAACTGGCTTCAAAAATATCAAGAATAAAATGTTTAAGACTTTGCTTGAGAAGCAAGACTATTCAATGGGCGGGAAAATCACTCCAATCACAGTTGCTTTCTATATTGTGCCGCTAATCAATGCCATGATTAGAGTTGGATCAATGGATGAGAAAGAACGCTTATATCTATCTTTTGTAATGCCGGAGGTAATGGTTGATTGTCATAAGCGGGGTGCAAAAGGCACAAAAGAGCGTCTTTGTATTGAAAGCACGCGCGAGTGCGTGAACGCTAAGTCTCACCAAGATAAAATGAAAGAGCAGATGGTTGAGAAACTTGAAGCCAAAATTTTCAAGAAGGATTTATTATCTAACCAAGTTCTATTTATTCGGCTAGAGGATGATGATGTATTTCCCGCAGAACTGAATGGACTTATAGCGATGAGCATTGCATCGAAGTACAAACGTCCTACAATCGTAGCTCGTCTCAATGATGAGGGATATATCAGAGGGAGTGCTCGCGCGCCTGGAAATACAGAACTAAAATCTTTCAAAAATTTCATGGCTAGTACTAAACTATTTGAGTATACGCTTGGTCATGACCAAGCTCTTGGAATAAGTATTTTCGACCGCAATCTTTCTACTTTCCATGAAATTGCTAATAAAGAACTCTCAAAAATTGATTTCGGCGAAAATTACTATGACGTAGATTTTGTGATGCGCGCCGACGACCAAAAAATTGAAGAAGCCATTGAAGAGCTTTGCGCAATTGAGCAAGTTTATGGACAACAAAATGAAGAACCGGTTATGGCAATCACTAATTTGAGTGTGTCTCAGAACGATGTAAAAATTATTGGAAAGAATTTAGACACTTTGCGAATTGAAAAGAATGGAATTACCTATGTGAAGTTCCGCGCGAAAGATTTGATTAGAGAGCTAAAAGACTTTCCGGGTGATATGGAACTAACTATTATTGGAAGACCTAACATTAACGCTTGGAATTATAAAAATATTCCACAAATCTTTATGGAGGATTGCGAAGTCGAAGACGCAAGATTTGCTTTTTGATTTCCAAAATTTTAGAGAATGGGCTGGTCTGTTTATAAACATACAAATCTAACAAATCAAAAAGTATATATAGGAATTACCTCACGGAAGCCTTCTTCTCGTTGGGGCTTGCAGGGGAAAGGTTACAAAGACCAACCCAAATTTTTCAATGCAATTGAGAAATACGGTTGGGAAAATTTTAAACATGAAGTTCTTTACACTAATCTCTCTCTGGAGGAAGCATTGTCTTTTGAAAGCCAGCTGATAAATGAATATAATAGCATAGAAAAAGGGTATAATGTTTGTCTTTATGGGAAGATTAAAACGAAAAAGATTATTTGTTTAACGACAAGAAAAATTTTTAATAGCCTTGAAGAGGCTTCTAATTTTGCCAATGTTTCTAGTTCAAGTTTGAGTCACTATTTAAGTGGAGATTATGATACCTGTGGAGAATTTGAGGGAGTAAAGTTAGAATGGGAATATTTGGATTGTTCAGAAAAAAACGAAGAAGCTAAAACCAAGAGAGAAATAAGAAAAAGAAAACGAGAAGAAAAGTTTTATTCTCCTACCAGCTTAGAAATTATAAAAAAATATAAAGACGGAGTTCCAATAAATCAATTATCAAAAGAATATGGCAAAAGTAAGGAAGCTATAAAAACGCTACTCAACTTTTATAATATCCCTATAATTTCTTCAAAAGAAAGATGCTCTCATGGTGTATATCAATTAGACGATGATAATAACATTATTAAAAAGTATAATAGTTTAACAGAAGCGAGTATATCCATTGGAATTGGCGAAAACGCAATAGGAAGAATCAAAAGAGCTTGTAACGAAAAATGGAGGAAGGTAAAAGGATTTCACTGGTCTTGGGTAGATAGTCAATAACTGATTTGGAGATTGAAGATAGTAGATTTGCTTTTTAGAGAAATTTGTGATATAATAGAAGTAAAGAAATTGGAAAGGAAATTTTCTTATGGATTTATCAAAAATTACTTCTGTCTCAGAATTGAGACAAATTATTGCAGAATGTGAAAAAAGAATTTCAGAATTAAATCCTTATGGAAACTTAAAAAGTTTATCCAATAAAGCCTTTGGTGAAGAATGGAGCGAGCCGTATATTCTTAGCCAAGTTCCAGCTCTGAGAAAAGATAACTCCGCTGGTCATGATATGTTTTCTGAAAAATATGGTAGAGTAGAGGTCAAATCTGCTCGGCTGCCGCTGAAAACAATTACTTATAATCAATGTCATCCATATGAGTGTGAATATTTTCTTTTCGTTAATTATGATACTGAAAATGGCGGAGAAGAGATATTTTTTATTCCTAGTAGAGATATTACAAATGAACAATTATTTTCTAAAAGTAAACAACATTCTAGGATAGAAGAAAGCTGTTATACAATTTCTGGCTCAACCAAGAAAAATAAACAATCTTTTTCTAAATACCGTTTTATGACTTTTTCCGAGCTAAATAAATTCTTAGAGGTATGATATGGGAAAAATTGCAAATGATAAATATTATACTGAAAATAGTATAGCCAAGTACTGCGTTGAAAAAACTTTTGAAATTCTTGGAACAGATTGGGACAGAATTATTGAGCCATCAGCAGGAGCTGGGGCATATCTGGCTTATTTGCCAAATAACACATTAGCTTATGATATTTTGCCTGAAGGCCCAAATATTATTCAAGCTGATTATAGAGATATAAAACTCCCTTATGAAGAAAAATCTCTTGTGATTGGTAATCCCCCTTTTGGTAGAGCTAATAAACTTTCTGTTCAATTTATAAAGGCCTCTTTAACCCATTCGCCATATATTTCACTCATTCAGCCAATTAGTCAATTAAATCAAAATAGAACGATGAAAGATACTGAACTATTATATAGTGAAGACTTAGGAACTTTACCTTATAGCGGAAGAAAAGTTCATTGTTGCTTGAATATATATCATTATTATAAGAATGGACATAAACAAAATTATGACATTCCAGGAATTCTAGAATGCAGGCATATCTTTCGGACTGGTAAATATAAGCACCCAGATGATATATTAAATTATCCTTGGGACTTCCGTGTTTCCGCTTGGGGGACAATAAAGCTATTGGATGAAGGTGAAACCTGTCTTAATGAAATAGTTTTTAGATGTGACGATAATATAAAAGAGTGGTTAGAAAAAAAGCTAAAAGAATGTAATTATAAAAATTTACTTCAATGTGTTGCTTCGCCAAATTTGCCTGCATGGAGACTCCGCAAATGGCTAAAAGAACAATGGGAGAAAGAAAATGATAAAAATTTATAAAATTGAAAATTTTACAAAAGAATTAGTTGCTTCACTCCCTAATACTCTTCAATCTTTAGAAGAAATTGAAAATTATATTCTTTTTGAAGACGAAAATATCTATAAAAAAATTCAAATAGACGAACTTTATTATTTAATTGATGAAGAACCATGGAGAATTGTAGGAATAATGAGCTTACATAAGGGATGGAGCTTTTTTGACGTGGCCGAACATGATGATAGGGTTAGAATAAAGAAGGTATTTCCAGATAAAACTTGCCATATAATTGGCGAATAAAAAGGAGGAAGAGAATGGACGAACGAAAACTAAAGTACCCTGGTTCTCTACATAATCATCTTGACTGGTCAAATGAACGTCTTCGTGACTGTATCATTAAGACTGAAGATTTGATTGATTATGCAATTGAACTAGGACATCAAGTAGTAGCCATTACCGACCATGAAACCGTCTCTGGCGCAGTTCGCGCTGAGAAATATTATCGAAAGGTAAAAGAAAAGAATCCTGATTTTAAGCTTATTCTAGGAAATGAGATTTATCTTTGCCGCAATGGCCTCAATGCTTCTAATTATAAAGCAGGTCAAGACAAATATTATCACTTTATTCTTCTTGCAAAAGATGCAATTGGTCACCAACAAATCCGTGAACTTTCTACGCGTGCTTGGCTTCGTAGCTATACAGCGCGAGGCATGAGACGTGTTCCGACTTATTATAGCGATTTATTTGAGATAATTGGTGCTAACCCAGGACATATTATTGGTTCATCAGCGTGTTTGGGTGGCTGTCTTCCTACTCAACTCCTTCGTGCGAAGACTGAACCAGAGTTGTTACCAAAAATTTATAATTGGATTAGTCAATTAGATAACTTATTTGGACATGGTAATTTTTTCTTTGAAATGCAACCAAGCCATAATAAAGATCAAGTCTATGTAAATCAACGACTCTTTGAACTTTCAGAAGAATTAGACATCCCCTATATTATTACAACTGATAGTCATTACCTAAAGAAAGAAGACCGCACTATCCATAAAGCATATCTAAATGCTCAAAATGGCGACCGTGAAGTTGATGACTTTTACGCGTCTACGTATATGATGAATACGGAAGAACTTGAAAGTTATTTTGGATATTTTTCAAGGGAACAATTAGAAAAAGCATATAGAAATATCCTTAAGATTAGAGAAACTTGTGAAGATTATAGCCTACTAAAACCTCTAAGAATTCCAGAATTAGAGTGGTACAAGTATCCACAAAATAAAGATGAATATCTTTTTTATAAAAATAAAATTCCACTTCTTGAAACTTTTTATAATTCTAATTATATTGGTGATAGACATCTTGTTTGGGCAGTTATTGATGGTATAAAATCTCGACGCGGACTTCAAACGGATGAGGCTTATAAAGAAATAAATGTGTGTCTCGATGATACTTGGCGTTCTTCTATCAAAAATAATGCTCATTGGTCTGCATATTATCTAAATCTTCAAAAAAATATTGATTTGTGCTGGGAGGCTGGTTCTCTTGTTGGGCCAGGGCGGGGTTCTGGTGCAGGATTTATTCTACTATACGTACTTGGAATTACTCAAATAAACCCGCTTCTTGAAGAGACGAAAGTATTCCATTGGCGCTTTTTGAACCCTGATCGAGCTTCGGTTCTTGACTGTGATACAGATATCGAAGGAAGTAAGCGTGCACAAGTCCTTCAAAAGTTTCGAGACTTTTATGGCGAAGACAGAGTGTCTAATGTGGCAACCTTCAAAACCGAAAAATCCAAGTCTGCTATTCTAACTGCCTGTCGCGGCCTCAATATTGAGGTTGATATTGCTTCTTATCTAGCTGGACTAATTCCATCCGACCGCGGCCAGTTACGGTCTTTATCACAATGCATGAATGGTGACGAAGAGAAGGACTTCAAGCCAATCAAACAATTTGTTTTTGAAATGACGGAAAATTATCCAGAAGTTTGGGCAGTAGCTTCTAAAATTGAAGGACTGATTTGTGGAGTTGGAATACATGCTGGCGGAGTAATTTTTGTTGATGAACCTTTCACTAATTCTACGGCTCTAATGCGCGCGCCAGATGGTACAATTATTACTGCTTTTGAACTACATGACTGCGAGGATGTGTCACTTATCAAAATTGATATGCTCTCTATTGAAGCCCTTGATAAAATTCATAATGAGTTAGATTTATTAGTGGAATATGGCTATATAAAACCAGAGACAACATTACGAGAAACCTATGAGAAAATCATTGGAATTTATAATCTTGAGCGCACCGCCCCAGAAATGTGGCAAATGGTCTGGGAGCATAAAATTACCAGTCTTTTCCAAATGGAAAAACAAAGTGGTATCAATGGCATCGCGCTAACGCATCCAAAAAGTGTTAGTGAATTAGCGGTTTTGAATTCAGTTATTCGTCTTATGGCTCCTGAAAAGGGTGCAGAGCAGCCTCTTGATATGTGGGCCAGATATCGTTCCAATATCATAGAATGGGAACGAGAGATGCGCGCGTATGGCCTAAGTCAAGTCAATATTGATTGGCTAATGTCACACAGCGCTATTACCGATGGTATTTGCGAAAGCCAAGAAGGAATGATGCAGCTTCTACAAGAGGAACAACTTGGCGGCAATAATCTGACCTTTGCAGACAAATGCCGTAAGGCTATTGCAAAAAAACAAGGTAAACTTTTTGACGAATGTGAAAAGGCTTATTTTGAAAATGCTCAAGAAAAAAATTGTGATATGAAACTTGTTCATTATGTTTGGGATATTTTACTTCGTGTTCAGCGCGGCTATTCGTTTTGTCGTGCGCACACTCTTTCATATTCTCTTGTAGCTCTGCAAGAAATGAATTTGGCTTATCGCTTTCCAATTATTTTTTGGAATTGTGCTTGTCTAATTAGTGATAGCGGCGGTAATGAACAACAGGGTGACGATGACGATGAAAATGAAGAAGAGGATACGTTTACAATAGAAAAATATACCGATTGCGTAGAAGAATTCGACGATGATGACGAAGAAGATGAAGAAGATGATGCTGAAGTCAATAAAACCTTAATGACTAAAAAGAAGAAAAAAGTAAAAGTAAGTAACTACGGTAAAATCGCCGCAGCACTTGGAAAAATGCAAACGGCTGGAATTTCAGTCGCACCGCCAGATATCAATAAGTCTACCTTTACATTTTCTCCAGATGTTGAAAATTCAATTATTCGTTTTGGCATGAACGGTATTACGAAAGTCGGTCAAGATATTGTAAAACAAATAATCGAAAATCGCCCTTACACTTCAATCCTAGACTTTCTCTCAAAAGTAAAAATCAATAAACCTCAAATGGTAAATCTTATAAAATGCGGTGCTTTCGATAGCTTCGGCCCGCGCGAGCAGATAATGCGTGAATACGTCAATCTGATTAGCGATGCGAAAAAACGCATTACTCTCCAAAATATGAAGATGCTTATTGATTTTGGACTTATTCCAAATGAATATGACTTTGTTTGCCGGGTCTTCAACTTCAACAAATATCTAAAGACATTCAAAGCAGATGATTTGTTCCTTTTAGACAATATTGCGATGGCCTTTTTTGATAAGAACTTTTCAATTGACAAGTTGGTTGAAGACGTCCGCGCGGAAAGCGGTTTTGGCATAAAGCAAATCACGTGGAAGAAAATCTATGATGAAGTCATGGATAGAATTCGTCCCTATATCAAAGAAAATAACCAAAAACTTCTTACTTCTGTAAATAGTCGATTGACAGAAGATGTGTGGAATAAGTATTGCCTTGGAAACACAAGTAAATGGGAAATGGATAGCGTTTCTTGTTATTTCCATGAACACGAACTCGCGCACGTCAATAATGCTTATTATGGCTTTTCAAATTTCTTTGATTTACCAGAAGAACCAGAAATTGAACGAGTTTTTGAAATAAAAGGTAAACGTGTACCAATCTTCAAAATTCACCGTATTTACGGGACTGTTCTTGACCGAGATAAGATGAAAAAGCTAGTTACACTTCTAACACCAGAGGGTGTCGTCACTGTGAAAATTTTTGGTGAAGTCTTCAATATCTATGATCGCCAAATTTCTGAAAAAGGTGTGGATGGCAAGAAACACGTCAAAGAAAAATCTACTTTTGCACGTGGAAACAAAATTGTAGTGTGTGGAATTCGTGATGGTGACAGCTTCCGTGCGAAAAAATATAAAACAACCCCCTACCATCTTTGTGAATTGATTGAAGAAGTTTATCCAGATGGTAAAATAAAAATGCGCCCAAGGTTGGAGTTAGATGAATGATAGTTGGAATTCATGATTATGATTTTTTTCATTATTGGAATGTAATGCCAAATCTTGAGTGTGCGAAGCTTCTTGCCTACTACAAGAAGAAAAGAGATATAACGCTTTTGGCTCCTACTTTGGAGCCAGAACGTTATAATTCTTTTTTTGTAAGAAAAGATTATGAGGATAGATTGTATCCAAAAGAACTTTTTTTACCTAATGTAGGATATGGTGGTCGCGCGGTATCATTAGAAAATTATGTTCCTTTTTCAAAAGAAATTGAAAGTATTGTTCCTGACTTTTCTCCGTATGAAAAATATGAAAGTTACTTCGGAGTAGATAAGGCTACTTTTAAGAGGATTTTACGCGCAGGGCATGGACGTCTTTCGCGTGAAGGCCATGGTATTGATAGCTTTGTGGAAAAGCAACTCAAAGCACAGATTTTTCCAAAAACATCAGGTATTATTCTTCATGATTATAACCTTGGACAAGTTGAAGGAGCTGTTAGTTTCCTGAAAGAGTTATCTAATTCTCGTTTTGGTGTAAATAATCCTGAAAAAATTCACGTGCTGCCAATTGGGATGAAATTTCCGCCAATTGTAAGCACAAAAGAAAAACTCTATGAATGGCTTAGTCTTCCGCCTCTTTCAGGTATTTTCCAAGTTCAATATGAAGACCTGATGCCTGATAAAATGGTAAAAGAACTATGTGATGATATTCCTGCTAGAACTGCGCGGAAAATTATATATAATCCGTTTTCCACAACGTCTTGTGATGAGCAAATCCTAGAAACACTACCTATTGTATACAGACAGTGTTTATACTTATCTACTCATAAGATAAATTTTCTACTTACTCTTGGTAGAGAATCTCCATTTTCACAAGAGTTAGAAAACCTTTTTCGACTTTGGAATGAATTTTTTCAAAAAAGCCAAGATAGAAAACTGACCACATTATATTATTACCTAAAAGCAAAATCTCAGTATAATTCTGGTCCAATTTTTACAGAGAAATCTCTCTCTCCAAAGACTTCCCTTGAGGAAAATCGGAAAAGCTTTATATATATTCGTGAAAAGAATTATGAACTTTTCAAGATGTTCTACGAGACAATCTCTGTCCATTATGAAAAGGAGATGTTTATAAATGACTAATTTAGAAATAAAACAAAAAATAGATGAAAATAATAGTATTATTGAACAGCTAGTAACACCAAATAAATTCACCCTAAATAATACTGTTGCTAAATTATTAGAAGAAAATAAAAAACTTCAAGCACAATGTCACCATAGCTTTATTAATGGATATTGCGAATATTGCTATGCGGAGGAAAAAGAATGAATATCAAAAAAAGAGACGGCCGTTTAGTTCCATTTGAGAAGGGCAAAATTGAGATTGCAATAAATAAGGCTTTTCTTGAAGTTGACGGTTTAACGAATGACGAAGTTACTGTAGCAATTGCAGACTGGATTGAGGACAATCTTCAAGACGAGACTGGTGTTGAAGAAATACAGGATAACATTCAGAGAAAGCTGATTGAAAGTGGTTGTCAAGATGTTGCTATTGCTTATATTCGTTATCGATATCTTCATGAAATGGCACGAAAAAGCTATAACGATTTGATGAGTGCGGTGTCTGAAAAAATACAAGCAACTAATGTTCAAAATCAAAATGCCAATGTAGATGAACATTCTTTTGGCGGGCGTATCGGAGAAATGAGCGATTTGGTCATGAAGCGTTATGCTTTGGACTATTGTGTCTCCCCAATGGCTCGTGTAAATCACGAGAATAATGAGATTTATATTCATGATTTGAACTCTTATGCTGTTGGTTCACATAACTGTCTTTCACTACCTTTTGATAACTTGCTTGCTAAGGGTTTTGATACACGACAGACAGACGTTCGTCCCGCACAGTCTATTAGCACAGCAATGCAACTAATTGCAGTAATTTTTCAAATTCAATCTCTAAACCAATTCGGAGGCGTTGCTTCAACACATTTGGATTGGACTATGGTTCCTTATGTTAGAAAAAGTTTTAGAAAGCATTATATCAATGGCTTAAAATACTTTTGTGATATTGATGATAAGGAACTTTTTGGGCATATTCCCGAAGATGCTGGAATTGAAGACGAAGAGTATAAAATTTATGACAAAGCATACAAGTATTCCATGGATATGACTAAAAAAGAATGTTATCAAGCAGTTGAAGCCATGTTCCATAATCTAAATACACTTCAATCGCGTAGTGGCTGTCAGTTGCCATTCACGAGTATCAATTATGGTACTTGTATATTACCGGAAGGTCGTATGATAACAAAAGCTATCTTAGATATATCAATAAAAGGAATTGGTAAGCTTCATCGGACAAGCGTTTTTCCGTGTCAAATTTTCCAGTGTATGAAAGGAGTAAATCGAAAGCCAGAAGACCCAAATTATGATTTATTTCAATTAGCATTGAAATCTACCGCTTTACGTCTTTATCCGAATTATTGTAATGTGGATTGGAGCGTCAATATAGGTTATGATAAAAATGACCCTAAAACCTATGTGTCAACCATGGGGTGCAGAACTTATAACGGATTTGATATAAATGCAGAACCAGGTGTAAATCCTCAAACAAAGGATGGGCGCGGCAATATTTGCCCAGTTACTATTATCATGCCAACTTTAGCTATGGAAGCAAAAGAGGAGTATAATACCGATGTAATGATGGATAGAGATGATAAATCTATTATTGACCTTTTCTTTGGCATTCTTGACAAGAAAATTCATGAAGCAAAAGATATGCTCCTTGAACGCTTTGAATGGATTTGCGCGCAACCACCAGAAGCAGCATCTTTTATGTATGAAAATAATACAATGACTGGTTATCACCCAGAAGAAGGAATTAGAAGTGCGCTAAAGCATGGAACATTGGCAATTGGTCAAATTGGTCTTGCTGAAACTCTTCAAATTCTGATCGGAAAAGACCATACGACAGAATATGGAATGGACCTTGCAAAAAGAATAGAAAAACTATTTCAGCAAAGATGCGCTGAATTCAAGAAAGAATACCATCTAAATTTCGGCGTATACATGACACCAGCTGAAAACTTATGTTATACTTCGATGGAAAAATTCAAAGAAAAATATGGGATTATTGAAAATGTTAGCGATAAAGATTACTTTACCAATTCTATTCATGTTCCAGTATGGAAAAAAATATCTCCAATAGATAAAATTGATATTGAAAGTCAACTAACTGGGTACTCTAATGCAGGATGTATCACTTATATCGAATTGGAAAGCGGAATAAAGAATAACCTTGAGGCACTTGAAACAATAGTAAATTATGCAATGGATAAAGACATTCCTTATTTCGCTGTAAACGTTCCGAATGACCAATGTATGAATTGCGGCTATTGTGATGAGATTGGAACAAACTGTCCTGCCTGCGGAGGAAAGAATATCAAAAGATTACGTCGGGTAACTGGCTACCTTACTAATGATTATAAAACAGCTTTCAATCTTGGAAAACAACAAGAAGTAGAAATGAGAGAAAGACATGACCAGATTGAGGTGGACAAATGAAATACCAGAAAATCTATTCTTTTGACACTGCTGATGGAAAAGGTATTCGAACTTCAATCTTTGTTTCTGGTTGCACTCTCCATTGCAAAAATTGCTTCAATCCAGAGGCTTGGGATTTTAATGCTGGAAAATTATTTACCTCAAAGCAATTTTTTCAAATCTTGGAGCTACTAAAACGTCCTTACTGTGCAGGTCTGTCAATTCTCGGCGGAGAGCCTTTTGACCAAATTGACAATGACCTTCTGATTGAATTATGTAAATCTGCGCATGTCATGGGGAAAAATGTTTGGGCTTGGTCTGGATATCAATTTGAAGAATTATTGAAAAACGATAAAACGCGCAGTCTCTTGGAAAATTGCGATGTTCTAGTAGATGGGCGTTATGATAATAAGCTGCGCGATCTTAGTTTAGCATGGCGCGGAAGCTCTAATCAAAGAGTCCTTGACGTCAAAGAGAGCCTCACACAAAATAAGCCAATTCTATATAAAGAGGGCTGATATGGAAAGTAAAGAAGTAAAACAAATCACAACCCAGAAATCGCAAATTGAGAAGCTTTTAATAACTCTCGATAGATGTACAGATGACACTCCTATTACTTTTGAATATGTTCTAATGTGTCTTTTCCCCACGGTTTGGAATAACATCCAAAAAGCATTGAAGGATGCATATACGAATGGTTATCTTCAAGCAAAGCAAGAATTTGAAAAAAACTAAAATTTTTGATATAATATTTTTATAAAGAGTAAAGGGGACTAGTTTGATGACGCACAAAGAGGAACGCTTTTTCAATATCGCGCGTGAAGTCAGTTATTTATCTGATTTCAAGCAGACAAAGGTCGGCGCGGTTGTTGTTAGTGGCAATAGGATTCTTTCTTCTGCTTGTAATAGTCAGAAGACTCGTCCTCTTCAGCACCGTTATAATATTTATCGAAATTTTGATGACTACGAGAATTCAATCGCGCGAGAACACGCAGAGGTCGCTGCACTTTCTCCTCTTATTGGGAAAGATATTGAATGGGATAAAGTCAATATCTATGTTTATAGAGAGCATAAAAATGGAGATAGAGCTTGTAGCAGACCCTGCGCGGCGTGCGCGCGACTGATACGAGACCTAGGAATAAAGACAGTTTATTATTTGAATGAAAGTGGAGATTACGTAAAGGAGAAAATTATTTGATGAGAGTTGAAAATGTAAAGATTTATGACTTGGAAGAAAGTCTTCATGCTTCAGGGTATCCTTTGAGAACTACGACCGATTGGGAAGAGACAGTAGAAGCCGCGCTAAAACGAGCGAAGAACCTATCTCACGCCGCTGATTGGGTTGGCGCGCACGACCAATTCCTTACAGGTATTCTCGTGAGTTTTGACTTGCGCTTTTCTAATAAAGCATGGATTGAAATGGAGAGGTATATCTTCAAATTTTTTGTTAGTTCACAATCCACTATGCACTGTGCCACAAAATTTTCCCTAAAAGAACAATGCAATAGATATGTTGATTCACGCATCATTGATATTGTCCAAGGAAAAATCAATGAATACAACCGACTTTCTGCGCTAAAAGGACAAAACGAGGAAGCAAAGCAAAGTCTCTCGAAACAGAAAACAGAACTTTATCTTGAAATTTTGTATAATATTCCTCCTGGCTTTGAACTTACAGCGCGGCTTACCACAAATTACCGTTGTTTGAAGAATATCTGGCGTCAGCGTCGTAGCCATAAGCTGCCGGAATGGAGAGAATTTTGTAAGTGGATTGAGACACTTCCTTATGCTAAAGATTTGATTTGCTATGAAAAGGAAGAAAAGAAAACCAGTAGCGCAATTACGCTTGACCAAGTTATGGAACGACTAACAAAAATTGAGGACAAGATTACTAATAGTCCGCTAATTGTAACTTCTCCTGCAACTGTTCCTTATACGCCAAAACCTTATGAAATTGGCACTCCTAGTAATCCGTGGTATACTACGTGCAACTGTAATGAAAATACAAGCTATCAAGTGGAGGCAAAAAATAATGACACTCTATAAAAAGACAGAAGAACTAATTACCCTAAACGAAAACGAAGCAAAAGAAACTATTGAAGCATACCGGGAAAAGGCTCGTGAAGAAGGCTTTCAGATTACAGCAGCCGGTTACACTTATAAAACGAAGAAGCAAAAGGGAATTGTTGTGGATGAAATTTGGGTCTGCAAAATTCAAATGGCATATTGTTCTCTGTGGGGTGAAGAGGCTGAATGAACGTAGAACCAAATTCTAAAAAAGTTATCGAAGAAGTACGCGACGCGCTTTCTCAACTAAATAGTCTTGATGGAAATTCCATTGACGCCATTGCTGTTCTGCTATCAATGGATGATGCTCAATTTGAATTAGTGTCCCCAGGCATTCTGGATAGTTTCCTTCGTAGTCTCAATACTACGAACGCGCGCCTAATGCTCGCGCAGTCTATCAATGCCACTGGCTCTACAGCAGAAAGCGTCCAGGACGAATTTCTCCAATTGGTAAATGAAATTGATATAATTACTGACCTGACTGCACCAAAGCGAGATTTTCTCAAAAAGCTACTGCGCGGCATCAATACGGCTATTAGTGAAACAGAAGGTATCGCAAAACGTTATATCCAAATTCCTTTTGTAAAGTGCCATCCAGACGCAAAAATGCCTGAGTATGCGCATCCCGATGATAGTGGAATGGATGTTTATGCAGTGGATGACTATGTGATTCATCCCGGCGAAACAAAGCTTATTCCAACTGGCATCAAGGTGGCTGTTCCAAATGGTTATGAAATTCAAATTCGTCCAAAGAGTGGTCGCGCCCTCAAGACAAAAATGAGAATTGCTAATTCAATTGGGACGGTTGATGCTGGATTTAGAGGGGAGCTTCAAGTAATTATTGAAAATATTGAGCCTCCAATCAAGGACATCACTTATGATTTTGATGATAATGGTCGCCCTATCATTACCTCAATTCTTAGAGGTAGTGATATGACAATTGGAAAAGGCGAGAAGTTCGCGCAACTTGTTCTAATGGAAGTTCCCAAAGCAGTTCTTTTCCAAGTTGAGAATCTTGATGATACAGAAAGAGGTAATGGAGGTTTCGGCTCCACCAACCTAAAGTAAATAACGGAAGTGAGTGAATGGCTAAGATACAACTAGACGACATAAAAGCCGAGATTGAAAAAGACGGCTGGAAACTCATTTCTACAGAATATAAAAATCTTGATACTATAATGGAATTTGTATGCTCAGAGGGGCATCAAGTATTCGCGCCATGGAAAAAGATTCGTATGCGGCGCGAATGTCCTTTCTGTAAAGACAATCCATATAAAGAAATAAAATTAGAAGCAATTCCAAAGAAAAAAGGAAGTTTTCGTGTTCTTGGGCTTGACCAAGCGACAAAACGAAGTGGCTTTTCAATCTTTGAAGATAAAAAATTGATAAAGTATGGATACTTCGATGCGCCTGAAAATACAGATGAAATTGCGCGTGACCATCGCATAAAAGAATGGATGATGTCAATTATTTCTACTTTTGAAATTGATTTTGTTGGTATTGAAGGAATTCAATATGAGCAGAATTATGGAGTTACGACATTTCAAACACTCGCACGCCTTCAAGGAATTTTGATGGAAACGTGCTTCGCGCGTGGTATCTCTTTTGAAATATGTCCAACAAATACATGGCGCGCGCACTGTGGCGTAAAGGGACGCTCAAGAAGCGACCGAAAAGCTTCAATGAAAAATCTAGTAAAACAATGGTATGACGTAAGTGTAAATGATGACTGCGCGGACGCCATTGGAATTGGAAAATTTGTTTCTGATAGAAACTTTCCTCATAAAGAAATTGTTCAATGGGAATAAAAGAGAGGAGCCGAAGCTCCTCTCCCAATTTCAATAAGATTTGACTTTTCTTTCTATTTTATCATGCCATTCTTGTAGAGCTTCATGAGCCTCTTCCCACATACATTTATGAACAGTTTCCATCGAAATTTCCTTTTCTTTCGAAACTTCTTGTTCGAATAATTTGTGAAAATCAGAGAAATGTTGAAGACGATATTGCGCGTACTTTGCTATTTCATCCGCGAGAGTTTTGTCACCTTCTTCTCGGATACAAAAAGCATAATCAATCATCATTTCCGAATCTTTCAAATCGTCATACATTCCCTTATAAAGCGCTTTGTATTTTTTCATTTCAGGACCTCCTTATGCGAGTTTTGTAATTACTACATTGACATTGGAATAAGTAGTATCTAAACCCGCATTTTGGAAGGTTAGAGTGGTGGTGTTATTTATGGCACAACAGGAAGGAAGTACTTGGACAATTTTTGAAAAATTCACTGTACGAATATCAGTGGCCGAAGCTGATGTTTGAGTGGCTGTTGCTCCTGGCAGAGCTACACCATTTTTCAGTAAATTTACAGTAATTGCGCCAGCGGTCGCGCCAGTAATAGCACCAGTGCCTGTAAAAGAAACATAGTAAAAACCTGGACGTTTTAGGGTAAACGAAGTAGAACCAGCAGAATGAAGCACAGTGCAACCAGTCAGGACATCATTTGTTGCGAAAGATAGTAGCCCTTCTGGCGCTATGGTTTGAGAAGTATTTGTATAACTTTCAATCATTTTATTACCTCCGATACGAATTTGTATTCTCGGTAATAGCTGTTAGATGCCGCAGCCGCAATTGTAACTAGAGCCGCAAGTGCCACCTACTGACTGATAAGGGCTGCAAGTAATATACGCAGGCTGTGGAAATGGACGTAACGTCCCAATAAGAGTAGCGTTCTGAGTCTGTTGAGAAAGCTGGAACTGCGCATTCATTAGGTCTCGGTCGCGGTCGGCTAGTTTGTCGCGAAGGTCTTGCATCGTATTTGCGTTGATTAGCGCACGAGTTGCTTCACCTTCAGCATGGATGGCAGTTGTAATTTCGCAGGTATTCTTGTAACCTTCGGAAGAAAGGTCTTTGATGCCACCCTTGATTTCACAGCAGCATTGCTGTTGAGCAAATCTGTTCTCTGCCAGAGCGGACTGAGTGGAATAGAAGCCGTCCTTGACTACGGCCTGATTGCCATAGAAGCCGTCTTTCATTCCGCTATTGATTGCATAGAAGCCGTCACAGACACCATTAGTAATACCACGGAGCTGACTATTGACGTCTTGATTGTTGAAACCTTCAAAGAGATCGGAACGAGTTAGCGCGCCTTGAACAGCAGCGTCAGCATTTCTGTTACCAAATAGACCGCCATTTCCACCGAGAAGAGCTAACCAAACCAAATAGATAAAAGGATTGTTCCACGCTCCGCTCATACCATTATCGTTATCCTTTGTTAGGGCGAGAATATCGCCAGCAGATAAACCTTCAGTTCCCATCATTGTAATAGAAACCTCCTAAAATATATATTCCAAAAATAATTTGTCTTCCGGACGACAACTTATTTTAGGTTCAAAAGGAAATTTAAACCTTGTTCAATTTGTTCATCAGGTATACCTTGTGCGCGAGCCTGTTGAGCTAGTTGGACAAGGTTTTCTTTTGTCAATTTTGGTGCCATCTGACAAAAACGTTGAGGGTCAATAGGCGGATTTTGAGGTCGTTGCTGTTTTTGACTCATTTGTATCATCATTTGTAATGGATTAGAGTTCATTATTCAATTTTCCTCCTTTTAGCTGCTTTTTTAGTTCAGCTACTTCTTTTTCAAGAGCTGCCACCCGTTCATCAGAGGTTTGATTAGCGCGAGTTTCACATGGAGTTAGAGTATATGCCAGAAGCGTTGGCGCTCCATTCTGCATTGATTTCAAAAACATTATTGCTTCACTAGGACATAATGCTACTGAAATCCCTCCACCGACAGGAATATTAGCTATTTCCATAGAATTATTTATCATATAAACATTTCCCTGTGGTTGCGGAAAGAACTGTGTCGCTTGATAAGAGTTGGTTTGATAAGGATTATAACCTGCCATTTTTATTCCTCCTTTACTCCTTCTATATATAAGAAGCTTAGGAACTGATAAAATAAAAAGAAGAGACTAAAGTTGTAATAAGTTTGGTGAAAAGCTACAACTTTAGTCTCTTTTATTATATTAGTCCCTGATAAAAGGTAAAATCACTTGAAGATTTTCTGGTGATAAATTTACTTCTCCAAAATCTTCAATAGAAAATGAAATATCAGGTGGTGTAATCTCCAATGTGTTCAATTGTAGAACTTCGGATTGACATTCAGTCATTTTTTCTGGAATAACTTTTATATAAGTGCCATCCTCTGACCAAATAGGGGCTCCGTTCTCATCTTTCTGAGAATATGCTGTAATAATTTCTTTCATTTTATTTGTATAGAAATCTATTTCTTGGTCAATCGAAGAAAAAAGTTTTGTAAGTTTATATGAAGTTTTAATTGGTAAAGAAAGCTTTTCAAAAGCTTTTTTCTGCTCGTTTAGAGCAAGAATTTGCGACATTGTTAGATTCATTTTATCATCTCCTTTTGATTTATTATATCAAAAAATAAAAGAAAAATCAAATTACCAACTGCCGCCATCAATAATAAAATTATTGATTGAAAGATTTTCCATATCAATGGTAGCCATACCGTTTGCGCTCAAAAAATATACCATTTTCTTACCAGTCGCTGCGCCAATAACCACAGCACCATCAGCATAATCAGTTGGTTCAACAACATTTATTCCTAATTGATTCCTTCTTATAGCAAAAGTTGGAGTGACGTTATAAACTAAATCACTATTGGAATAAGAAATTTTTCTAGTCGTAATAGAAAGACCCGAAGGATAATCTGTTGTAAATAAAGTGGTTATTTTTGCACGAACATATTCAAAATCTCCGGACATTGAATAACTGACAGATGAGGATTTTCCAGAAATAAAAGAAACCCAAGAGAAATTATGTGGAACCCACGCGATGCCAGAAGTTTGCTCTTGAAGGGCTCCTTCTGAATGTTGAATTATTATTGTTCCATCCGTGAGAGAACTTTGAGCTAGACCCAAGTCATTTATTTTATAATTGAAGGTAAATTTATTTGAAGCATACTGTAATTCTGATAATGTCAAATCCATAGCGATATGTTTCGCGCGAGAAAAAGGACCTACAACAGAGCTCGTTACTTCATTATTATAACCGTCATTTATTCTAACTCTGAACCAGCAAGCATTATTATCTGTAATTTCTTTTATTGAAGTACGCCCGATCCCATAAGAACTAAACTCTGAAGGCGAATTATAAGATGGCTCACCACTTCTAAAACAAGTTCCTTTTGTGAATAGATCCCAAGGGCCGGAGCTTGTTGCTCTTGAAACATCTATAAAGAAATTTATCTGAGAGTTATTATAACCTTTGATAGTAGGAGAGAAGCAAAGAACTAATGTTTCTCTAATAGGATTATCATTGAGAGGATAACTACTATTATTATATTGATATTTTACATTAGCTTTTTCAAAAGATATTGTTGGACTAGAATTGAAATTGACGCCAACCGAAGAAGTTCCTATAAAATCAAATTCTCGACCATACAGATTTACAATTTTTATTGCGCAATTCATTGCGTATAAACCATTTTTGTTTGGAAAATTTTGAAATATTCCAGGAACAGCGCTTTTCTTGAAAGTGATTCTAACTAAATCTTCCGAAGCAGCTGCGGTTATTACCGGTTCACTAATTATATAGTAAGTTCCTTCATATACAAAATAAGCAGTGACACTTGAGTTCAAAGAAGCAATCGACCAATCCTCAAGACTTTCTCCGTCTGCGTAGAACTTTGTAAAAGTAATTGTAAAAGTATCATTTGCGCCGCCAGTATATACATTCAACTGAGTAGAAGAAGTCAAAATTGGCAAAATTGAAGAAATTGCTTTTGCCTCTACCTTTGTAATATCTGTAACTGAACTATCTCGATGGCGCGTGTCATATAACGCTGCACTGAGAATATATGAACCAGAAGGAATTGTATCAGCAAAAGTAGCATCATAATATATATAGTCCTTGTTATTATCTGCTCCAACTTGGACGTCTAATACTTCAAGAGCACTGCCAGATAAGAAAAATCTGCTTTTATCTCCTACAAACGTGCTATCATAAGTATAACAAAAACGAATTTTATTCCAAAATTCATTTTCTTTTGTTCCACTAATATTTGAAAAATCAAATTGATTATATGTTTTTTGAAGTGTTGGATAGGGTGCAATTGAAAGTTTTTTCCCTTGAATAGTATCAATAAATACTTCTGAAGAATTTTCTATTCCATCATTATAAACTAAAGAAACTCCATAGCTAATTCCGTAAGGGACATAGTTTAGAATAGAGATTTCCTTATCTTTCAAAGAACCTCCATCTATTCTTTGAATTTCGACTGTTTTATTATATAAAGTTGGCGAAGCTGCATAATTTTGATATTTTAGCTGGATTTTGAAGTAACCATTAGATTTAGAAGAATTACCACTAATTTTTATTTTTGTCGCGTATATAGAATTTGTAGAAAAAGCACTGTTTTTTGTGATTGCTGTCTCAGAAGCCGTCACTGTTACATTAGATAATATCGGTTTTATATTTTTTGTAATAACACAAGTAAAACTATCGCTATATTCTAGTCCATCAAAAGTATAAAAATTATAAGATTGCGAAGAAGCAGTAAGAGGGAGTTTTGTTGAAGAAGTATATTGATTTTTAGTTATTGAATTATTTAGGCTATAATATAATGTAGGCGTTTGCGAAGCGTCATTTGAATTGCCAACAATAATTTCTGGATGACATTCTGTATAAGTAGAACTATATAAAAGAGACATCGGGCCAGTCGGCGCGGAAGGTTTCTTATTTACAGTTATCACTGTAGAGCAAGCCACAAGCGCAGAATTCATTTCTAAAGAACCAATTGCTTGAACAGCGGCACGAATGGTCTGTCCTCTTTGTGAAGTTGATACCGGTAAGCTAAAAGTCCTTCTAATTGAACCATCAGCCTCTCTTGTCAAGTCTGTTGTTGTAAATAATTTGGAATAATTATTTTCAGACGGGACTGCCCCTGAAGAACTAATTAGAAAATAAATTTTATATGAAGAGACAGTATTGCCTCCATTTCCGTCAGAAGCTGGCCACCAAGCCACTGTCATATTAGTAGTCGTAGGAGGAATAATAGAGCCTTTATCCCAATAAGGAGTTCTAACATAAGCTCCAGAAGGCGCACCTACGTTAGATGTACAGGCAGGGAAAGTAATAACTCCATTCACAGATAGTGATGCAGGAGTATATGTTGAAGTCACTCCACTTACCCATTGCGCACTAGCAGAATAGGAAGTTTTAGAACCTTCTACCACAACTGTGGTCGTTCCTAGTGTATTCCATCCAACTGAAGTCCAATTGAAAGTTTTGTATATTTTATTGCCAGCTAGTATGTAATAAGCAGAATTTGTGAAATTATTATAAGAGGGCGCAGTTCCATTATACACTTTCAACGTAAGGGTAATAGTGGTAGAGGTGCCTTGAGTGTATGACCACTCAAGGCGCGCATACCAGCCCCTACTCGTCTTTGCGCCATCAAAATAACCAGTAGTTGCCATTTATATCTCCTTTTATCCAGCAATCGCATAACCTGCAACTGCGATATCAACAATATTCGAACTTACATCAACATTCTCATTGGTATAAACATAAACATCATAGCCCTTAGCAACTTTTTGGTAAGAAACATAAACAGTATTTATGTCTCCCATAAGAACATTGTCTCGTAAAACTGTTTTCTTATCAAAAATTGCCTCTTCATTAGTAAATGAAGCAATTCTCTCTCCTACTATAAAATCAATTTGTTCCTTATCTCCAGTAGAAAAATCAATTTTTGAAAGAACTTGTGTATTACCACTATCAACCGAAATTCCCTTATAAAGAGAAGTCCCTTTCATAATAAGAGAAGCATTTTCAAATTGAGTTTGGAATTGAACCATCCGCGCGCGATTGCCTGAAAATTGAACGCCCTCATCTTCAAAGGAAATAAATTCAATTCCATTTTGAATGAAGCCATCAGCACTAATTCTAAAGGTTTCTTGACCACCATTCTCTTTATTATTTTCATCAAAATTCTTCTTGAAAATAATACCTGCGGCGGTATCATAGATGGTCAGGGCTGCAACGCCATCACTTTCCTGAGTTCCACCATGAATGCGCGCAGCATAGATATCTGCACCTTGAATTGTTGAATTAGTAAGAATTGAACCTTCAAACACACCTTGGCGTGCAAATAAATTACCATTATCAGTTACAAAAAAAGGAGCATTCTGGATAGAACTTTCATCAAAATTACTTGCACCAGCCCAAATAACAATTTTACCTTGAGTTGTGAAGCGTGCTTTATTAGAGAGTACTCCACTCAAAGTATTGATACCAGCATAGGTGTCTGCACCAGTTTTTGTTGTCAAAGTGCCTTTTAGAAAAACATTATCACCATAAAGACCAAAACCTGAAACATTTTGAATACCAAGAGAAGAAAGATTACCCAAGAAAAGGCTTGGAGTATTATATTCTAAAGATTTGCCATCTTCGCCAAGCTCAGGCTCAACAAATGAAAAACCACTTCTAAATAGATGAGCATCTTTACCAAGACCAGCCGGGTTTGGATTTACACCAATAAGTAATTCATCTGATAGGGATACAGCTCTACCATCCACCCAAGAAGCTGAAGCTAATTTTGTAATTGCTTCTGCACCTTCAACATTTTCTGCTAAAATAACTTCTAAGCCATTTTTATCAACAATATAAGTCTCAATGGAAAAACTTCTTTCTCCAACAGAAGTTATACTAACAAAATCTCCTTTTTGGAAAAAGCTATTTTCTTCATCAAGCGTAAAAATATTTCCCTCTCCTACTCCATGACTTGTCGGTTTGAAAATCATAAGACCACCAACAGTTTGAATAGAAGAAGTTTTGAAAATTACATTTTCAATTGTGCCACCTTGAGCGATGACATTTCCAAAACGAGCCTCGTCTGGAGTAATTCCCCAATTCTTTCCACTGATAGTTGAATTGATACCATTGAAAACGAGAGAGCCAAGAGTAAAAATTCCAGTGTCTGTTAGTGAAATAATTGGCTGGCCATTTTCATCTTTGATTTCAATAAATTTATTATCATGGATATCAGGATTTTGAAGAAAAGCGTTACCTAACTTGATATAATCTTTGATAACCGCGCCGACACCTAATTCAATGTCGCGCGCAACAATCTTGCCTTCGGTTCCTTTTAAGACTATGTTTGGTGAACCATTCTCATCTTGCCCAAGAGAGTATAAAAGATTTTCTTCAATTACAAAGCCACCAATTGTACCAGTCGGCGCGCGGAGCTCTCCACTAAAATAACCACCAGCACCCTCTAAGTCACCAGTAATTTTCAGATTACCTTCGTCATCGACATAGAGTAATTTCTCAATAGTGCCGTCTACGCCAGTCTTTGTAATCTCAAAGCCACCATTTCCTACTGTCAATCCTTCATTGGTAATCTGAATGGAGCCAATTGTACCACCAGTCGCATTTATAATACCAGTAAAGGAACCATCAGTAGCATTGATAACGCCACTGAAAAAGCCATCTGTGGCATTTATAACACCAGTAAAGTTACCATTGAGGGCACGGACTGACCCGTCTTCGTAGACAATAAAAGCGTCATTGGCATTTATAACTTGCGCGAGACCACTATCATCTCTTTCTCCAAGTTTACCGATTGCTACTTTTAGACCACTATCCGTTGTCTCTACATTCAAACTATCCTTGAGCCAAAGAGTTCCATCACTATTTGTCTCCATGACGATCGCGCCAGTGGCATCATTTATTCTAATACCAAAGGTATAAGGATTCTCAGTGGTTCCATCTCCAGAGAGCTTACCAATACGAATACGGTCATTAGTACCATCACTTATATTGATATCTTTTTCTGAAGAGATTTCGACAAGACCTGCGCCATATTTATTTTTTAGAAAGAAACCCTTCCAAGTTAGGCCGAAAGAAGCATCATTCCAAATCTGATCTTCACTTGAAGGTTTATACTCACCAGAAGCATCTTGGATTGTAATATCTTTTACGCCATAAATACCATACTGGTCATATCGGACAAATTGGTTTGAAGTATATCCAAGTAAGATACCGTTATCTGAGACATTCTTTTTATAGGCCGTAATACCATAGCTGTCCCATCGAAAAGATGGATTGATGCCATCAAGTATTGTAATATTCTCTGTATTGATTGCCCCCGCGGTCAAATACTGAGTGGCAATACCTTCACCACGAATAGCATTCTTCCATGTCAATCCGCCATCCGTTGTGATAAAAAGGCCACCAGCGGTAATTTTTGTCTGATTAGATGGATTACTCGCGTCGATGACTGTCAAACCTGTAGCATCTTTGACTATTGTATTATTTTGAGAGCTGAAGATTAGCTGTTCATTGCGCGCGATACTCGATTGAAGCGTCTCATTATTGATTACACCTGTTCCTTCAACTACATCAGAGGCTCGTTGGTATTCACCCACTGAATATTGAAGAGACTGAGTCGTAGCTGTAATCCTCTGGAAAAGGTCTTCAAATTGAGTTTTGTAATTTTGAACTTTGAAGCTATCTTTTTCGGGGCTATCAAAGTTAGAAGTGATTTCACTAATTAGAACTTTCTCACGATAAGGACTTCTTACTTTTCCACTTTCGGTGGCAATATAAGTATATCCAAAAAATTCAGTGTCTTCAATATAGCTTATATCACCAATTCTAAAAACTTTGTTCTTGAATTCATCAAGTGCGCTCAATCTTAGAACAGAAATATTATACGAAATTTGAGGGCGCGCGCTTGTATAAGCTACAGACTTTGCATCCAGATAATAAAGATTCTCATCTAAGTAGTTTTGAGAGGTCCAGGAACCTTCTTGAATAAAACGAGAATACTTTTCATAAAAGGCTTTATGAAGCGTATCTATTTCTTCCAAAAGCTTTGTTTGTCGGGCTTCTGCTGCTTCAATTGCTTTTTCAAGAGCGTCAACACTTTTCTTTAGATTTCCATAGATTCCTTGATAATCTGTCTTCTGTCCTTCTAAAGTTTTTAGAGTAACAATAAGAGTTTCTAGCTTTTCAAAACCAGGATGTTCTTTCACATAGTTAGTAACTCGCGCGGCATCATATGATAATAGACCTGCCAATCTAGCGATATCAGACTTCGTTGAAGTAATCTGTTCTGTCGTCGAAGTCAAATACTGCTGATAAAGTTGAAGAGTTGAATTCTGTTTATCATGTTCAAGTTTTCTTGCGACGTTCTCTTCAGCAGACTTATAATATTCTTCATTCTTTTCTTTGAGGGAAGGATAATATCCAAGACCTCCAGAAGCTGAAGAAAGCCACAAATCTTTATTTGCTGCTCCACCATCTAACAATCCTTGATTTATATAATAATCAAAATTGAGAATGAAGTTCTCCTTACAAGGGTTGTATTCTGATTGCGCTATTTCACACACACCGTTTTCTGCATATTGAGTGGTATTAGGAACAACAACAACTTTTGAAGTGATTTGGTCTGAATTGATAGAACGAGAAATTGTTTTTAAGTCAATTCCATAAACGAATCCACATCCGTTTTCTTCTCCCACTTCATTTTTGAAATAAACAAATTTTTGCGGTTTTCCATCTTCATAAAGAATTTTACCCGTATTCTCATTATGCTTTATTTCAAAACGAACCCAACACTCAAAAGTCTCGGCAACAGATTGTAAAAGATTGAAACGATTCGAATTTTTTCCAGTAATACTACGAATTTTTTCGTAAGTATAATTACCATCTGCGTCAATAGAATATTGAGGTTCTGGCGCGCTACTCCCAGACCAGTCAGAGGTAGCCTTCCAAAGATATTCTATATCTTTCTCATCAAGCACTGTTGTAGCGGAGTCAAAATAGCAATAAACTTCAGTTGCAATACTATTTTTATCCATCTCGCCTGGATTTATTCTTGTAGAATTGCCATCACTATCTTTGCCATAGACTTCTTTGAAGAACTGAAATTCTTCAATCCAACAGCTAATAACAGGAGTAATAAATAAACCAATATTTGAGGTTGTAATTTTAGAGCGAGGGATTGAAACCTGGCAAGTCATTGGATACTCAATCCAATCACCATTTTGAATTGCCGTTCCAACGTCAAAATAATTGATATAATTAGCATCAGAAGTTGCTAATGGAGTAAAGTTATTATCATGAGAACAGACTTTGGGGTCTATGTGATAATTAGTTGTTAGTTTTGCGCCACCAAGTGTCTGATACCCCTTCACGCGGAAAATGTATTTTTCGCCTTTCTGAAACCCACCTTCAATATACATGGAAGATTTTTGAAGGCCGGCATTATAGATAGTCTTTCCGCCTTGAAGACCCAAATAGGTAGTAGCACTATAGGAGTCTATATTACTAATATCTGTATAAGGAGGGTAAAGTTGCCAACTCATCCCCTCACCAATCCAACCTGTAGTGTCCTTGAACTCTTTATTATTGACAACTAAATTCAAAACCACTGTTGGGTCGTTATATTCTGTAGTAATATATTTATAAATTTTCTTTCCGGCGTATCCTTTATAGACATAACAATATCTGCCAACTAGAGAACTATACTCTTGTAGTGGCGCGCGGATTGGTCTATCAGCACGCCAATCTGATAATGGTTGAGTGTTTGGAATTGTTAGAACGGTAGTGGTTCCAAATTTTAGAGTAAAAGTTCCATCGTCTGTTACAGAATAAATTGGATTTTTGAGTAATGAACAATCTAATCCGGTAAGATGAACACTATTATCTTCTTGATATTTGGCATAATTTTCATCTTCGTCATAGAAGAATTGAAAAATTTGAGGATAAGGAGTTTGAGTAACAGAATATGGCACAAGTATTTTTTTACTAGAAGGAATTTCATATGTGTCTTTTCCATTACTCTTATAGACCGTAATGGCAGTTTGAATTTGGACTAAAAAAAGTGGTTCTTCAATTGTCTGTTGAACAATATCCTGTCCTTCAGACGCTACTTGCCAGTCTGTGCCTTCTAATATTTTTGCTCCTAATTCTTGCGCCGTTCCTTGATTATTCTCAAGCTCATTATCAAATTCTAAGTTGAAACCAGTTTTGCTCAACTCATTTATATATAAGTCTTTACAAGTATAAGTAATTGATTTACCAGAGCTATCTTCTTGAATTGACTTGATTACGAAGTCATACCATTGTCCTTTCCATAAACACTTTACTTTTCGTTCGTTTACTAGAAGTTTTATAAAAGGATTATCTTGACGCTCTCCGGTCTCTGTATCAATATAGGTATAGTAGACTTTGAAAGTAAGAATATTTGTTCCGTTGATATTTTGAATCAACTTTGGCTCTATTGCACGATATTCTGCTGTCATCGTATCAGAGCCAATAATGCCTAGAAGTTGTTCTTCATAATGCTCTGGGACAGTATCAGTTGCCGGAACTACATAATCTTCCCATAAAGAGATTTGATAAATATCTTTTTTCATTCAAACCTCCTTAGTAATAGATATAGTCGTATAGTAATTTCCAACAAGAAGAAGTGCCAACCGAAATAAAATTCTTTTTCTCTGACTCACTTGCCATAGGAGGAATTTTGAAAAAAGTTCCGCCGGTCATGAATTTATTATAAATATTTCCAGTCTTTTCTCCATTTGTATCCAAACCTTCTATCAGGTTTGTTTTTGAATTTACCTCAATAAATTCATCGCTACCTTGCTTGGCAATGGCTGAAAATTTTAGCATTCCAACCCCATCCATATAAATGTCAGTTGGGACATTAGGGAATATATACCGCGCGCGCCAGTCCATTGGTAGATCGCCAACGTTATAAACAGGGATTGAACTACCAGTCAAAGTCGGCGCGGTTTGTGGTAAGCGACTTGCCGCAGCCCATTCATCCTTATTTTCAAGTGATATAAGATTAGTAGCACCAAGAAAAAGTGCGGTGCTCTTAGCATAAGGATAATAAGCAGTGAATTGAATTGTGCCTTCACCTTTATAAATGCGTTCTTGCCCTGTTTTTCCAAAGCAAATATATTTCAATTGCGGCTGGCCTGTAATTTTTACCATATAATATTTATATGGCATTTCATCAAATATAAGCTTGCCAATCTTTTTTTCTCCAAAAATCTTTCGAAGATTACTAATTTGTTCTTCTTTTAGACTATCAAAGGCAATAGAAATAGAAAAAACTTTTGATGTGTCATACGAACCAAAATAGTAGGTTCCATCTCCGCCCGGAACTTGGACCGTCAAATCCTGAGAAGTGGGAAGCAGGTAATCAGCATACCTGCTTCCATCACTTACTCTCATAATCCCAAGGTCGGAGGAATGATGACCATCAAAAGAGAAGCCAATGAAGTCTCCGCCTAAAACGCCCATCTATTTTTCCTCCTTTACTCAATCTTTTTATAAGTTGCTTTATCCTTGGTTGCCTCGATTTATCTGATAAAACTTATTGTGTTGACATTACGATAAATGCTGTCTTCTACAATTTGTTCCTTGACACGGCGCGCGAGTTGGTCAACATCATAATCAGAAGCAATTTCATCAACAGAAATGTTTATATCATAATAATTATCTCCGCCATTATTTGAAGTTCCAGCATTTTTGACAGCAGAACTCAAAATATCCTTGAGAATGAGGAAGTTTTGAGTATCTTTAGCATTGAGAACTAATTCTGGATGAGATTTTGTTCCATCAAGCCAAGCAGGCCCGGTGAAATCAGCTAAGCCACCAGTCTTATATGCTTTTACATCTGTTTTCTTGAACCAACCAGTTGAGCCAGAAGAAGCTCCATGCCAACGAGCAAGCCAATAATCGCCAGATTCACCAATTGCTACATAGTAAGGGTCATTAGCAAAATATTGCCGCTGAGCCGAACCGCCCGGATATGGATAGATAGGAGCACCAGTGGCATTGAATGTGCTACCAACAGAAATTTCTTTCTTCTCGGCTCCACTAGATGAACCGGTACTGCCCCCTCCTGGTGTTGGCGGTGTAGCATAGTCAATCGAACCATAGGTAAATTGATTTTTATTAGAATCAAAATCAATTCCATTATAAACATTGCCATTACTGTCCTTCCATTGCTTCCCATCATAAGTCAATAGAGTTCCATCTGGTAGAACCAAAGACTTATCCACTTGTTCGGCTTTATACATATTCCAGTTAGCATAACCTTGGCTGGCAGCGATAATCGCCTTAGAAATTTCTTCTTGCCAATTCAGCTGGCCAAATTTGCTTAGACCATTCCAGCCTTCATCTGCTTTGAGGAGTTCCCATAATTGAGCTGCTTGATTGAGAGAACCATCTGCCGCGAAGCCCTCATTTATCAATTCATAGGCTCTATTCCAGAATTCGCCATTCTCAGAAGCATAATCAAGTTGAGCTTGCATAAGTTCAATTTGCTTTTCACGTGCCTCTTGTGCATCTTGATTTTGTTGAGTAAGGCGTTCAAGCTGTTGATCAACTAAACTATCAGAATAATTTTCACGAGCGTCGCTCAATTCCTCTTCCAATTTTTTGATTTCTAAAGCGTTGGCGTTTGAAGTATCACGTCGCAAGAAAGCTAAACGAGCTTCTTTCTCATTGATATCTTCTTCTGTCTTTGTATTGTCTCTAATTTGACGCTCTAAGTCAATGCTTTCTTGGAGATTTTCCAAAATTTTGGAATTCGAATCAGCAATACTATCAGATAGAGATTGATATTCGTCAATAAGCTTTTGTTGAGCATTTACAAGGGCATCATAAACACTCTGTTCAAAATCAAGATAATCAGACATTTGACTTTTACGCAACTCATCAAGAGTATCTTTCATATCTTCAATAGTTTCATCTGTAGTTTCAAATTGATCTTGGAGTTCCTCAAGACGACTGATATAAGCCTCAACCGCAGATCCAAGATCATCATCAGTAATCATATCAATAGCATTCCAGTCAATAATAATACGATTTAGATTCTGGTCGTATCGCGCATATTTTGTTGCTCTGGTCTGCGCGAACGTCTTACGATTTCCTTCGCTATCTGTATATTTTTCATTACCAATCGCATCAAGTTGTTCTTTACGACCCGCGCGCAGTTTCTCTTGGAGTTTGATTTCTTCTTCAAGAGACTTGACTTGAGCATTGTAGTTCGCACGAAGTTCTTTGAAAGTCGAACCTCTGCGCTCAAGAATTCTGTCATACTCTCTTTCAAGTTTTTCGCGCTGACGTAGAGCCTCATTGATTTGCTCCGTCAAATTATAAAGCTTATCATAAGGATTCTCCCAAACGGTATCTTTAGAAGAACTTCCTCCTCCTCCGCCGCCTCCGCTAGAAGAACCGGAGTATCCAGAGCCGCTATAATTATTTTTTGTGCCAACTGCCTGAATAACTTTAGGAATTTTTACAGAAGTAAAACCGCCACTCGCGCCTGCCTTCTCAAGACCAGCATAAGTGGAACTCATTGCTAACGAAGTAGGAAGAGTAACCCACTGCCAGTCAACAGTATAAGTAACAGTTGAACCTGTCAAAGACTCAACAATCCGCGCGGCCTCAGCCGCTGTGTTACCCGCAAGGATTAGTTGTTGAACTAATTGAGATACATCAGCAGTGCCATTGACCTTGAACTCAGCTTTTGCTCCATCTAACCCGTCAAGCGCACTTCTAACTTGCTGGAGATTAGTATCAAAATAAGTCAAATCCTCAACCGCTTTCTGAGTAGCTTCAGAAATTTTCTGTTGAAGGGAAATAAAAGCTTGTTCGCCAACTTCTCCGCCTTCGGTCAGCTGAGAAATCAAATCAGCATTTTGCTGGATGAAATCTTGAGTAAAATTCTCACCAAAGACTTGGCGGCCTTTACTCTCAATTTTAGAAAGAGCTTGCCAATAATCGTCAGCAGGAGTCTCACCATTGGCCAAAGCTTCAGTTCCCTTATCAAAAGCATCCTTTACATCTTCAATACCTTCACAAAGTTTTTTTATTTTTTTCTCATTCTCTGTATATCTGACACCTTGAGTTTTCATCATGTCAGAGTTGGCTTCGCCGTTTTCTGTATTAGCTTCATAATCATCCGTTAGTTTTTCAACGGTTCCACTTAGTTCGCGCGCGTTGACAATATCATCAAGAACATCTGTATTTCCTTGTAGGAGGAGATTTTGCGCGTCGGTGTTCCAAGCGGCTGCCTGATCCATATAACTCTGATAATTTTCTGCTTGAGAACGATTATCAGCTAAATTCAAATAATCTGGCATATAGGCGCGATATTTAGACATAACTTCTTCCGTAGAGGCACTTTTGTCTAATTGAAGAACATCTCGAATTACATTCGCGTCAAGTGTCGCGCTAGCTTCTCCGCTTAGAATTCGATTTTTTTGCTCGTCAGAAATCCCTTTCCAAGATTCCTCTTGATTGAACATTTCTTCAACATATTCGCCCTCACTAATTGCTTGCTTCAAAAGCGCTAAAGTATTTTCAATAGCGGCTTGAGTGTTCGCACGCACTGCTTCGGCCAGGTCGTCCATAGTAGAAGTCACTGGAACAAATTCCTGACCCGTAAACATAAAATCAGAATAGTCAGCAGCACCACTAGATACAATTTGTTCTAGTTCGTTTTGAGTAATGCCTTCGGAACGAGAGCGGGAAGAAATCTCATCTGCTAAGTCTAACATCGAAGTCAAATCAGACATTGTGGTTTTCAAGTTGACTTTTTTAGTGGCCTTACCTAGTTGAATAAGAGCTGTCTCAAAATTATTGAGTTCGTCTCCAACTCCAGGAATAAGTTCTTTTATATCAGAAATTGCTGCTTCGACACTGTCATAGTCAGAAAGGTCGGTCATTCCAATAATATCTTTGATTTCTTTCTCATACTGAGGATTATTAGAAATCAAAGCCTCAAGAGAACTTTGGAACAAATCAACTGCTTGCGCGCCATTTTCCCCCGCTTTAGCATAAAGAGTAGCTAATTGTTCAAGATAGCTAGAGTAGGTTTGGAAGTCTTTATCTCCCATCAAAGAGCTTGCTTTTTCTACTTGGTTTTGACCAATAACACTAGCAGCAGTAGTCTCCCTTTTTTCAAACTGTGAAGCAATTGAAGCAGCGTCCTGTGACCACTGATTGAAAAGAGCCGTCCAATCATCAAACCCTAAAGCTTTTGCCATTTCATCATCATTAGCATATCCCATTTGAGATGCCATTTCCTGTAAGTCAGCTTTTGTAAGTGGCTTTTCTGCTTGAGTTCGCGTTAGACCAGTTCCACCAGCAATTCGTCCAGCGATTTCATCGGCTAGACCTTGGTTTTTCATTACTGTCAACTTATTTAGGATTGGAATAGCTTCTTCAACTTGACCATTCAAAACTTGGAATTGAGCTATATAGTCCTTTATACTATCAATATCAACGCCCTCTGAACTTTGGCCTGTAATGGCTTCATAAACTTGACGGTAAGTGGCATCACTTCCGGTCAAATCCATAATACTTGTATAACCTTGATCTTTCAAGTCACGAGCCATTTGAGAAATTGTAGTATCTAATTTATCACGTGCGGTGTCTATTTCAGAAGCAGTCTCATCCAGGTTAAACATTTGAGTAACCATATTCCAACGTTTATTAGAAGAAACATCCCCCGCTAAAACTCCCAAAGCATTACGGTAATTTTCTTCTTGAAGGCCATAAGCTACCATATCTTTATTATAAGAACGAGTAATATCTACTAAATCCGCCATTTGATTGACAGTAAGGCCAGTAATATCAGCCAATTTGGAGAGTTCTTCCCCTGCGCCTCCAGCCAAAGTCCGAAAATCTTCGGCTGTCATATCTGGATTTTCTTTGAGATAATTTGAAAAAGCTTTTGCTGCTTCGGGGTTTGTGATAACATTACCAGTATATTGGTCATAAGACCAGAAGTTTTGTTGATATGCTTTTTGAGCAATTCTTCTCTGATTGGTTGTTTCAGCATACTGACTCGTAACGGATAAGGCTTGAGCTCTACGTGCTTGCTCTTGTGCAATATCTGTAGCCTTCTGGATACCTTCCTCTGAAATTCCTAATACACCATTTTCAGAAGTCAAATAAGATGCTAATTGAGGATACTTATCCAAGAGTTCCAAAACTTGATTATTTACATCAAGAAGTGCATTTTTCCATTCTGTAGTTCCAACTGTCAAATCATTGATTTTATCAACAGCTTCTCCATATTTGTCAAAACTTTCAACCAAATTGGAGTAAGCTTGTTGCGCTGCTTGTGCTGCTTCTGCTGCCTTCTGGGTTTGCTCTGCTAAACGTTCTGTTTTTTTGGCTTGAGTCTCTGGAGCAAATTGTGAAAAAATTTGAATAAGAGAAATTACAGCAGAAATAATTGCTGCAATCCAACCAATAATTGGAATATTTTTGATAGCAACAGATACACTTTCAGCGCCAGTTATCATAGCAATTTGAACCATTGTAATAACTGGAATAAGACCCATTAGAGCAGTAGCTATGCCGCGAACGATATTGGCTGCTTTTTCCTTTCCATTATTATCAAGAATAGTAGCCAGTCCCATCAAAGCACTTGCTGCTACTCCTGCCGCGATAGCCATTATTCTAAAATCTTTGTCAGTCTTTGATACAGAAATACCCATTTGCTGAGCTTCTTCGCCAGTCAATTTTATCTGGATTCCAGCTTTTTCAAGAACAGTTATTGCTTCATTGTATTTCTTTGTATCCCAAAGAGAAGAAAACTGTGCTGAAAGAGCTTTAGAAGCTTCATCGCCTTGCGATAGAGAGTTTGTAATATTCTGTTTGAACTGCGTGAGACCTTCTGGCTTTGCATTTGAAAAATCAAAGCTCCATTCCTTACTTTTGAAAACAGTTGTCAAATTTTTTGAAAAGTCGGAAATAATATAGTCTGTCTTAGGCAGACTTTTGTTCTTTATTGCATCTGAAAGTCCAGCAAGAAAATTTTTCCCCGTTTGAAGTCCAGCTTTTTGCTGAGTGGCTTTTGTCCCAAATAGATTGGAAAGAATACCGCCTTCTCGGTTGCTTACCATATTACCAATAAGCGAGCTAATGACAGACTTTCCTAGTTTTAGACCACCAATTGCCGCACCGATAGAAAGAACGGATTTTACTAGACCATTCCCTCCAGATAAGGAATCAATAATTTTATTGATTGTTTGTAATAGACTTGTTAGAGCGTCTACTGCGGTTTTTATAACTTCGTTATTTGAGAGTCCCATGACAAACTCGTCCCAGGCATTTTTTAGCTTGGCAAGTTTTGTCTCAAGACTTTCAAGAGTTTTTTCGTATTGTTCTTGGCTTGCTCCCGCACTGTTATTTGCTGCGTTGACTAGCTCCATAGTGCGAGAATAGTTATTAATCATAGAAATAAAACGACTTTGTTCTAATATAAAAATAGCTATTTTATACTATCGACTATATTTTCTTCTAAAAGAAGTCCTCTCTTTCGATTTCTCTACTCTACTCGCTTCGCGCAACATTCCAGCCGCCTTATCACTTTCGATAGTCTGTGAGCGTTCTCCCTCAATATGGGAGCTTCGTTGCGGATTGTCCCTTTTCAATGATTTTACCATACCTTAGTCGTTACCCTCGCCACATAAATATTACTATTTATGCTTGGTTATTGAAAAGTTGATAGATATTCCCGCAATTAAGAGGATATTTATTTATCTGTATTATTAAGCCGCAGAAAGAAGCGGGCAGCTTTTCGTTCGCCTGCTTCCGGCCGCAACGGTGCTAATCTTTACTACCTTTGCTTTCACAAAGGAATAGACTATATCACCAGATTCTTTTTCAAATCTGTCCTACCACTTCGAGACGCGATGTCTCTACCTCCATCGTTATCCGATATAGAGTAGTCGTTGAACCTTACACATAATCATTTTCTTCCACTTTTCTCCAATAAAAACCACCCGCACGCCATCTTTTATTATAAATGGCTTTATTCAATGTCCCAGAATTTATGTTGTAATACTTTGCTGCTTGCCCCTGTGAAGGAAAAATCTTTATAATTTCTCCACCTGGCTCCAAACTATTACAAACTGGCATCCGATTGGGAATATTAGCTTTTATTAGATTTTCTGATTGAGAAACATCTTCGAGATTTGATAATCTATTATCTAACTTATCACCATTTATATGATTTATAACCCCTTCTTGTTTACCTTTCCACACTAGCCAAACAAGGTTATGACCGTTAAAATAACGTAACTTTTTATCAATTCTTAGACCATATCTAATATATCCAGTAAGAAGAATACTGCCTTTTAAGACGTTCCCAGTTCTTTTATTTTTTACTCGGCCCATATTACTAACCCAAAAGTCAGTTTCTAAATACTGTTTCCACTCTTCTTTTTCAAAATCTATTTTTTCATTTATGTGTTGTTCTTGATTCTTCCTTTCTAATTTATCTTCATTATTTTCTTGGATAGATACCCAAGTCAAATTGTCTACACAATTATTATAGCGATTATGGTCTTTATGATGAACAAAAGGTAAATTATTTGGATTTGGCAAATATGCTTCCGCCACTAAACGATGAATACGTCTTGGATAAGTTTTATTCTTCCATTTTAGATGATAACTAAGATAGCCACCATTATCAAAAGGCTTATACCAATGATTAGTATCTTCTCTCCATAACGCCCCACCTTCTGTAATATAAAAAGGAGTTGGTTCATTATCTAAATAAATTTGTTTCATTATATCATTCCTCCTATTTTCATTATACCATAAAATAGAAGAAAAGCAAATTATGTGTCTTGGCTGCGGATTTTCCAATCTTTAGCGATTTTACCATACCTTAGTCATTACCCTCGCCACATGATATGTTACCATTCATGTTTGGTTGCTAAAGCTCTAAGGAATTTCCCGCAATTCAATAGGTTATAGATACTTTTGCAAATATCGCTGTACCGTTACATCTAAACTATCCCATTTCTTAGACAACTCCAAGAAAACTTGGTCGAGTCCTTCTTCTCCAGTGAAGAATTTTGTCATATCAATTCCAGCCGCGCGTAAAGCCTTTTGAATTTTATTTACATTGACTTCTTCACCATTTTCATCAGTACCAGTAATTTCACCTTTTGAATAAAGAGATTTGACTTCTGAAAAACGCGCGATTACTGTACGAAGGGCTGAACCAATAGTTTCTGCACTTTCGCGAGTATTTTCAATACCCTGTGCAAGAAAAGCCGAGGTTGTTTCAAATTCCATGTTTACACTATGGGCGATAGAAGCGGTTTTTGACATAGCAGTAGAAAGCTCTTGAACATCAGAAGCCGACATAGCCGCAAGCTCTGAATAAACGTCACTTACTCTCATTGCTGACGCCCTATCCAACTCCATATTAAAACCGCGCAAGGCACTTGTCATTGCATCAGTAGCATCAGCTGCATTCATTCCAGCAATACGGGCCATCTTCAAAGTCTCATTAGACAGCTCCATGGAATGCTGTAAATCCAAACCTTGTTCAACAAAGAGGGTGGTTGCATTATATGTATCTTTTATTGCAACACCAAGCTCATTAGCCTGTGCAGTAAATTGCGGTAGTTTCTCCCACATATCTCCCACGGAGAAATCAGAAACAACCGCGATTTCAGTCATTGCACTATCAAGTTCTTTTACCGTTTCAAAAGCAGAACGAACTGCTCGTTTGAACAATTGGACCGAATTAGAAATTGAAAAGAAATTCTTCAATTGGTCAGTTAGACGTTGAATATCTTTATCTCGGTCAGTTAGTTCTTGTAAATCTTGTCCTGCGGCTTGAGCATTTCTTCCTAGAACCCTAAGTGGTTCGGCTCCTTCAGAACTTGCGTTCCGAATATTTTCAAGAACTTGCTGCGCGCGAACCCCAGCATCGCTAGAAAAAGTTGAAAGTTTATCATTTAGTTCATCAATATTATTGATACTACTGAGGTCAATACCAAGAGATTTCCAATCAATACCGCTAATCTTTTCAAGTTCTTGGCGTACCTCTCCAAAAGCTTTTGCTTGTTTCTGCGGCTGCGTGTTATTGAAATCACTAAGAGCTTTCTTCGCTTTATCAATTCCATCAGCAATCTTTTTTGCTTCTTCTTCAATTTGTGCAAAACTTGGTTTAACAGCCTTTTCGGCACTTTTCACCGCTGCTTCTAACTGAGGTAACTGTTCCTTTAGTGCGTTGTATTGCTTTCCAAGAGAAGTTCGCTTATCCGCACTAACTACATTACCATCTTCATCTGTTTTTAGGTATTTAGTTGGATTATTTCCGCCTTTTGCACGCAATTGAGCTTCTAATGAAGCCAGTTCCTTCTGCGCGTTTAGTAACGCATTAGTAGTTTGTTCGCGTAAATTATCAATAAATTGCGCTCTTTCAGCTTTAGAATTTGTTTTTTCTTGAGCGTTAGCTAAATCTTTTTGAAGACGTTGCTGCTCCTTTAGTCCCGCTACTGTAACCGAATTGTATTTCGTTCGCGCGCTAGTCAGTGCATCAATTGCCTTCTTATCATTTTTGAGAAGCGAACTATTCACTCCAGAAGAACTTGCAAGACGAGACAGCCTATCATAAAGTCTATCAATAGCATCGGTGCTTTTCTCAACTTTTTTTACATCAACAAAATCTACTTTATTACCATCTGTCAAACCTTGAAGCTTTTTTAGTTCGCTCATCAAAGAAGAAAAAGTATCTTCAAATTCACGATTTAAGCCTTTACCTAGACTTAGCTTACTAAGTTCATTTTGAATGGTCTGAATTTTAGAAGATACTTTTTCTATATTGCCATCAAAGGCAATTTGTATTACTCTTTTTTCTGCCATTTCTCCCTCCCACATAAAAAAATCAGCATTAGCGGAAAACTAATGCTGATATCACTTAGAAATCACTATCTATATCATTACTCAAAATATAGAATTCTCCTACATAAGAACTCCCTTTTGAACCCACTGGAACGCCTACCGCCGAGAAATTAGCAACCACCGGTGTAGCTTGCGCGCCCAGCCGAATAGATAAATCAGACATTAGTTTCAACTTTGGAATTTTGAAAAGTCCAGTTACAACTTGCCCGGTTGTATCGTCCTTTACTCTAGTTCTAGCTTCAAGTTCCACAAAGCCAGTCAATAAACGCTTACCCAACTGAATTTGAGAAGCACCATCCATATAATTATAGGTATATTGCGCTACCACTTCTGTATATGGATTTTCAATTTTTACTCTTTTTCCATCCAACCCAAAAGAAATTTTTTCTCCAGTTTTTTCTTCATATAAGAAGAGTCTTATTGGAATTTCTTTTAGATTGAACTCTCCATTCTCATCACTTTCTATTTTCTCGCTAAACAAGACTGGAATAGGGTCATCTTTCTGAAAGTCCACCAATTTTGAGTTCATCAGAAGAGCCAGCTGAGTTTTTGAAAAGACTCCTTGAGAAAATGAAAGAGGAAGTTCTTTTGTTGTTTCCCAATAGACATGTGCACGATTATCAAAGCCACCTCGTGCAGCTACAAAATTTTTTACTTCTTTCAAAGCTCCAATTTGAATTTTATCAAAAGTAGCAAGAACTTCTCCTTTTTCAATTTTTCTATTCCCAATCTCTATAGGATAAGTAGCTTTCAAATAGCATGGCTCTAATTCCTTGAAAGAAAATAAATCTACCATTTTATCCTCCAAAAAAGAGCGATGGAGGCCAACCTCCACCGCCCTATTTTCTCTATTCAGATTTTAGATATCATACTTAACTAGCTTCATCATTTCACCGTTCTTTGGACGGAGAACCTTCATCTGCATATCAAAGACAGTGGGGTCGCCCTCAGCTTCCATCGTTAGAGTAACGTCAGAAAGCATCTTTGCTTTTGGAATTTGAATTTGGAAGAAGCTATCGTTACCGGTATCTTCACTGCGGCAGTAAGTGTCGCCAATACATGCATAAGTTCCGGGGAACGTCTCAGCATTGATAACAATTTCAGTGTGGTCTTTGGTAGTAACCTTGTCAGTGATATACACAGCGTCAGCACTCCATTCAGAGCTAGAAGAGCCAGTAGCCGTATAATAAACAGCGCTAGTAGAAACAGTATGCTTCTTACCAAGGCCTAAATCTAGCTGAGTAGGAGCAGCGCTAAGAGTGCCAAGCTTAGTTAGGTTCCAAGTACGAAGCACAGAACCACTAGCAGGAGCAGAAGCACCATCAGCATCACCAAACATAATTGCCATAGATTTAGCAGAGAAAAGAGCATCCTGAAGGTTTAGGGTGATTTCACGACCAAAATCCCACATAACCAATTCGCTATTACCCTTGCCGCCACGAGCAGAAGTGCTATCAGCTGTTTGCTCGACGGTTGAAATTTTTAGAGTCATCGATATTTATTTATAAGCCAATTCTTATAAACCTTCATTGCGAAGCTCAAACTTTCGTTTGAGATTAGACTATATCATCTCTTGTTTCAGAGTCGCGCGCTGTCTCAGTTGGATTTTCTGAGCGCTTAGTCGTTGAACCTTCTTGAAATCTCCAAATAAACCCTCCAGCGGTTTTTCTTTTCCCTTTGCAAACAAAAGAAATACCTCTGTTATTCACATTTGTTTGTCGAGCAGCTTCTGCTGCACTTTCAAAAGAAGCAATATAATTCATGTCTAAATCATATTGAACAACGGGTTTTTTTACTTTATCAGTCATCTTTCTTTGTATGCCTTTTCTCACCGTTTGATATTCAATTACTCGTCTCCCACTCTCATATGAATGTCGAGCATTTTCAGAAGTTGTACACCATTCTAAATTTTCTACTTTATTATTATGAATATTATGGTCAAGATGATTTACATAAGGTAAATTATTTGGATTCGGAAGAAAAGCCAAAGCTACAAGTCTATGAACGTATCTATCTTTACGAACGCCATTACTATGTAGAGCCACTGTGTAATATTTTTTCTTATTACCAAAAGACAAAATGTGATTAGTTTGAATTCTTTTTACTAAACCTGTATTTGAAATCATATAATTTGTATCTTCAGCAATTATCCGCCATTCAAGCTTGGCTGCTGATTGCCCATTCTCACTTTGTTTCAAGTTCAATACCTCCTTAGGTTTTTAGGGGTTTCCAGCAATTCACGCGATTTATTCTGGACTACTCTTTCAATCCAGATATAGCGCAGGGGCGCCAATAGAACCGTCGTCATTGATATCATACAAAGTGAAGTCACAAACTTCCTTGATACCGTAACGACTTAGAATATCAGCCATTTTATAGCCTCCTATAAAAATTTATTCATCCATATCAATGTTTCTAACCCAATATTTGGGTTTTACTTTTTTAGCATCAGCGCCAGCAAGTAAGCTATCAACATCAAGTTGATATTTTTCTTTTTCTTGATAGTAACGTATCAAAATTGGAACTGAAGCATAACTCAACTCTCCAAGAGAAAGTGGATTTAGTCCAAAACCCATACAACAAAGTGAAGCCAATGATGAACCTAATTGGAGACCTTTTCCTGATTTTGCCTTCACTCTATCACGATAACGAGCTTTGGCTTTCATCCTTTTTAGACGCGGATCCTCATTTGGATTGGGAGGATCAATTTTCTTTTCACCAAGCATCGCGCGCACTTCATTCTGAAAATTGAAAAAATTAGAATCATCAATAATTTTCAAATCATCAATTTTTTCAATTTTTTTCAAAACTTTTTCAATGTCTCCAATAATAATTTTTTTCTGCTCATAAAGAAGCGTTATGGGTTCATGAATAAAAAAGAAAAAAGCATCATTGGTCAGTTGCCGCATTTCTTCACTATTATAAGCATTAGTAAATAATGTTTCAAAAGGCGACAACATATTGGCTAAATCTAACCCTTTCTCAATGAATTCGTCCTCTATCTCCTCTTGAGACAAAGTAAGAACTCTTTTATATAAAGGAAATTTATCATTCCCAACTACATCTTTTATCTTGGGCGGATATATTTTACAGAGATTATCAAAATTTTTAGGGAAGCCAAGAAAAACTCTTTCATCAATCATATAATGAAAAAGAATATGTCATTTCGTAACAGGAAATTTCATCTGTAAAGAAATTAGCAGCAAAATCTCCACCATGAACTCGACCAAGGCCATCAATATTCTTCCCGTTCAAAGAATTCTGAATTTCTCCCATTATACAAAATGGTCGAAGGTTCTCATCTTTGATAATCCATTGAGTCATAGGAACAAAAACTTCAATAGCAACAGATAAATCTTCAATTTGATTATTAGCATCATTTTGATGTCCATTCACCACTCGGATAGAAATCAAACTTTTTGCAGTTTCTTTCGGCCCCACACGAGGAACGATTTTTATCAATTCATTGAAAATTTCTTCCTGTATCTGTTTCTTTGATAAGTTCTGATTTGCTAAAGGATCTTTATCTGTATAATAAAGATATTTGAGAAGATTTTGATTTGATTGGAGTCTAGTAACAATTTTTTGAAGATAAGGCCCAATTTCTCTTAGATTTCTAATCATTTATTTCCCCTCCATTCAGCCAAAAGAAATCCTCATCTGTATCATTCTCTTGCTTCATAGGCGCGGGTGTCAAATCAAATTCATAAACTGGGTCAATTGTCACATATTCAACTCCTTCACTTGATTGAAAGTCGTATCCTGTTACTCGATAATATTCCTGAAAAGGTTTTTCACCGACAATAAAATAATCGTCTTTTTTTATGTATTGATTTCTTGGCATAATAAAGAAACTAGTCTTCAAATTCTCTGTATAAAGAGTATCCATTCGACTTCTTGAACGAAGTTCATCTATCAACATATTGTTTTCTTGACCATACATATAAGCCCAAGTATTTTGAGTTGAACCATCTCGCGCGGTCCAGGTCAAATAGTGAGTCATATGAAGCATAATATAACGGTTATATCCACTTGCTTTTATTCGTTCAAGATAATATACCATCCAAGGTTCTTCAATTCCATCTTTATTCGGTATCATAAGAACCGTTCCGTTTGGAATTTTTACTTCAATTTTTGTCAAAAGATAATGAAGAGCTTTTGTCTCATCTTGTTTATAGCGTTCAAAACTACCTTCAACATCGGTGTTATTGTATTTGAAAACTGTATAATAAACAGAACGAGAAAGATATAACTCAAATCGATGCTCGCGCTTCCCTTGAAGTCGTGACTGATAATCATTGCCATAGCGATTCAGTCGCTTATTATAAATATCATAATAGTTCATTAGTCTTCCCCAATAAAGTCATACAACTAAAAATTGTATTACGAAAATATTCATAACGAAGATAACGAAGCGAAGAAATTTTAGCCAGCAAAATATAATAGTTTATTGTGCGTAAATCCTCTGGAAAACCAAGAAGCTCAGTAATAATCGAATCAAGAAATTTTTCCCACTCGCCATTCTTTTCAAATTCACACAATAGACCAAAAAGTTTGCTCTTTAGCTTGTTGATATATCCTTCAGCAAATTCTTTTTTCATGACTGCTCAGCCAACTTACGATAAGCAAAGGGCCTCCGCTTTATAGAACGATAATAAATTGCTTCTAACTGCACGGCAGCCTTTTGTTCGGTTTTTAGCATTTGATCAAACTTATCAAGAAGATTTGCTTGAGAAAAGTCTCTTTCCTCATAAAGAGGTTTTACATTTTCCCAGCAGAGAATGGTCCTATTGAGCCATTCTACTTTCATATAACAAGCTAAAATTTGAATTTCTTCATTATCTAAATCTTCAATGAAACCTTCGTTATTCCATTCAAGAGATTTGCGGGGGAACTTGAAACGAGTGACAGCGCCAGTTAGAAGTGTTTCTAAATCAGCCTCTAATTCTTCCTGCGACCATCCTTGCCACTCATCCTCTAAAATCTTTGACAAAAAAGCTTTATATACCGTTTGTAAAGGAGTCGCCATTTATTAGCCCTCCTTAGCCTGCCTATTTAGTTCAATCGCTTTTAGAATATCCTTTTCACAAGCTTCTTTGATGATTTGTGCTTTTTGAAAATCTCCTAGCTCGTTATAAATAGCATAATCAGATAGCGCAAGCATTTGTTCATATGTGAGCTTTTTGATAAATGCTTTGAACTCATTGATTGGCATAACCGTCATCGCGCGCTTCATTTGAGGCTCTTCTAGCGGAATTAGATTGACTGGTTCTGTGGCGTCTTCTGGTTCAAGACCCAGGTCTTTCTTTACTTGAAGGTCATCGATATAAAGCATTCCGCTTTCTATCATATAACGGAAGCCATAATCATACATCATTTCTTGTAAAAACTCGCTATCTACTGTAAAAGATGAGCCGCGCGCAATTAGTTCACGACGGAAATTCAAGTCTGGAATTTTTACCAAAACTGAACCAGAATACTTACTAATAATTTTTACCTTAGACATTATGAATACTCCTTTTACTCCAAAATTTAGAAAAAGATGGAGGAGGAGCTACCTCCCCCATCCATTATATATCGTAGGGATTTATCAAAGATTGACGTAGGGGTTCTCGTAAGTTTGCTCGATACCGGTATTTCTATAAATACCCCAGTTATGATGAGCAAGAATAGCACAACCCATCTTCTGCTCAGCATAAATCTCGGTAGAACCATCGCGGTTCTGGTAGTCACGGATTAGAGAGCCACCTTCGAGTCCAACCTTGACAACCTTCTCACCGCCAGCGGGAAGAACATAAGCAATCTGTGGGTCAATCCAGGTCTTCTCATTGTTCTCGTTAATAAAGGACTGACGAATCTGAACAACTGGGCAACCGCGGAAGATATTGATATAACCAGTATTATGAATAGCATCAATATCCTGAGGATGATAGATACCATTGGTAGTATTAGCAATGCCAGAAACAATGGCGTCAGCACCCATCGCGCCAATGAACTCAGGAGGAGCAAAAATAGCAACGCCATTGCCATACGCACGAACAACATTGACTAGCTTGACCATCTTCTCAGCATCCCAAGAAGTAACGTCAACCTTGTTAGCGGCAGGACGAGCAGAGACATTGATAGCTGCGCGGAGTGCTTTATAAACCTCATAATAAACAGCGTCAGTTAGACCCTCATTTAGAATGGCCATGCACTCGGCTAGAGACTCAGCGCCATCAGCAACGCGTTGTAGGTCAACAGAAACACCGCCGCCAACATTGTGCATATTGAGCGTAAAGGTGTCAGAGTCGAGACGGAAAGTCTCATAAACACCATTGATAGCCGCCTGAGTTAGGAATTTCTTGGCGCGTAGTTTGCCCTTACGAACCTTGAACATAACCTTTTCGCCATTCTTCGTGATTTGAACATCAGCAAAAGCGCCAATGGTATCAATAACCTTTGCAGGACGAATTTCGTTATAGGCCTTCATAACAATTTCATAAATGTCATAACGATTCTTCATAAACTGATTATAGGAACCCATTAGTTCGCTAAGACCATCAGCAAAAGCAGCCTGCATATCAACTTCCTTATTGGCATAAGTAGCAGGCACAGTACCCTTTACGGCATGAAGGGCAATTTCTTGTAGTTCAGCAATAGTCATTTCATTACCCTCCTATTACACATCTAGAACTTGTAGCTTTACGCCCTTCTGGCCGTCGGGCATAGTGCCATACTCAACAACCTTTAGCTTTAGACCAACGGTAGGAGCAGTGGCGGTCAAACAAACAGCGCCAGTAGCATCAACTTTACCATAAACAGCAGCAGTCTTATACGCCTTTAGTGCAGTAATGAGTGCCGCTTCATTAGTGTATTCAGCATCAGAATAACAAATAGTATTGGTATGCCATTTATCACCGACGGAAGGATAACCTAGACGAGGAAGGAAATCGTCAGAGCCATTTAGCCGGAAGTTCTTTAGACCAGGCATTCTCTCATCATACATATGCTCGGTAGAATAAACTAGAGCAAGGGGGAGAGAATTATCAGTAGCAAACTTTACAGTGCGATTAGCTTCATCAACAGCAAGAATCATACCATTCTCAACTGGGACAGAAGCAAAATCAGTAGTATCGGGCGCGCACTGAGCCACAATACGACCATCACGACGGAAAGCGACGTTGTTTAGCTCAACTTGGCCGAAACCGTCGATTACCAATCTTTTAGTAGCCATTTTTAGTCCTCCAAAAATTTATTACTTTACATAACGAGCAAGAATCTCGTCGATGCCATTCTTCTGGACATCTTTGCGTAAATAACCATTATCCTTTTTCTCATAGAAAGAGAAATTTGTTTTCTTCAGCTCATAAGCTAATTCTTTATCTAAGTCAGCGACAGAATATTCTGCTGCCTTCTCACGATAAGTATCAAGAATTTCTTCAGAAAGCTTGTCCTTATACTCTGTGAAAACCGCATTCTTCTGTTCTGCTTCGATGGATAGCTTATACTGTTTTAGTCCTTCATTTTCAGCAGTTAGGCTTTCAACTTTTTGATGTTCAAGTTCATAACTTGACTGAATTGCAGACTTCTCTGTATTTAAAGACGCGATATTATTTTCTAACTCGTCAATTTTGAGTTCAAAACCAGAAATTTTTTCAGCATTTTCTTGCGCGTGCTCAAGATTTTCATTTACAAGCTCATACGTTCCACCATTGAGGTCGCGCAATGTGTCAAGAGTAGTCTTTTCCTTTTCAGTAACATCGACAACATAAACGCGAACTTTTTCACCAAGAACTACCCTATCGGTCTCATCATTTTTAGTATAATAAATACGCTCATATTGCGCATTTTCATAACTATAAGCTAGAGCATATTCGTCATATACATCACAAATAGCATAATCAATTGTCCAATTGCCTTCCTCTGTATAATTTGGATTGAGCAAAGACCAAAGAGCATCGAATTTCTGGCTATCAGACAACTTAAAATTCATCTGAGGCATTTCTTTTTGTCCTCCTTTGGAATATGTCATTTCAATCTCTTGAATTTTCTTTACAACTTCTTCAATATTTTCCTGTAATTGGAAAAAAGCCGCGCCTTCAAAACATGGCTCAACATCCTTCCCTAATACTTGAAGTCCTAAGAAACATCCTTCGTCAAAAACAATATATTGTTGACCATGAATAATTTCTCTGTGGTATTGTAAGGAAGGTTCATAAAGTTCCATTGATTGTGCTTTACCAATAATATCGCTGGCTTCTTTATAAAGTGCAGTAAAAATTAGGACATCAACACAAGCATATGTGCGCACAACCCCATCCTCATCTTCATGTTCTTCCCATTGAAGATGTGGATTTTCTGGCACAATACCATAAATTCGTCCTTCAGAACGCCGCGCGCCATGGTCAGTAAAATCATCATATTCATAAATACCTTTGACTGGCGCGTAAGCTATTGTTGACAGAAGTTTCTCAGAAAACTCATCCGTTATATAAGTGCCATTGCGGTTGCCGTATTTATAAAAAATACGGCACCGTCCTTTTGAAAGCACGTCATTATACTTTTCTAATTTCCCATAAACGGAGACAGGAAACTCGAAATTATTCATCGGTCTTCACGCCTCCTTGCTTATTGATTGATTCTTCTTTCTGAATTGTTGAAGGAGCTTTTTGTTCTGTCGTCTTTGTGGGACGTCCAGGGTCATTTCCAGCTGACTCAGTATAAGAAGAAGCAAGAGGAATTAGTTTATCACGAAGACCTAGCGCTTCATTTTCTAATTCCTTTATTCCAAGAAGTTCTCTTTGTCCAACACCAATCGCGATAGATGGCAATAGATAGCTATATCCAGCTTGCGCGAGCTTCATGGAATCAGTAATAAATTCAGATTGATTGTAATAAGTAATTGGCAGAATGGTATATTTGAAAGAGATATTCGTATTTCCAAAAAGTCCATTCACTAAATCGGTAACAAAGCGGGCAATTTTATTCATAAGTATCATCATAAAGGACATATCATTACGAATAGAATTGTCAAGAGCTTGTGCTCCCGTTGGTGAGAATAATTGCGCACTGACACTAGCTTCAGCATATACATTTTGAAGCATCTTTTCCAAATTATTAGAAACTGCATCTGAAGATGTTTTAGAAACAATTGAATCAACATCAGCATATGTAGTCAATACTGAGACATTCTTATTTCCAGCCATCATCTCGACCGTGCCAGCGTGCATTTCAACCGCTTCCTCCGGTTCAAATAGAAGTGAACCATCTTGAAGATGAGGGATTTTTTGAATTAGAATTTTTCTAATTTCGTCCAAATCTCTTTCTCTCTCGGTATCTACTGCTTCGTCATATTGAATTGTTGCGGGAATTGTAGAAAGAAAGAGCGGAGCACCATCTTCGATAAAAGAGAAACAAACTCCTAACTCTGAAGGCACCTTTACCCACGAGCAAGTTTCCCTACCTTTTACATATCGACGATAATACTTACTAATTACTGATGGAAAAAGAGATAATTCTTCTTCTCTCTCTTCTTTATCAGTAATTTGAGAGAAATAAGTAACATCAAATTCAATTATATCTCTGCCATATATATCCTTATAGCATGAACGAGCGAACTGCGCAGGCAAATCAAGAAGAACCAAATCATTCTTATCAAGTCTTTGAATGACGCCATAATAGCATCCGTCAATAAGCGCGCGCAATGCCACTTTTGTCTCGAATTCCTCCAGATGAAGCTTGTCTATATAATTCAAAGCATTATAATAACGTTTTTGAATGTGGTCGGCGGAGAGTTGTTTGCCATACGCCGGGACTGGCGCCAGCAATCCGGCCCCTTTCATCAAGGTAGCATAATACAAAAGAATTCTCTTATAAAGCCCATCCAGCGAAAAATAATTTCGAGATAAAATTCGTTGTTCTGCTAAAGAACCAGAACTAATAATTTCATCTATCTCCTTCAAGGAATATTTGCGCAATCTTCGAGAAGCTCGCGCGCCAGATAGATAATCATAGTCTCCATAGACCTCTCGGCTTTTGGCTACCATTTGTTCTCGCGCGCGAGAAAAGGAGGAAATATCGCGCGCGGTTTTTACTTTGTTTTGTTGATTTTCCAATTAGGTTCCTCCTGTAAAGAATACGAGTTTTCGTTTATTGAGACCTCGTTTCCTTTGTCGTTTTTGTTCTTCTTCCTCTATTTCTTTGATGCGCCAAAGGCCATAAGCAAATGAATAGTATTTATCATCTGGGAACCGAGTATTGATTGGTTCAAGGACGATATCATTGCCCGTTTGCTTTGCACGAAGGTTCCCCATTTCATTGAAAAGTTTTGTCGTATTTTCGTGCGGGATAAGCCGTTCCGCACGTTCTTTCATAGACATCTTCTGACCTTTTTTTGTAGCAAGAAGTGAAGCGCGCGCCTCTTGTTCAGAAATCAAGAAACGAACAAGACCGCTATTTAGACGAGCATAAGCGTTGCCATTGATTTTTGATTTCAATGGGCCATTTGCTTTCATTGAGTATAGAATTGGAATACAATTTTTTGGTTGAATTTTTTTATAATCATCATTATTGAAAAAGCCGTAAGCAGGAAGTTCACGCCCTCGGCCGTCAATATGAGTTTTTATCATTTCGTCGGCTATTCCCAGGCCTAAGCCATTAGTGTCAATAAGGACTTCGCGCGGATTATATCTCTCAATTAGGAGTTTTATATCAATTGCCTGTTGAGAGAAAGTTTTAGTTTCCGCTTGACGCCCTAGAACATAGATATTTACTACTGTTGAATAGTATTTGCCATTTACTTTATTGACTCGAAATACTGTTGCTACTGTACTATCGTGAATTCTCATTTATATTTGTATGAAGTCGCTAATTTCATACCATAGGGCTTTATGTTTCCATAAAGATTAGACTATATCATTATCCCAGTGGGATATCTTCCATTTCGAGGCGCTTGCCTCTACTCTCTTGCGAGATAGTCGTTGAACCGTCCGTAGATTGGTTGCTGATTACCCCGAAGGGTGTCCCAGCAATTAGAAAGATACACATTTTATATTACTACAAAATAGGGCAGAACTAAGGGGCCCCACCAATATCTATCGACAGTAAGTAGAAAACATTTGGATCGTCTTTATATTTTTGATGCCACTCTGGATTTTTTTTCTTTCTGTATTTAGAAAGTTTCTCAAAATCATACCAAGCTTCACTGCTTCCGCCTTCCCAAATTCCTAAAAACTCTGCTGCGAAAGTAGCTTCATTGTAAGAGGATGAGAATTTTTGACGTTCGACAAAAGCTTTGTCTACCAGGCCATGCATTGCGGGCAATCTATAATCAAGTCCCATCACAAAAGCGTGCGCCGGGTCAATTATAGCCTGTATCATTGTCTCACAAAGTAACGCGTAAGCATAAGACGATTTAGTGCCCGCAGAAGTACCACTAATCATTTGCTGATTTACAGCTTCATATGGATTTACAAGGCCAAGCGCATTACGACGGGAAACATTCAATTGAGGAATAATAATTTCACTAACTGCGTCTTCGTCAGCATCACGGGTTTCGTCGAGGAAAATTGAGTGGCGTCTTAATCCCCTAGACGAATCCGTGGCACCCTCGACAGTAAATAGCGAACCGTTTTTGAAATAGGCTTCACCGACATCTTTTGACAAATTGATGTGAGGTTTACCCATAAAGACTTCAAGTTCTTTTTCAAGAAGCGGCCAAATCTTTAGTATCTCAGCTATCTTTTCTTTGAAGATTTTTCATTTTGTTAGCTTATGCTTTCACATAAGATTAGACTATATCTTTTACCATAAAGGTAAGACACCATTTCATAATTTACTCCCGTAGGATAGTCGTTGAACCTCTCAAAATGAGTTGGATGCTGATTGCCCATTATAAAAATCTTTAGGCTTTCACCGTAGACCATTCCAAAACTTGTTTCTGCTTTCGCTCCATAAAAGGCATTTGGACTTTAGGGTTTCCCAGCAATTAGATGTCTGATTTATCTCCTTTTTACAAAGGAGAGGCGCAAAATCTTACGCCTTGTGTTTTGACTGGCGCAATGAGTGAACATTTGTGACCAGGGATGAAAACGCATTGTAAGAACATTCCTAGAACAGAAAGAAAAGATTTAGAGGCTGCGCGCGTTGCTGTTATATAAACCTGATTATAACGCATCAGAGACCTCAAGAAGCATCGCTGATACGGAAATAGGTCAAACTGGCTATTTTCTGGTTGGATTGTGTCTAAGTAGACATCAGGATATACGGTATAAAGTTGCGTCAAATCCGCAAAAAACTTTTCATTACGCAATAAAAAGTCTTCAGTAACTTCAACACCTTTTTCAAGTAAAATGCCATCTCGATAGATACGATTATCTTGAAGAAAAGGAGAAGTGGGCGGGCGCAATTGAATTACATTACTCATATGCCCATCTCTCCTTCTGTTTCAAAGTCTTCACTATCCTCATCTTTGAAAACTTCTGCTTCGTAGAGGTCTGCGTCGAAATCTTTTTGCTCTGTCTCATAGAAGTTTTCGCTTTCTTGGACATTTTTGAGAGCTTGGAGGCGCGCGGTAATTTCTTCACTTAGACTACTTTCATTTACATAGAGACGCTGGTTCCAAGCTTGAATATTTTTGATAGTCTCATCGATAACATCACGTGTCGCGCCATCGTAGAATTTATTTTGATTTCCGCGCTTTTCAAGCCAAAGTGCCAATTCACCAAAGCTATCAAAGTCACGCGCGTTCTTTATATTTTTAGGTGTGAACTCAGCGGTTTTGACTAGCTTGTCATAGGTTGCCATAAATTTATCGACATCTTTGTCTCCCGCGCGAATGCGACTATCAATCTCATACGAAACTTTACAAAGTTTTTGAGCTTGGTCAATTTGAAGCGCGCCGACTACATTTTGAGACATCAAAAGTCCTTGATAAAGGTTCTCAAGATAATCGAGAGCTTCTTCATCATAGTTCGCGCCCCATCGCGCGCGCAGCTCATCGAAATGCTTCTCCTTCAAAAGCGGAATCTCTTCTTCTACTAAACCGACTGCCTTTAGTTCTTGATATTGCTTGAAATAAGAGTCCCACCCAAGGCCCTCATAGTCTTGCGAAGCAAAAACCTTGGAATAAGCTGCCCACACGCTATCAGGAGAATTGAGTTCGCGCAATCTCTCCCATTCTTTTACAATAAATGGAATATCAGCCCATTGGCACAACTTATCAATAAAACCCCAATCAAAGTCGTGTTCGCGCAACATCGAAGTAACGCATGAATTACAAAGTGGAAGATGGTGGTCGGGATAGAATTCGCTGTGAGTGAAAGCGAAATCCTCTTCTGGTTGTTCTACCTGACATCGCGCGCATCGTTTTGAGAGAAACGAACGCTTAGGGCGAGGAATTTGAGGAATTACTGGCATTTGGAGGCCACCTCCTCTTCAAGGGTCGCGCGCATTTCTTTATTGTCTTTTTCTACGCGGCGCAGCACTTTTATAAGTTCTCGTTTTTGCTTTCGCCCCATTTTACCGAAAGCGACAACTGTATCAATAAAGACATCCTCAAAAGGACGGTGACCGCGCGCTTCCGTAGTCAGCGGAACATTGAGAAGATTGGTAAGCCCCAAAAACTCCTCTACTTCCAGTGACGCCGCGCGTGCGACAAACTCGTTTACTAAATCTAGTTTCAATTTTTCCTCCTTTCGCGCAGCGCTTTTTCGCAAGCTTTGCAACGGGGTGAAAAGCCATCTGAAGATTTTGCTTTGCGCATAAAGTAATCTGGAGTCCTAAGTAGCGTGCGCGCGCAATCCTTACACGTTTTGAAGTTTTCGGGGAAAAATAACTCCGAAGTAACTTGGTAATGCGCGGACGCCGCTGCGGCTATTTTCGGCAATATCTTTTGGCGATAAAGAGTTGAAATATAATTTTCGCCATAGGTTTTGCCATATTTTGATGCTATCTTCTCTACAATTTTAGTGTTGGTTTCGTGTGCGACCTTCGCGCGCAATATGTCGAGGTAGAGAGGTGAAAGTCGTGCGAGTTTTTGGTAATAGGTAAAAGTGGAAAAAAGGGCTTGAAGGCCTTCATCAGAGTTTTGGTCGGGCAAAAGCTCAGAATAAAGAGAGATAAAAGAAGCGAGGTGCGCGGGATCGCGGAAATCAAATGAGTTCGGCGCACTTGAGGGTTCGCGCCAGATGATTTTGGAGAGAAGCTTTTCTTCGTCTGGGGTTAGAGTGCCGGGAGTTGGAAACTCACCGGAGGAAGGGAAAATTTTTGGAGCCAGTTGAATTGGGAGGTTTCCGAGTGGAAGAATGGGAATATCTGCGTTTAGGAGCGGAGGAGGTACGGGGTCTTGGACAATAGTGGGGGTGTGACGCTGGATTAGAGGGGCCGCGTAAGTATCACGCCATGGGTATTGTTCAGAACGTTTCTCAACTAGAAGTTTTCGCTTCTTCAAATAAGCGTATTGGGTTAGGGATTGAGCGTGCGCGCGGATTTCTTCGGCTTCCGCCGAAGTAAAACGTTCGAGGAGCTGACTACGAGGGGGTTTAGCCTGACGGCCAATAAAGTTTTCATAGAAGCGAGTTTCGAGGTCGAGTGTATCAATTTCGCGCCAAAGGTCTTCAAGGTGCGCGAGCACATAGGGAGAAGCGAGAGAACGAGCTTCTTCACGAGAAAAGACTCGACGTGTTTTTTGAGTTTTTGGAACGACGTAAGGAGAAGCAAGACGCGCTTCGAGGAAAGTGGGGTTTTCTTGTAATTCGTCAAGAGACTCGACTTTTTTTTCTTTCTTTTTCCAGAAGGTTTCTAGTTCAATGGTTTCGTCAGAATTCTTATCTCCCCATAGAACATAGTCGGCCATTAGTTCTAACTCAGAAGAAGTTGGCGTAAACGCCAGGGAGTCTAGGTATTTTGTTAGGAAGACTTGACGCTCTTCTGCCGAAGAAAGCGAGAAGTCTAGTTGTAAGCGATTTCGTTTAGGCATTTTCATTTTCTCCTATTTTTATTCCTTTCTAATTTAGATTATACGGGAATTTTGGGACGAAGTCAAATTTCCTAAGCAAGTTTCTTTGCGAAGCAAGTTTCTTTGCGAAGCAAGTTTCTTTGCGAAGC